TTTACGAGTTTATAGTTTACGAGTTTATAGTTTACGAGTTTATAGTTTACGAGTTTATAGTTTACGAGTTTATAGTTTACGAGTTTATAGTTTACGAGTCCCTCGCCGTTTTCTATATCTTTTTTTGCGTGTTTTTCGACCACCTTCTATTTTTGTCTTTTTAGGATGTTTATCTTCATATCCAGATGGTTCAGGTGATTGTGCTATCATAGCCGCTTGAAAAGCGCTATGATTGACTGGAGCGCCATTATCTAAACTAAAGCGAAGACGATTGGGTACAGCAATACGCCGTTCGCCTTCGACAAAATCAGGGGGGGCGGATGCTCCATGTGGGCACGCATCAAATTCACTGACCATTTCTCGTATTTTTTCTTCCGGTTCAGGTGAAATTGTTCTAAGCATTGCAGCTACTGCTTCCGGTTGAGGTGAAATTCTTCTAATCATTGAAACAACTACTTCATTGGGTGGTTCTGCATCTTCATTGGGTGGTTCTGCATCTTCATATTGGCTTGCTTCTTCTTCATATTGGCTTGCTTCTTCTTCATATTGGCTTGCTTCATATTGGCTTGCTTCTTTTTCATATTGGCTTGCTTCTTTTTCATATTGGCTTGCTTCTTTTTTATCAACCCTTGTCATCGTCATCATTTCGGTAGCCAAATCAGCCATTGTTTTCGGTGAAGGCGAAGGTGTCCGCCCAGGCGAAGGCGTTCTTCCTCGTTTTTGGGGTTTTGGTTTTATATATTGAGCTGTATCTCCACATTTTTTTACAAAATAATTAATCCATTTTTCGGCATATTTTTTCGCTCCAATCGCACACGACCCAACAGCTTCAAAAGCTTCAAAAGCTTTAGGTGTGAGTCTAGAACCGACGCCATAAGCACCACTGAGACCTTTCGCCCCAACTAATAATATTTGAAAAACAAACTCTTCGCAATTCTCTAACACTTTTAGATTTGATTTTTGTGCCTCTTTTTCAGCTTCGCTAGGTTTTGGCAAAGCTTCTTCAAATGTATCACTGAGTTGAGACATCAATACTGTCAATTTTTCATACATTTTAACCGTGTTTTCTTGTATTACTTCAACGCCTCTACGTGCATTATGAAGTAAGCTCAGATAATCGCCCAAAAATTTGCTTATGATCCCATTTTGTTCATTTAAAAAAGTTTGTATCGTTTGATTAGCTTGTAAAGGATTTTTCATTATTTCAATGAAATGTTGTATGCCGCTTAAAGCAAAATAATAGATAGGATTTGCTAAACGCACTGTTGCGTGTACTGTGGCACAGAGATTAGCAGTGTTTGCCATTACATTCGCCCCGTGCACCGCAGCCGCGCCGGCTAAATCTGCGGCAGTATACAAGCTTGTCATTGTGCTGGATAAATTGACCCAGATTAAATTATAAAAAGCTGTAGTCATAGTATTGAGGCCAGCCGAAGCTAACAAGCCAGAAATAACTTCTATTAAAGGCATTGCCGTACAATAAGTAATAAGACCTAAAGACCCCCAAGTGATAATTTTACTAAGAATTTTTAATAATGTTATAACTTCATCGCCTAAACCGCCCCGCAAATTATATTTTTTTGTATGTTTTTTGGGGAAACGACGTTTATGACGTGCGGATTTTTTTATACGAACAACCATCTATATAATACCTTTAGAAAAGGTATCGCCAAAACAGATTATTTCAATATATTGCTAAAAAATTTTAACAATATATTAACGAAGGATTTTGCGATACCTTTTTTAAAGGTATTGTTTTGCTGCACTTTTTTGAAAAGTGTTTGGTGATACCTTTTTTAAAGGTATTGTTTTGCTGCACTTTTTTGAAAAGTGTTTGGCGATACCTTTCCCAAAGGTATTGTTTTGCTGCACTTTTTTGAAAAGTGTTTGGCGATACCTTTCTCAAAGGTATGTGATTTGGTGATACCTTTCTCAAAGGTATGTGCCTACATACCAAATTGGCTAAAATCAGCCAACACCGGTTGTGGTAAATATTGATTTATTGAAGCACTATTGTAATTGGGAACTTTTTTACAATCGAATGCGGGTTCAGGGCAGCGTTCGCACGGTGGGCAGGGTGGAACTGGTGCTGGATTACCACACGTTTGCGATGTGCAAGGGCTAGGATTTTTATCATCACTTGTAGCGCCACCGGGTGGGTTTGATGGTGGCGTCACTTGTGTTTTCAGCATATACAAATCTTCGCTGCCTGGCGGAATATTTGCTTTAGTAACGCTCATTGTGCCTGTACCTGCTCCGCCTGCTCTGCTTGCACCTGCACCTGCTCTGCTTGCACCTGCTCTGCTTGCACCTGCTCTGCTTGCACCTGCACCTAGTGTACTGCCACTTGGGCCTGCACCGCCTACCCCCGGATTTACTCTTAGATTTCTCGCACTTGCGCTTAAATTACTGGCACTTGGACTTGGATTTGTTGCTGAACCGGCGCCGGCATTACCCCACATCGAAGTAGTGCTAGTAGTGTAGCCACCACCGCCGCCCATACCACCAGTAGTGTAGTAGCCACCGCCACCGCCCATACCGCCACCAGTTATGTAGCCGCCACCACCGCCGTTATTGTAGCCACTCCAGTCACTGTAACGGTAATTTTCATCCGAATACTGTTTGTTATAGGTACCGCGTTCTATGTCAGTGTCATAAGTATTATAACTAGGATCTATCGGCACATAATTATAACTAATATCTCTATATCTATTTCTATCATTCCCTTCATTTGCAAAGGAAAGAGTACCTTGGCCTAAAATATTTGCAAAACTCGGCGCGCCATTCACACTGGGATTTTGTAGTATAAATGCACCTAATTCATCTGCAAAAGTGCGCAAGGCACTAAATGTATCGTGTAGGTCTTTCTGTCCATTCGGGTCCACTGATGAAAAATTATTGATACGATTGGTTATTTGTGTGCGCAAAACATCTACTTGCGCTTGTGTAATCGAACTTTTTATATCGGTCAGTGTGTATTCTTGTAAAAATTGAGGGGTGGGTGGTGGGGATGTTATATCATCCACATATCTTGGCACCAAATCCCCCGAGGCATCTTTGGTTCCTAGTAAGGAAGGATTTAATTCAAAGATTTGATTATTGTTATTTAAATCATATGTTTTTAAATCAACGCCACCTGCAACTAAATAACGCATTTTTTTATCAAAGAAATAATTCACATTGGTTTTAAAAGTGGTCTTATCTGCGTCATTCGGCCACCTCATATTATTAATTGCTGCATTCAAATTATCCACAATTTGAGGTATTGCGCTATTTGCATTTCGCATCGAATCAAAACCTTCACGGCGTCTGCCTAAACCTAGCGCCAATAAGATAACCACTATTAAGCCTAAAATAACATATAAGTGGTTCGGCTTCAATTTCAATAATTTGGCGAATTTATATAATCCATTTTTAATCATTGTACCAAATGATTTCATTTATATATAAACTCAAAGGAAAAAATAATATAATAAATTGAAACGATTTACATAGATAATTGTATTAAAAATAAAAGAATGGCTGCATCCTGCTTGAGTCCCGCCAATTGCTTGAGTCCCGCCAATTGCTTGAGTCCCGCCAATTGCTTGAGTCCCGCCAATTGCTTGAGTCCCGCATCCTGCTTGAAACCTGCTTATTGCGAAGATAATGATGTCAAAGAAATTGGTGTCGATGAAGCCGGACGGGGTCCTATGTTCGGGCGCGTTTATACCGGCGCAGTCATTTTACCTAAAAGCATGGATGCCTTCAAGCACGAATTGATGAAAGATAGCAAAAAATTTCATAGTGAAAAGAAAATCAAGGAAGTTGCTGCGTATATTAAAGCCAATGCGATTGCTTGGGCCGTTGGGTGGGCCGATGAACGAGAGATTGATCAACTGAATATTCGTCGGGCGACACATAAAGCGATGCATCAAGCCATTCAAGCGGTTTTAGAGAAGCAAGACGATAAGAAAAACATCTTACTTTTAGTGGATGGGAATGATTTTACACCTTTATTGAATGAAAGTGGAGAGAAATTAGCACACGTCTGCATTGAAGGTGGTGACAATACCTACTCGTGCATTGCGGCTGCGTCGATTCTCGCCAAGGTCGCGCGTGATGATTATATTGCCGAACTGTGTGCCGCCGAACCCGACCTCATTACACGCTATGACCTTTTGAAAAACAAAGGTTATGGCACTAAAAAACATATGGATGGGATTAAACAGTATGGAATAACACAGTGGCATCGGCGGACGTTTGGTATCTGTCGGGGGTTCGCACCCCCGGACCCCCGTTAGGGGAAAAGCCCCCACCCCAGATAAAAGGGTAGAACTTGGTATAGATTTGGTTCAACCTTTCCCAAAGGTTGTTTGGTGCGGCACTTTTTCAAAGGTTGTGTTTTTCGGCCTCTGCGGCTATTTTCTCGAGTTTTTTCTTTTTTTGATTAAGATAAGCTCGATGACTATATTCTTTTATTTTCTCAGGGTTCTCGGCTTTTAGTTTTTGTAAATAAGAAGCACCTGTTTCCTTAATTTTTTCTTTGTTCTTCTCATAATAGCGTTTATGGTTTTCGCCGTTAGTATATTTTTTCAAGTGTTGCTCTAAATCCATATTTTGCGATTGCAATATGGCAATTTTACTGTTTAGTTTTCTTAAAAGTATGAAACTATTTTGCATATCATATTCGGGTATACACTCATCGGTTTGATTGTATATTTTTAAAAAATCGATTGAAGTTGTTGGCATTGGTTCAATCAAATATTTATAAATATGTTTTTTTCTCAACCATTCGAGTTCAGATGAAGTTAAGTCGCAAGCAAAATACTGACTGACTTCAGGCAGAATAATAACATTGTCATTTATCATTTTATTTTTATATATATGTCAAGTTTATAATTCCTAAACTTTAAACTTGACAGGTGTGAACGGAAAACGTCAGCAATTTTCAATTTTTACTTTGACGCGCTTTTTTATGTTTTTTAGATTTGCTACGTTTATTTACTACGTATTTTTTAATTCGATCTTCATCGTCATCCGATGAACTGCTGTCGCTTGAACTACTATCGCTTGATGAACTGCTATCGCATGATGAACTGCTATCGCTTGAACTGCTATCGCTTGAACTGCTATCGCTTGCAATTATATTTTTATTCCCCACATTAATACTGATGTTTATTTGCCGTGGGTTTTTCTTTTTCTTTTTCTTTTTCTTATCGACCTTTTTGCTGCCGCCACCGCCTTGCGCTATTGGCACTTGAATTGCGGTTTGCCCTGCTGTTTGCTCTATACTACCGCCTTCTGGGAGTTTGTCTGTTTCCACCGGTGCATCTGTATGATCGCCAGATACATCTTGTTTGGGTGCTGCTCCATCTTCTTTCTTTTCTGCTCCATCTTCTTTCTTTTCTGCTCCATCTTCTTTCTTTTCTGCTCCATCCGCCGGTTTTGCACCATCCGCTGGTTTATCTTCTTTGGGTGTATATGCATTGATTGCATCAACTAATGCCGCATTAACTGCTGTTTTCCCTTGAATACCGGTTGGGCCTTTATCTAACCATTTGCCTGGGACATTCCCAAAATAAACCATTTGTAATAAAGATGCTTCATTTGCATCCATAAATTTCGCCATCGCTTCATTGTCATCGAAGAATTTTTTCATCTTTTCTTTAAAATCGCCCTTGGCTTCCTTTTTAAATTTTTTGTAATCATCTTTTTTTTTCGCTGCCTGCAATTCTTCGGCAGTTCGTGTTCCATACCAATTTCGACCACCACTGATAGAGTCATTTTCTCCACCTATGCTGCCTTCAGCAGAGCTATCTTCATCAAACATAGCGCCACCACCCATATCACTATCACTGCTGTATCCACCATAGCTAGTTCCGTCGCTTCCATTATAGCTCTCGCCTTCGCTTCCATTATAGCTTCCGCCATCTGCATCGCTTATGCTACCGCTATCTGCGTTTCCACCCGACTGTATTTCTATTGGCACTGCTCCGCCCGCTGGTGCCGGTGCCGGTGGCTCTTCTGGTCCCTTCTCTTTTGCTTTAATATCTGCTTTTGCCGTTTTGACTGCTTCCGCTGCATTATCGCCTTTTTTTATAGAATCTCTAGCAACCTCTATATTTTTCCCTTTCATCTCTTTATAAAAAGTCTTTGCATCCGCCACAAATTCTGTAATAATTTTACGAAAGACTGCGTGTTTTTTTGCTATACGGGCGGCTTCAACTATAGAATCATAGATCGGTTTGACTGCATCAAATGCCGTATCCTTTTTTAATTTTTTCGGGTCATCTGGTTTTTTTGCATTCGGTTCTGTCAAAGCTTCGGCGGCAGCGATATCTAATTTAACTGGTAAGCCAGTAGTTAAATAAAGTATTACATCGGGTAAAAATTCTTTGTCTGCGTTCGCAAATTTTTTTATAATGTCGGGTGTCAAAATAATGCCCTTTGCATAGAGTGGGTCCGCTTTGTTTTTTTTCTTCACATTTTCGTCCAATTCTAAATCTTTCATTGCATTTTTGGCTTCTTTCAAATTAACAATATCATTCATAAAACCTTTCCATTTTTTCACTTCTTTCTTCGATAAATCCGCAGCGGAAGGTGCGGCTTCTGCATCTGCCGCTGCGTCGCCTTCCTCGGGAGGTTTATCTGCTTCTGTATTAAAGTCAGTGCTATAAACCGGCCCACTTGAATATTTGCGTTTTGAGTTAGCGACACCCATCTTATATATTAATTATACTATTTTTGCATTTCGTTAAACACAAAAACAAATAAAATGTTTAATAAAAAATTGTTTGGACTCAAAAATGTTTAATAAAAAATTGTTTGGACTCAAAAATGTTTAATAAAAAATTGTTTGGACTCAAAAATTTTTAATAAAAAATTGTTTGGACTCAAAAATGTTTAATAAAAAATTGTTTGGACTCAAAAATTTTTAATAAAAAATTGAAATCAATTAACCGAAAGTATTATAATTCAAAATAAAACACCAAGAAAATGAAGGTTCTAGTCTTTGATACCGAAACGACTGGTTTGCCTGTCGACCAAAATGCAGCGCTAAAAGATTCATCTAAATGGCCATATATTATTCAGCTCGGTTTTATCGTCTTTGATACAGAGACGAAAGAAATACTCGAATACTCTGACAGTATTATTCAACTTGATGCGTCAGTCCATATTTCGCCGGAAAGTATTGCCATTCATAAAATTACACGTGAGCGAAGCTTAGACGAGGGTATTGATATTCGGGTTGCGCTGGCCAATCTAGCTGAGCATATGAGTGAGGCGGATATTATTGTCGCCCACAATCTCATCTTCGACAAGCGGATGCTGATGGTGGAACTGTTTCGAAATAAAATGAAAAGCTGTTTATATCAAACTAGCGGCTTACCGATTCCTGAATACTGCACAATGAAACGCACAATCGAGCTTTGCAAGTTGCCGGCCATCAATAAAAAAACAGGCGAACTATATACAAATTATAAGTATCCGACCTTAGCGGAGCTCCATACACAACTGTTCTGCCGAAAACCACGAGGCACGCATAATGCCATTGCCGATGTGATGATTTGTTTGCGTTGCTATATCATGCTTAATTATCAGTATGATATTGCATCAGATAATGATGTAAAATTGGTGTTTCGGAGCTTGTATTCAACTTACTGCCTATAGCGGGGGACACCCCCGGACCCCCGTTACGGGTTGGGCGGACGCAAATGGTGGATACAAAGGGTGGATGCAAATGGTGGATGCAAATGGTGGATACAAAGGGCGGACGCAAAGGGTGGATGCAAAGGGCGGACGCAAAGGGTGGATGCAAAGGGTGAATACATTATTTTTTACATCCATCTATTGAATCTACCCTTTGCGTCCGCCCAACCCTCAATGGGGGTTTTAGGGGGCTTGCCCCCTATGAGGAGCACATCAAGCAATCTTCCGGTTGCTGCTGTCCCTGCTGTTCTTGTGGCCTAATTGTAAACTGCTGTGCTTGGTGTTTCGCTTTCCGCCTAAGATAATAGATCCCTGTCTTTAATCCCGCTTGCCACGCATAAAAATGCATCGCAGTCAACGATTTATAATCAGGGTCTTCTACCCAGAGATTTAAACTTTGCGATTGGCAAATATACGGTGCACGGTCCGCTGCCATATCAATCAAATGTTTCATCGGTATTTCCCAGACCGTCTTATACTTTTCTTTCAAATGGTCTGAGACACCAGTCAGTTGTTGTACACTACCTTTATTCAAAATGATATTATCTTTTAATGCTTCATTCCACAGCCCCATATCAATTAATTCTCCTAATAAATATTTATTCGGTAAAACAAATTCACCCGCATTCGTTCGGCGGGAATACAGATTACTTGTAAAAGGCTCGAAACATTCATTGTTACCAAGAATTTGTGAAGTGGATGCAGTCGGCATCGGTGCCACGAGCAAAGAGTTGCGTAAACCATAACACTTGATTTGTTCTCTCAAAGCGGCCCAATCATAGCGCCCGCTATCCGGCGTCACTCCCCACAAATCAAACTGCAGCTGGCCTTTACTGGCAGGACTACCAGCAAACGAACTATACGCACCCATTTGTGTGCCATCTAACTCATAGAGCTCGGCGGGAATAGGCAATAATTCTTTTACCAACGCATCAGCCATAACACCTTCAATATAGTCCCGACTGACCCAGTCGACTTTATCAAAGAGGGCTAAGTTGGGTACATCCACCTTTTGAAAGAGTTTGGTGGATGCTTTGGCCAAGTCTTGCATATTTGCACTACGAGCTTGCGCCATTTCCATCGAACATTCTAACGAAGCGTGATAAATCGTCTCAAATATCAATTTGTTTACAACACGAGCTTCTTGACTCGTAAAAGCGATATCCATAAGAGCAAAGACATCCGCCAACCCTTGCACCCCAATACCAATGGGCCGATGCAATAAATTACTCACACGTGTTTTGTCTGTCGGATAGAAATTCACATCAATAATCCGATTCAAATTATAGGTGACCACTTTGGTGACTTCGTGGAGTTTCGTGTAATCAAATGTTTTTTCTCTGGTGACAAACTTGGGTAATCCTATACTCGCCAAATTACAGACGGCGGTCTGCTCGGCGTCGCTGTATTCGATAATTTCTGTGCACTGTGATGTTATTATTCCATTGAAAATTCCAGCGTGTTTTTTGGGCTCATTAAAACAATAGGTATCTGCGATTCGTCCCGTCTTTGTTATTTTTTTAATAGAAACAATCTCACGCTCAATTAGTCCCGTTTCTTCGCTACGTATTGTTATATTTATTCGCAAAGATTTAAATCCCAAATTGAGTAATGGATTAACCGAACTATTCAATGTAAGATTTTGAGTATCCAACTTTGAATTGATACCGCACGTTTGAAGCATTAATTTTATTTGAAACAAATAGTTTCGATTGGTATGCGATATATACAATTTTTCTTCGAGAAGAATCGTATTCTTTAAATCTGTATTGTAATAGTAAGATAACCACTCCATCTTCGTTTTTATTGAACCATTTATGGGGACAAATTCGAGCGAAAATGGATACGGTTGAGTGCCTTCGATCACAGGATAAGCACATTGTATTAGTGTATCTTTTTCTTTTAATTCTTGTGCTTCAATTGTTGAGCCATCTTGTAAATAAAATTTGTGATAAGGTGTGCAATCTAAAATGCAGCCATCACTTGTTTCAACAGTGATTAATTCTTGATCTGTGCCTGTTTTTTGAACAATCGTCTCACTAAATTCTTCCCCATTCCATACCTTTACAGTTTTGCCTTCTAACGATTTAATTTCAAAATAACCGCCCTCAGTTAAAATTTGAGTCTCGGGTGCAACACAAAGATTTGACGACTTTATCGTGCCAAGATTTTGCTGATTGCTTTTTTTATTCGCCGGATCTTTATAAAGTAAATAAGGTGTGCCTGTTTCCATTTGACTATCCAGAATTTTCAGCCACAATGTGCGTGCTTTAATCATCTTGTTGGCTTTGCCTTCCGCTTTATATTTTTCATAGAGCTTATTAAAATCATTGCCATAGCAATCCGCCAAGCCGGGGCACTTATGTGGACAGAATAAAGCCCACTCTTCATCTTTTTTGACCTTCTCCATAAAGAGGTCAGGTACCCAGAGCCCATAAAACAAATCACGTGCCCGCATTTCTTCGTCGCCGTGGTTTTTCCGCATATCCAGAAAAACTTCAATATCGGCGTGCCAAGGTTCGAGATAGATCGCAAAACTGCCACTGCGACGGCCGCCGCCTTGATCAATATAGCGTGCGGTCGTATTGAAGACACGTAGCATCGGCGCTAGACCATTACTCACCCCGTTCGTGCCATTAATATGTGTACCCGCTGCTCGAATATTATGCACGTGTAACCCAATACCGCCCGCCCATTTGGATATTTTCGCACAATCTTTCAATGTATTGTAAATACCATCAACACTGTCGTCTTCCATTCCAATCAGATAACACGAGCTCAGTTGTGGGTGATTGGTGCCGGCATTAAAGAGTGTTGGCGTGGCGTGCGTAAAATATTTTTGTGAGAGTAACTCATACGTTTTTGCCACTCGCAAAAGATCACCACCGTGAATGCCGAGTGCGACACGTAACCACATATGCTGCGGCCGCTCAATAATTTTTTTCCCAACTTTCATTAAATAGGCCCGCTCTAAGGTTTTAAATCCGAAATAATCCAAGAGATAATCTCTCGAATAATCTATAATGGATTGAAAAAAAGCGGAGTGTTGTTGACTAATTTCCCAGACGTCTTTATGAATAAGCGGACTATGCACGCCGTGAACATCCTTGAAATGATATAAAATATCCATCGCTTGCGCAAATTCAGATAAAGTATTTTTGTGATTGTTGGAGACAATAATACGGCTTGCTAAAATGCCGTAATCGGGATGTTTAGTAATTAAGGAAGCGCACTGCTCCGCTGTTAATTCGTCGATGACATAGGTCGGCATATTATTATAAAGTTGATCCACAACTTTCATTACGAGTTGACTGTAATTGACATTTAATTTACTTTCAACACCAATACCTGAGCCTAGTGCTTTCACTCTTTTCAAAATCTTGTCAAATGAAACAACCTCCATTGATCCATCTCTCTTTGTAATATAAAGCTCTTCGTCGGTTTGCATAACACTTGCCACTGTTGGGCTTGTTGCGGTTGCACTTGTCGCGGTTGCACTTGCCGCGATGCTTGTCACGGTTGCACTTGCCGCGATGCTTGTCATTCTATTAATAAAATAGAATGACCAAAGTTTAAATTGTTATCTATAATATATAGAGAAATGCAAAAAAACGTTATTAAATATACGGTATGCATTATAATTCTGGCCATTGTCATTTATCTTATTTGTGCATTGAGTAAGCCGAAAGCAGTTAAACCACTTTATATGAAAAAAACAGTAAATAGTGCCGAATTGAATGCGAATGCGATTGCCAATCAAAATGCCTATCTCAATGCGGATGCGAATACCAATGCCAATGCACAACGCTTTCAGCGTGATCAATTAGTTGTTGATCGCTTACCTTTAGTGGAAGAGAATACTTTCATTCTACCCGCCAATGAAGTTGTGCAAATGAATTATAAAGATGTAAATGAGCATATCTATAAAGATCAAATAGAGAAAGAACTTTACACGCCAGATAAACCACTTTTCGATCAAACTGGCAAAGTCGATTTAGTGCCACTAGATTTAAATGATTCATCGCATCGTCGAGTTAATTTTTACTAAAGTGTCATTTGCTAAAGTATGCTAAAGTACGCTAAAGTATGCTAAAGCTTATCATAATAACCTGACCATAAAAAATAGAACCCACCCAGAAATAGTATTGCAGCCGTCCAATATTTAAGAATTTTACTACTATAGTGTTTATTAATACCCGCTCCATACTTGGCTGCAATAAAATAAGATATACACAGAATAATCGCAATGGGTATATCGATCTTTTTCCGTTTATAATAATCCACTACCGCCAATATGGATATTGGTGGCAATATAGCTAATAAAACGGTACCTACTGCCATTTTATAGTCGGGAATAATATTAAACAGCATAATCGCAGGTAACATTATAAAAGATGTAGCAATGCCAAGCGCACCACCTATAATTCCAGCAACGACACCAATAATAACTGTTAAAAATAAATGAATTATATTCATATATATAAGATAATATATATAAATCGATATTCTTATAAATTTATGCTTATAAATTATCTGTATTGATAAAGCATTGCATCTGCATATTCAAATCATCCGCATTTGTATATACTTTTTTAACCTTTATGCCAGCTTTTTTCGGCAAACGATGGCTGTAACCCGTTTGTTTTTCTTTCTCAATCGTATCCCAAATCTCTCGCAGTTGTGGAATGACCGCTGCAAACCATAATTTATTGCGTAAAACAAGCACACAGCTGATTTGATCTAGTTTCCAGTAAATGTTTTTGATCCACGTCAATGTGCTATTTTTTTCCATCATTTCGTCTTGCCACGCATCGCCATCACACACCAGCGGCGCATATTCGTAGATCGGTTTTCCACTACTCGACATAAAGAGCATCATTAACCCTTTGTATTCTGCTGTTGCATCCGCATCAAAATCTTCCTTTTCGGGATATTCGGTAAACCGTGTTTCCAGAAAATCACATTCATTCAATTCACATACTTCCATTTGCAGCTGCATTTGCACCCAATACTCCATTTTGGGTAAACCGGTTATTTCACGGTTCACGATATTTTTTATTTCGAGCATCCGTCCATAGCGCAAAGAAGTTTCATCCGTTACTATTCCATCCGGCGAAGCAGCTAGAAATTCTAAGGTCTTGTGTGGAATACAACCAAAATCACTGACTTTGTTTTTATAGATTTCTTCATAGAGCATCACTGAAAGCGGTTCATATTTCTGCCCCCAATGCATCGGCGACTCGAGAGATACACCGCCGCCAAATTTATCCGTATTTAACGGCTGACATTTTTCATAAATAAGTTGATTACGAGTGCTGTCACTAATAAACACTTTCCAGATATTACTGGCGGTCAAATGGTTATAGCGAAATTCATACCATTCTGGTGTGCGCTGCTCGGGTTGTGGCACATTCTGTAAGTAAGCTATTTTCCCCCGTAGTTTATTTAAATTCGGTTTAATTCGAATAAATGTATTGCCGCTTGAGCGTGGAGGCGCAATATGTTTGTAGAATAAAGACATAGCACGTTCAGTCTCAGTTGCAATGAAATCCGACATATCAATCTCGATTGCTTGTAACGTCTGTGCGACAGCCTGTGTAATATCTTTCACTGCATTGGAATGAAATGTCGGTTGGATATATTGTTTACTATTTAAATAGATATAGTCTTGAACCAATATGACGAGAGATTCGAATAAATCATTTTGGTCTTCCAGACTTAGCATTTTGGTATTTTGATATGTATTACTTTAAATACAAATCAAATTTCTATATCAATTTTATATTGATTCTATTTTATATTGATTCTATTTTATATTGATTCTATTTTATATTGATTCTATTTTATATTGGTAGGCGTGACTGCTTTCTTCCCCTTACCAAGTGATTTTAACGTGGATACTCGTTTTTCGGCACGTTTTAAAGTAAACTTTTTGGTCAACGCATTAAAGTGTAGTGTGGGAATGGCAATAATTTTACCAGTCACCTTATCACATTGCACGTCTTTCACATGTTGCAATTTCTTCTTGTCTAAGCTATCAACGAGATAATGTTTCAATGCCGAGACATCCGTCGGCGAGAGATTGTGTAGCGCCGTAATATCATCTACATAATTGTTTAAAAGTTTAATTTTACCGGTTTTGTCTAATTTATTCCACGATTCGGTTTTATTGTTAATAGATTCTTTTTCTAAAAAGGTATTTATGTTGGCTACCTTTGTTGTTTCATAATTATTATCAAAACTATTTAAAAAAACACCCTTATATTTAATGTTTAAATCCATTTCGGCTGTCATTCTTTATATATTACTATGTTGGCATAATTTTAACTTGTTTTAAGATAAGATATTATTTATATTTATAGGATTTATGGGATTTATGGAATTTATGGGATTTATGGGATTTATATGATTTATGACCGCACTTATTTTTTTCTTGAAAATAAACCGGTAATAATAAACCAAAAAGAAAAAAAGCAAATAACTAATCGCAATGCAATACGAAATATTAACGCGATTTTTGCTGTTCAATTCGATACCTAACGTTTCGATAAAAGGGTCGGCAATGGTAAATTCATCACCACATAATCGATGCTCCAACATCGTCAATAAACAGCCATTGGTTATAACAAACATACCGAATACAATGATTAAATTGATTGCCGAAATAGTCACACAAAGCTGTGTTCCATAAAATAGCAATATGAGGACCACAAATGGACAACTCACATGATAAGACCTGATTGTATTTCCTAGTGTTTTTTTAGAGATTCGTGATGTTTCACATAATTTTTCCAAATAATCAATAATTTTTGTTTTTTGCGCCCTATTTAGCATTATATATAAGGTTATGTGCTAAATATTAGAAATTTAAACCTATAATTACTATACTATACACAATACTATAATGCTAGAATATTTAATTGAGAAACTTACTAAGCAAGAAAAAAAACTAATTGACTCTATCGTTCGATTAATCGATAAAGACAAATACAATAGATTACCACGCGAAGGGTGTAAAAAATGTAAGAGAGATAAAATTTGTAGAAAATGTAAAAATATAAAGAAGAAGATTGAAACTCACACCCAAGTAAATGCAATCTTCAAAAGTGTCAAACAAAATTATATTTTTTATATTGCGATAATAGTATGTGTCTATTCTTTTACTCGGTGTCAGCATAATAAGAGTAATGTATATTTAGCTTTTTTTTCTATTGTATTTATTACTTTTTATGGCTATTTCATTCATCTCGTTTCGCATTATATGAATACGAAAGTCTCGGAATTATACAAAACCTTTGATAATATTTTCACCCGTAATAAGTATTTTAATTGGTTCGCAATAAAAATAATTGATTTCGGCGAATTTCACGCCAAAACACACCACGATAGTGATATCAATAAAAGTTATAAAAATATTGCATTGGAATTTATTAATAATATCGTCTCGCAAGGTGGCTTAATCATTCTAATTAAATATTTTTTGGAATTAATCGATAACCGTGTTATTCTACTCTGGGCTTTTTTTTATGCTACGGTTCATAATATAAATTACAATATCGTATCGCCACTGACACACCGACAGCATCATATGGATGACAATACAAATTATGGGATTGATATTTGGGACATTATTATCGGCAGTAAATATGAATGGGATACCATCGAAACACATAATCATATGGCCATCAATTTGTTTGTCATTACGGCTGTGATTCTTTATTGTTCGAATAAATTTAAAATGTAAAAAACTATATATATATAAATAAAACTATATATAAAATGCGTGCAGTCAAAATAACTGGTAAACATAATATCGATAGAATGAATGAAATTGGCAACGAGACGTATAAAGCAGTGCGAAAACATATGATCGACATAAATGATTCTGAATTAACCCATTCTTACCAAATGGATATGTTACGCAAATTATATATTATTGGCGTCGATTATGTAGAACCCAATGCATCTCTCATTATGAGTGAATTAACCCATAAAATACAAGGGTATAAAGGTCAAGATGTGAAAAAAGAGATACATAACCAAGTGACCTTAATCAATATCGAAGATGTGTTAGAAAAATTGGTGAGTAGTCAACTGACGTGTGGCTATTGTGCGAAACCGATTCTGGTGCTTTATAAGAATGTGCGTGAACCTATGCAGTGGACATTGGATCGCATTGACAATTCACTTGGCCATACGAGAGAAAATACGTGTATTGCTTGTTTGAAATGTAATTTACAGCGGCGAGTGATTGATGCCGAAAAATTCACGTTTACAAAGAAATTAAAGATTCGAAAGCTATAGTATATATGCAAGCGTCAGCGGGTATGCAAGCGTCAGCGGGTATGCAAGCGTCAGCGGGTATGCAAGCGTCAGCGGGTATGCAAGCGTCAGCGGGTATGCAAGCGTCAGCGCCAGCCTATGAAGAACTCGTTTGGCGGAAAGGCGACGAGAGATGTGAACGCTCTTATAAAATACCGGCTTTGACGAAAGAACAAATAGTGCAGCAAGCGGAGCAGCAAGCGGAGCAGCAAGCGCCTGAGTATGAAGAGCAGCGTATAGTGCCGGATGGCTTCCGGCAAGTCAGTACGAAGCGCGAGGAAGCCAATTCAAAAATAAATGAGAGATATTTAGTCGGTCAAGCCACGCAGAATCCTTTTATGCCCAATAATAATTATGTGCAAGATATTGAAAATCAAATGAATTTCTTAACGCCACAAAAAAGTGGTTAAATATTTTTTCAATAATAAAGACTTAAAAGTATTTGTATTATTTTGTTAAAAAGAAATGAGTCAAACCTATTCCTCACAAAAAACCTTACTTTTGAACAACCTCATTACTTACTATAAAGAGAACGATAATCTCGACCGAATGCTACAGATTATCAATGGCGATGTAAATATTTCACTGCGTATTGTGGACTGGTTCACGACAAACTATGCGAAAAAGTATTATACAGTCTATGATTTACCTAGTGGCAACCGCTTCAAAGTTTACACCGACTATAAGCTCAAGTTACGCTCTTACAGTAAGAAAAATTTTGACCCTTTTTGCCGCTGGGAGCGAATTAGCATCCCATATAAAGGCGAAACACATATTCAAACCACTCTCGGTCAATTGAACTTTTTCAAGTGGGCTTTTGACAATAAAGTGATTGAATATATCGAGACCAATTATGCAGCCATTGAAAAGGATATGAATAATCGGAATAGCACGTCCAAGCGGAAGGTGATGGCTGCAACGACGACAAAGACGAGGAAGAAGCGCGAAGAGCTCTCGATATCAGCGGCGAAAACGATTAAGCGCGAAGAGGTGGAAATTGTGATCAAGTTCAACTAGCAACCTTTGCGGTGGAACAAGTTCAAGCGTGTAGCAAAACATCGCTTCTGCTTTTAAAAGCGATAGCGATTATTTTAATATAAAGACATTTCTTTATATTAAATCATAAAGATGGAACTCAATATTGTCGAACTCATCGAGAAAAATCCGATTACGCGATTATCGAACGATTATAATGTCAAAATGTTGACGAAAATAAAGGAACAATTCACTGAATTTGAACAACAAATGTTTTTATCCAGTTTTTATTGTTATCTGAATCACGACCCGACAAATGATTTTGTCATTGATTTGGATAATGTATGGGAATGGATGGGGTTCAATCAAAAAGTAAAGGCAAAAAGTTTATTAGAAAAAAATTTTGTAATTGACAAAGACTATAAAAAATCGCTTTCCCCACAGGGAAAGCGAACAACAAGTATAAAGGGTGGTCAAAACAAAGAATTATTTATGTTAAATTTGAAAACATTTAAATCAATGTGTTTGAAGGCTGGCACGAAAAAAGCAGACGAAATACACGAGTATTATTTGAAAATGGAAACAATCATACAAGAAGTCGTAAATGAAGAAAATAATGAAATGAGAAAACAACTCACTATACAAACGAAACAGTTACAAAACGTCGAGAAAGATAAAGAACTCTTAAAAGAGAAAACATTAATTGAACAATTTCCATTGAATACTCAGTGCATCTATATCGGCAAAGTTGATAACAAAACACTCGGAATACCTGGCCACAAGATGTATAATGAGACAGTTATAAAATTTGGCCAAACCAATGACCTTCAACAACGGGTAGCCTCTCATAAAAAAACTTACGATAATTTCATTTTGTATGCCGCATTTAAAGTCAAAAATAAAATCGAGATCGAAAACCATATTAAAAAACACCCTATTTTGAAAAAACGATTACGTAGCATCACCGCCAGCGATAATATTTCTCACCGTGAATTATTGGCACTGGATGACGGTGATTTTACTTTAGAAAAGGTGGAAGGTTTTATTAAAGAAATTATCAAACACAATGAATACAATATAGAGAACTATAATTTATTACTTCAAAAGAATGCTGAATTAGAAGAAGAATTGCAAAAGTTTAAAACAGCAAATTCGGAGAAAGATAAACAAATTATTAATCTCTCTCAAAAATTGGAAAACTTTACCGGAAAGAACCTCGATGATATTACCGTTACGGCAAAAGATAAAATTGCCAGCAATTATACCCTTTGTAAATTTTGTTATATTTTATATGTTTATCAATACGAGGACATGCGGTTCATTTGTTCGATAACTCGACAAAAAGATTTTGACAATATCATTGCGAATTTAAAACATTTGCATCCCACAGGCGAAATGAAATATAAAGCTGAGGTAAAATTCCCTTTTAGTGAAAAAAATATGATGTTTCTGTTGAAACAAACAATGACATTGATGGGATCTAATAAATTTGAAGGGGAATTTGAAAACGTCAAGTTAATTGTGGATATTGCAGTGGGTTTAGAAAATTTATTAAATGAACAGTCTACAGATCTCGAGAAATTATTAAGTATCGTAAAAAATAAACAAATAACAACTATTCAGCCCAGCGAATACATTAATCCAGAAGCTCCGGCAATAAAAAAGGCTAAACGATCCATTGACCAAATCAATAAAGAGACAGGCGAAATAATGAACACTTATGAAAGCATTGAAGCCGCCGGTCGGTCTCTTGGACTAACGACAGGAACCGCAATTGGAATTGCATTGAGGGAAAAACGAGTTTGCCAAGGCTTTCTTTGGCGTTACTCCGGCGTAAGCTTGGAAGAACAATACAAAGCACAAGCTGTGTTCAAAGTATGTTGTACGACAGGCCAAAAAACAGCATTTCCAACAATTGCATCAGCGGCAAGGGACGTCAATATATCCGCGCCAGCATTAAGACAACGTATATTGACACACGTACATTTGAATGACCATCATTGGGTGTTTGATAAAGCAAACAACCTTTGAGAAAGGTTGCGCCAAACAACCTTTGAGAAAGGTTGCGCCAAACAACCTTTGAGAAAGGTTGCGCCAAACAACCTTTGAGAAAGGTTGAACCAAACCCCTTGGGTCCAATGTTTTGCGGCACTTTTGAACTTGTTCCACGGAAAAGTGCTCAGGCCCAATGTTTTGCGGCACTTTTGAACTTGTTCCACGGAAAAGTGTTTTGGTCCATTGTTTTGCGGCACTTTTTTGAAAAGTGCAAAGGTTGTGTGTGTGTTTATATTTAAAAATTAATGTTTAAACATAAACTAATGGGTAACTCAATATCAGCGATTCCTAATATAAATTTCGAAGATCTTCAATCGGCCATCTGCGACAAAGAAAAAACACTCATCATTAATACTTTAGATGCGCATATGCAGAATTGTTTGATTGCAGGGACTTTGCCGATTGAAGCCGAGGTTGAAATCTTGAATGCACAGCTGAAAAAAAACACCGAAGTTCGTATCATAATTTACGGGATGAATTCAACAGATAAAACGGTACAAAAAAAATATGAGCAACTAATAAAACTTGGCTTTTATAATGTTTACATTTTTTCGGAAGGAATGTTTCAATGGTTGCTACTGCAAGATGTCTATGGCGCTGAACTGTTTCCAACCACAGCGACCAAAGTGGACCTGCTCAAGTATAAAGGGCGGAGGCAGTTGAATTCTACATTGGCACTTTCGCACTTTTAGAAATCAGATGGTTAGAAATCAGATTTTAACCATATTTGAAAGACCATCTCTTTTGAAAATTGTGTGTTAACTAAACAAAAATAATTCTTCGGAAATGCAATCGGTGCATTTTTTGGCAGAATAAACGAGACACTTTGTGCAAAGGTACACGCCATTCTAATGTATTGTTCGGCTAGCTCGGGGGGTGGACAACTTATCACGTGAACATCATCATACCATAAACCTGAGAGAAAGGTTTTATCATAACGAGCAAAATCGATTTGCAAGAAATCCAACGGCATCACATTTTCGTGAATTGGATTTTTATTATAAAATAAGGTGAGTCTCGATAAGGTCTGGATGCCATCCATAAAAGACTCATCGTTTGCATTCGGGTCGATAATTAAATCCTTATCATAGGAAATGTGGAGATGATCTTTAATGTGTTTGATACACTCGTCAAACATATTATACTCTTTATATACAGCTGGTAATTTTAAATTGTTTTTACACAACCTTTCAAAAAGGTTGAGCCAAACACTCGGGTGTAAATCTAAGCTCAACCTTTCACAACCTTTCAAAAAGGTTGAACCAAACTTTCTTTACACCTTTTAACATTTAAAACGACGATTTTTATAAAAAATTGAAATAAAATTGAAATAAAATGATTTTTATAATATAATCAACTCTAATTACAAATATGGACATTACTCTTTCTATAGAGCAACAAGCAGAAGAATGGGTGAGGGCAATCAAAAAAGCAGAAACAAAAATAAAGGCTGAAGAAGAAATGAAATTTAAAAAAAAAGCAGAGGAAGAGGAAACCGAAATGAGATTAAAGAGAGGGAGACCTGAAAAAAAAAACAAAACTACAATGGACCGAGAACACCAACGCCGCAAAAAAAAATATCGTTGTGATTGTGTTTATTTCACCGATAATATAAGAGTATATAGATCGGGTGTAATTGAAAGAAGACAAAAACCAATGATGGGTCCTGAAAATTGGAGTGTGCTTTCAAATTGGAAAACAATACAACATTTCACCAGTAATTATCGTCTGTATGTTGTCAAAGACCTATATAAATTTTGTTTTGAAAATGGACCCGAACCCCAATATCGTTGGTCTAAACCCTACTGCTAAAAGTGTTATCAGCGATAAAATTTTCCCCCATTATCACCCATTCAACGATAAGCGCTTGTAGTAAAACTAATTTAGTATTTCACTCAAGGTGATGATGGTCCTTGTTTTATAAGAGATTTAGGTTTAATTTATTTTTTATTATAATTGTCTAGAATAAAAGTCAGCGTTTTAAATGTCCAAAGGTGTAAAAAATACCGCTTCTATTTACACCCGAGTGTTTTGCCGCACTTTTTTGAAAAGTGTTTTAAAGGTTGATTTTATCTATCAAAACCGCCTTCGCAATTTTCTTCATTATTTTATTCTCACTATCGACAAATTCTTCTTTCCCTCCCATTGCCTGTCCCATCATCTGCACATAGACATCATTCAAATGATGTTGGTTATTCATACAGGCGGGATACTTCTGGCTCCACGGCACAAGTAACGCACTGTTTTTATAGGTTACACGTTTAATCGCTTTGCGGAGGCGATCGTTGTTGCTGGTTTCTTTTTCCCAAACATTATCATCTTTCACATACATAATCTCTCGTTTGGCGTCACTACAATGAATGGGCCGTTTGTAAATATCCAAGGCATTCAGGTTTTTAATAATAATATTACTGATGCCTTCCACATAACCGAGCTTTCCGACATCTTCGAGGTCCGAGAGTTCCAATGTCATCGAATTCACAAAATCCATCAAATTCATCGCATCTTTACATTGCTCGTTCAAAAAGAACTGCATATTGAATGTTTTGTTATAGCTATTATTTGCAATAACCGAATTATTATTTGTTTTATACATTTCCATCATTTGTTTTTGAAACTCTTGATTTTGTTTTTGCAATTCCGCATTATTTTTCACAACTTCTATAATAATATTTTTAAAATCATTATTATCTTTTATAAGAGTTACTATTTCGTTTTCTTCACTTTTATATATTTCATTTTTATATATTTCATTTTTTAATACTTTATTTTTATATATTTCATTTTTATATATTTCATTTTTATCCAGTTTACATTCATCTATGTTACATACCTTTTTATGTCTCCACAATCCCGAATGATGTTTGTATATTTTACCACATTCACACACCAACTCTTGGGATTTTTGTATCTTTTTATATCCTTCTGCGTTTTTTAAATGTTTTGTGGTTAATAAATGTTTTGAATAATCTTTCTTGTTGCTCGTAACTAGATGACAACTTTCGCAATGAAAATTTTTGGGATTTTGTAGAATTTTTTCTATATCATTTTTATCTTTTCCTTTTTTTATATGTTTATTATGAATATCGAATGATTTTAAATTATTAAACTCGATATTTGGTTTTACATTTACAGGTTTATTATCATTTACTGGTTTATTTTCATTTACAACTTTTGGTTTGGGTAAAGGCTCGATGCTATTTAATGTGGCATTTAATTCAATAAAATATTCGTGTTCCTTTTTTCTCGCTGCATAATGGTCAGCACAATTAAAGAAATTAATTATTTCCATCTGCCAATTTGACCAGCCACCATTTGCGCGAATGACCTCATAAAGCTTGCAATTATTATTTGGCGATTTATTGTTAAGACAACTTTGTTTGTGAGCGTGTTTGCGTTGGACAAAGTTGGTTGTATGTCCCACATATACATCCGTTATATCTTTATTTTTACATGTGATTTTATAAATAATTGTATTCGAATAATCAATTTCATTCTTTGGCATGTATATGTTAAAATAATATTATTTTTATATTAAAATAATCTTATATCATTTTAAGGATATTTTATATCCCTAAATTCGGTTTTCGGCAAAAATATGAAAAAAAGTGATGGTCACAACATTTTTCGACATAAATAAAAAGGACACCATTATGCTCTCAATTCTATTTTTTCATTTTTTCGACGCCAATTTGGGAGGCCCTTTTGGTTTTTGGACATTCCAAAAATGTCCAAAATCGAGTTCTGAAAAACAAACCTGAAAAAGTGATTTTTTGAAATTATTGAATTTTCGATTTTATTGATAAATCAAGGAATTTATATCGTGTATCCACATAGCCAATGCCTTACTGTCTTGTGTAATGTCCACGTTGGCGTTTAAAACCAATACAGGACTAATGTTATATTTCAATAACCATTCATCGTGGTATTTGTGGCAATTTTTCAAATAGTCTAGGGGAATCATTTCGCCTTGGCGGCCGCGCTGCAAGACACGTTTGGCAGATACTTCAGGCTCCGCGCGCACATAGATAAATCGCACCGGTGGGAAATCGGCAATAAATTCATTGACCCATTTTAAATAGATTTTGTATTCGATCTCTTCGATTTTCTTATCGTCAAAGAGCATTTTTGCAAAAACAGCCGAATCGGTATAGACACTCCGCTCGATAATAATGAGACGGTAATTTTTCTTCAATGCTTCGCGCATCATTGCGATCCGAGAGATATAAGCCATCATTTGGAAGGAGAACGCGTAGCGTTTTTGATCTGCATAGTATTTCTGTAATATAGACGTCCCGTGTTCATCCTTAATCGAATCCCAGATATCGACTGGCTCTTGGAGAAAACAAATCGTTGGATCAATGTCAAAAATTTCTTGCAACTTTGTTAATAAAGTGGATTTACCAGAGCCGATGTTACCTTCGATGGAGAGAATGATAGGCATAGCGTTAGCGGCAGGCATAGCGTTAGCGGCAGGCATAGCGTTAGCGGCAGGCATAGCGTTAGCGGCAGGCATAGCGTTAGCGGCAGGCATTTTTACTAATATAATATAGTTTATATTCTAAAATATCTTTTTTATTTATATTCAATTTTTTAATTAATAAAATTGAAATAAAGATTACGTCTATACTTAACTATAAACACACTGAACCAACTTAACAAAATGGATTTCATCACCAATCAATGCAAGCTCACCAAAGAAGAATGGGGCACAATTGAAGTGCCGTGCAGTGATAATGAAAAGCGTATATTGGCTTTAATATCCGACGGCTTCGCTGATGTCAATATCTCGCGTAATTATACCCTCTCTTTGGCGCAGCATATGAAAATCACTAATCCGGCACAGTTTGATGATTATATTTATAAAAACTATTTCCAAGCCAAGCTGGAAGAGCTCTATAAGAAATACAGCGTAGTGCCTCCGCCTGTGGAGAAAGGCCAAAAAAAGGAGAAATTGGTCTTGAAAAAGGCCGACCTCATCCGAATGGAAAATACGACAAAGCATATCGAAGATCAGAAATCCCATATCTTTGAATTTATGCTGTTGGAATTATTGGAAAAACTCTTGGCTGGCAAACCAACGAAGATTAAAAAAGAATGGCTCTTCTATCTGTATACCATCCATAAACTCCTCAAATACAAGATCGAGCATGTCAATAATGAATTTCGGCGGCAACTGACGGAAGTGTTGAGCGGCATTGTGGCAAAATTCAAACCTACTGAATTAATGTTGGCCTTGGTCGAGCAAAGCTATACACTGATCGAGAAGAATGATTATTTGCTCCGCTATGCGGATGAGACATTATATGATCATCAAAAGCAACTGTTTACGATATGTAAGCAGCCGCAGCCGAAACTCATACTTTACATCGCACCAACCGGCACGGGGAAAACGATGTCACCGCTCGGGTTAGCGTCAACACATCGAGTTATCTTTGTATGCGCCGCGCGACACGTAGGACTTTCATTGGCTAAAGCCGCTATTTCCATCCAAAAGAAAATTGCCTTTGCCTTTGGCTGCCACGATGCAGAGGATATTCGGCTGCACTATTATGCGGCAAAAGAATATACGAAGAATGCCAAGAGTGGTGGTATTGGGAAAGTCGATAATTCGCAGGGGGAAAAGGTCGAAATAATGATTTGCGACGTGCAGTCGTATTTGCCTGCGATGCTCTATATGTTAGCCTTTAATCCGAAAGAAAAGATCATCACGTATTGGGATGAACCGACTATTACGATGGATTATGCGGAGCACGAGTTACACGCCATTATCCAGAAGAACTGGGCCGAAAACCTTATCCCGAATCTCGTGCTGTCGTCGGCCACACTACCACAACAAAGCGAAATAACCGACACCATTATAGATTTCTGTTCTCGGTTCGCGGGCGTGCAAGTGCACGAAATCATCAGCTACGATTGTAAGAAAACCATCCCACTGATTAATCGCGAAGGTTTTGTCGAAATGCCGCATTACTTGTATGACGATTATGAAAAAATAACGGCAGTGGTTGACCATTGCAAACAGCATAAAACATTGTTACGGTATATTGATTTGCGCGAAGCGGTGCGCTTTATCTTGACAGCCAAGCCAACCGATTTAGAAAACGATCGCTATACGATTGAAGCGTATTTCCCTGATATGGACGCACTAGATATGGCTTCGCTCAAAGTGTTTTACTTGGAAGTACTAGGTAATGTGAAAGCGGAGGCGTATCCGGCAATTTATCAGTCCTTGACGGCGACACGGAAAAAGGTTCACGAATCGAATGTCAATGTAACTACATCCGATGCTTATACATTGACAGATGGTCCAACTATCTTTCTGGCGGACGACATTAATAAGATCGGGCAGTTTTATATTCAAATTGCGAAAATACCTGACCACGTCCTCAAAGAAATTATGGACAAAATCCATTTCAACCGTAGCCTGATGGATCAAATGAAAGATCTGGAAAAAGACTTGGAAGATGCAGTGGCGGCAAAAAACACAAGCGAGACCAGTAAAAAGGACAAAAAAAATGGAGATGATAAGCTGTCACCCGAGATGAAAGAGAAGAAGGAAAAGCTTGCTGTATTGCAACAAAGTATGCAAACGATTATTTTGAACCCGACGTATGTCCCGAATACACGTGACCACTTGTATAAATATGCGGCGAGAATGAACCACGCGAATGTATTTACGTGTGAGATTTCGGAAGATACGGTCGAACAGATAATGCGGATCACGGATGTCCAAGATTATTGGAAGCTACTGTTGTTGATGGGTATTGGTGTGTTTGCGGAACATAAGAGCACCCGTTATACCGAAATTATGAAAAAATTGGCACAAGAGCAGAAGTTGTTTATGATTATTGCCTCGACGGATTATATTTATGGGACGAATTATCAGTTCTGCCACGGGTATATTGGAAATGATTTGGCAGCGATGAGTCAGGAAAAATGTATACAGGCGATGGGACGCATTGGTAGGAATAAATTACAGCAGGACTATAGTGTGCGCTTTCGTGCGAATAGCTTGATTTATAAATTGTTTCAGCGGGAGGAAGACAAGCCGGAGGTTATAAATATGAATCGGCTCTTCAACGCACAACCTAGCACTTTTTAGAAAAGTGCCGCAAAACACACAACCTAGCACTTTTTAGAAAAGTGCCGCAAAACACAACCTTTAGAAAAGGTTGGGCCAAACTTTGTGCCGCAAAACTTCGGACAAAAAATAAAAAATAAAAAATACAATTATGTTTTTTATTTTTTCATAATATTTGGCTCAACCTTTCCCAAAAGTTGGTTGGTTTGTTTGGCTCAACCTTTGGGAAAGGTTGTGTGGTGAAAGTGCTTAAAAATAACGCACCATATCTAAACAAGATCTGAGAGATGTCACCCGACTATTTTATTATCCCCATCATTATGGGTCAAGCGTCAGGTATTATTGAATCTCTCAAGACTGGGATTATTTTCTTGGATATGGCTTTCTTAGCTTTCTTTATATTTCTCTTTTACAATACGGATAAAGAGTATTTGGCTGAGTTATCACGCAGATGGAGTGACCATAATAAAAAAAGTATCGTCATCAGTACCGAACCCAATGCACGGTCCATTAAATTCAAAGCTATTATGTTTTTTTTGGCGAAGAAAAACGAGACGGTGTATCGGTTAAAAGAAGATTTGGAATTTGACTGGGATAACGGGAGCGAAAAATACAGTGGATATTTGGTTGAACAAAGTAAAGAATTTAAATTGACTCACCAAATCCGCGGCCGCATTATCAACGGGATGAAAGAAAAGCACCGCCACGCACAATACACTGAGATTGTCGAATTCAATACCTTGACGGTGTATACCTATACTTTGTCTTTGGATGCGCTACAAGCGTGGGTGGATGAAAAGGTCTTGGCCTATAAGGAACATTTGCGGCATACATCGAATACAAAGCAACTGTTTATCACGGCACGTACAGCCAAGCCAGCGGAAACTACAGGGAAAAAGAAGAAAAGTAGCATTTTGGTGGAATCTGTGCCGTGGGAATCATCAATTACTTTTCAAAACAGTTATTTCCAAGAGATTGAGACTGTATTACAGAAGATTGATTTTTTCTTGAACAATAAACCGTGGTATCAAGCGAAAGGTATTCCTTATAATCTGGGTATTCTCTTATACGGGGAACCCGGTTGCGGTAAAACACGATTCATAAAACAGCTGATGAATTACACAAAGCGGCACGGCATTGATATTAAACTCAATGATGGAATGGATTTTAATGATTTGCAACATTTGATTTACAATGAAGAACTGGATGAAACACATATCATTCCACAAAGCCAACGTATTTTGATTTTTGAAGATATTGATGCGCTCGGGGAGGTGGTGAAGGAGAGACAGACAACGGTAGAACAACAAACGTCAGTAGCAGTGCCATCCACAAATGATCCCTCTAAAAACGTATGTGACAATTCCACCAATGAAGTAAAATTACTGTCCAGTCTATTAAAAATGTCAAATACCACAAAAAATAACAATCTCTCTTATTTGTTGAATATGCTTGATGGGATCCACGAATGCAGTGGCCGAATTCTTATTATGACGACCAATAAATTGGATGTGTTGGATAAAGCCCTTATAAGACCGGGACGCATAGATATCAAGCTCCATTTTAAAAAATGTTCGACATATGATGTAGCAAAAATGATTGAAAAGTTTTGGGACATCGAGGTGGAGGAGGAAGATATTTTAAAGGAGATTGATGGCAAATACACTAGTGCAGATATTATTAATCTATTTCGATCGACAGATGAGTTCGAAGAGATCAAAGGGATGTTTATGCATTAGCGAGTTTATGCATTAGCGAGTTTATGTATTAGCGAGTTTATGCATTAGCGAGTTTATGCATTAGCGAGTTTATGCATTAGCGAGTTTACTTTTTAATTTTATTTTGCTCTCTTTGCCGGTGGTAATGTCGACGAAGAATGACTCGGTTCATCCTCGGGAATATTGCACGATTTAAAAGGTTTTTTTTTTTCAACATTTTTATCATCACACGCCTTTTTCGTATGGTAAACATCAAATGGAACCTTAGGACAGAGTATATTGGTCATTTTGCGTACATTTTTTTGATCATATTCATTATATTCTTCAGCAGTAAAGAAAGGTACAAAGTTGACAAGGATATTATCTTTTTTAAAAACACGCTTGAATGCATCTATTAAAATAGTTTGAATCAAACTTATATAATCACGAAAGATATCACTCTCATCTAATTTTCCAATTGGGAAAACTGTCAATAATAAAGCTTTTAATTCAGGCAATGAATATACATTACCCAGATTCACACTAAATTCTGCATCAAAATTATTATTTTCTAAAATAGTTGTTTTTAGTAATTCTAAATCGTCGTCCGAAACATCGCCGTCTTCATATATTTCTATGTTATATTTATTAATTAAATCATAGAGGTAAATCACAGGAGAACGCCGTTTGAGATTACATTCTTGGCGAAAATATTGCGAACTCGTATCGTGAAAATGTATGTTGTTACCCCTCTTCTTTATTTCACCTGATATAATAAACGTATCTGGTGTTTTATCTAATGAACGTAGACTGATGATATTATGTTTTGAGCCAAATTCAAAGGCATTGAAATAAGACGTGACAAGTGTATACTTTTGTTTTACATCATCCCAAAATAGCATAAAATTATGAATACCTTCAGCAATCGCATTATAATTGTTCGGTGTTGTTGTTGTTTCATTGAATATATGCAGTGGCGCCAATTCATCTGTAACATCGTTCATATCATACTGCACGCGTATCCATAATTTGTTGCCATATTTATAACATTCATTGCCAAGTTTTCTTAAATCTTCGGGGTATTTTTTTACGCAGAGGGATTGATGTTCGCGGGGAATTTGTGACCACACCCGCGGAGGCGTAGGTGTCCCGCCATATTTAATGTATCTCTTTACAGTGTATTTTTTCGTTCTCTTATTATTTTTCCTGCTTTTCTTTCTGCCTTTTCTGCCCTTTTTTTTGGTATACATTAATATAACGCTATAAAAATAAAAAAGAATCATATCACACAGCATCAAACGGTTCTAAATCATTCTCTGTGTCTTTCGTCGGCCCTTCTTTAAAAATCGACTGTTTCTGTGCTTTGTATAATTTATAATTCACAATAATCGGATTAAATATGCGGATGAGAAAAACGCAGAGGACGAATAAGAAAAAAGGGTACCGATAGGATGATTTGGTCAAGCCAATTATCATCGCTAAACCAATCAATACATACATTATTATCTGCGCCCGATCAAAGAATTTTTCAATCTCTCGTTTGGTTTGCATCCCGCGTTCAAAATCATCATCCATAAACTGGAAAAAAACCATACCAGTTTTGCCGACCGGTTCAAAATAATATTCATAAAAAGGCCGCTTGGTGTGTTTTTGAATATACCAATCGACAACTTTTTGCGGAAAGAGAAAAAGAATAGGTAATTTGGTGAAACATTTAAAGACATAAAACGGTTTGAATTTCATTTCGGCTGTTAAATTATAATTCCATTCCTTTTTGATGAAAATATTGTTGATATTGGTGATGAGAGCTTCGTTTTCTGTACTTAACAAATATGCACCCGCCCGAGCAAACCGGAGACCTACTTCGATGATTTTTGCATCACGGTATTGGACATTTACCACACCAGAGAATTCAGTCATATGATGTTTTACCCATTCGGTAATAATCGGTGGTGGCGTTGACTCGGGCCCAATATATTTCCAATCGTCACTAAAACCATTTTGTTTATCCGAATAAACATAGGTAATTTGATGCACGATTTTCCCATTGAGCATAATGTAATCCGTCATCCCTTCTTTGGCTTCGATGAATTCGGACCACATCATATTTTTGTATTCTACATACTGTTTCAGCTCCGTTGCACTAGTGACTTTAAAACAATTTTTGCTGGAAGCACTGAGATGGCCCCAGCGTGGTTTAATGAAAATAGGATAGGTAACTTTCTCTTCTTTGCCTTTGAGTTTTTCTAAACGACCTGCCGGTAACCCTTGGCTTTTTACAATCCAGAGTTTATCATAGACATGTTTGAACCGAGGATACCGATAATAACACTGTTTGTCAAAAAAAGGCATTTTGCTGGTAAGGCGTGTAGTAAATTTATCTGTATAAGGATTAAAATAGCCCATCATATCACACCATTTATTTTCATAAGGCATTAATTTTTTGAAAAAATCTGACATTTTTATATTTATTATATATAAATATATATAAAAACACATCACTAATTAATACAAAAATGTCATTTGTTATTAAAGGTGGTTATGATGCAATCCGTAAGCAAGTGATGAATATTTCATTAAAACGCGCTGAAAAATGGACAAGTGGTATCGTGATGATCAAGAAAAATATTTTTCTCTATAACCTCGTGCCGCGGTATGATAATAATATTGAGATTGTAAAATACAATGATATGCACGCTTTACTTTTGAATAATGCCATTATCTATGAAGACAAAAAATTATTCACGTATAAGCTGGTTTTCAAAGGCTTGGATACAACTGATCCGAATTGTTATGATTTTCTGGATTGCAAGTATGTGGATTATTCTGCATTGAAACACTTTTCCACTTGGCGGACGTTGAATTAAATTTCTATCTCATATTTTGTCTTAACCTTTTCTCTAAAAATGCCGAGTTGGTCTTCTAGGTTGTAATTTTTGGGCAATACCATCCGTAAATTAAAACGCTTCTCATTTTCTTTCTTATCAAATACCATATGAAATTTATCACGCTCATTTTTAATTGTAACATAAGTCGGTAAACCAATATCTTTATTTTCTGGATAAATATCCTGTTCTAGGTCGGATACCACTTTATTTACAAGTCTTAGTTTTTCAAAAATAGATATTTTATTGGACTTTGTACCAATCCAGATTTTATCTAGCTTGGGGTGTTTTTCGATTTTAAAATATTCACGAAATTTTGTTTCTTCTTTATCAAGAAATTCGTGATAATAATTCACATATCTTTTCATCATCTCTTGTGTTATACCTTCAGGTAATGGCTTGGCATTGTGTTTACGGGCTCTTTTGGTACCGACCGCAATACCTTTCGAATTTTGTTCTTGCTCTTCTCTCGTAGCCACTCGTAAATTTTCCATCGTATTATTTAAAGGGTTGCGGTCAATATGGTCGACACTGACATTTTTGGTGCCCTTGCCATTGCCGTGACAATTCATAATAATTTGATGTATATATAAATTATTGGAACAAACAATATAACCGTTTTGATGAATGTAAAACGTTATTTTTTTTCCATTATTTTCTCTTTTTTCGTAATCCAATATTTTTTGGTAAGATTCTTTGGATAAAATACACAAGATATCTTTTTCACAAAACATCATAATTTGCTCTTCGTTCCGAATTGTTCGTATTTTCCACATAGGATTTTTTACTACATACGCATCACTGCCAACAGTGTAATGATGGCCTTGCACATATTCTATTACATTATAGTTCTCTTTAACTATATCGTGATATTTGTGATAGATTTCTACATTAGTCCGCCGTAAATCGTGCGGATTATTATTTTTGAAAACGTAGTTAATGTTAGTTGAATTATAGACGAATATATGTTCCAGTAAGGAAAAACGTTTGTAATTATACAAATAGGAAGGATATACATCAGTTTCATTGATAAAATTAAATTTTTTACCCGCTAAAACAAACGCATTGAAATCATTTAAATCCAAATAATATCTTTTTCCAGCAAAATCCAAGACTCCACATAAGAGCGTCGTATCAATAGTAGTGATGACTTTCATTGTTGACTGTAAAGCAGTGTTAGTGGCTGCAGTTAGAGATTCAATTTTCTCGTTAATCATATTATAATTATTATAGTATGATATGTCTTTAAGTTTGTTTTGCAATATTGTAAAAGTAATAAATGTTTTTTTTCCACCCAAACCGCTCAGTTGGAATATGCTAAACCACCCATACCGGACATTACGCGCAACACGTTGTAGTTGGTGGCGTAGACACGTACCTTCGCCGTGTTGGTGCCCTGAACCGTGGCATTGGACAACACCAGCTGAAGTGTGGCGTTATCAATGCGCGAGAAGTTGCAGGAGCCAGAGGGCTGGTGCTCTTCAGGTCGGAGGGCGAAGGAGTAAACGTTGATACCCTCATCGGGGGCGCGGGTGTGGTGCTGGTAGGGTTGCACGAGGGAGAAGTAAGAACCTTCACGTTCAGAGAAACGGTCTTGGCCGTTAAGCTGGAGCTTAGCGGTGACGACGGGGTTCTGACCCCAGCAGTGGAGGTCAAGGGACGTTTCAGTGAGGACGAAGGTGCCGGCATCGGAGACACCCGAGGCGTTGTTGGCGGCGAAAGGCTGAGTGTTCCAGTTGGAGCCAAAGCCAGAGGTAACATCAACGGCAGCGGGGTCAAAGAAGAGACCCGAGCTGGAGACGAAGTCACCAGAGACGGTCTCAGTCTTACCACCGAACGCCATGATGGAGTTAGGTAAAGCATCAATGCCATCGGAGTAGTTGAAGGGCTGGGCGCCGAGCGTGCGGAAGAGGGTGGTGCCGCCGGTGAGGGACGAGCAGTAATCAACATTGGCATCAGGCTGAACAACGAAGATCAACTCTTTGCAGGGGTGATTGAAGTTCAACTTAATCTTGTTGGAGGACGAACCGACGGACTCATCACCAGTGAACTGGAGCTGTTCGATGAGGTACTCGTGGGGGTTCTGGGCCATACGGCGGCGCTCATCCGTGTCTAAGAAGACATAGTCGACATAGAGGGAAGCAGCGACGAGGGACTGGTTGTAGGCGGCAGTCACACGTTGGCTGGTAGCAGAGGGAGTGGCAATGTTAGCCACGGCCCACAGGCACTCATCAATAGGACGAATATCCAAGTTGATCTTGACTTCGTGGTATTGGAGGGCGATGAGGGGGAGCGCAAGCCCAGGGTTGCGGCAGTACCAGAACTGGAAGGGCACATAGAGGGTGGTTTCAGGGAGAGCATTACGGGGCTCGCAGACCTGAGTGGGGGCGTTGGATGAACAGGGACCATCGACCGACGAGAAGGAAGGATCCGTGATGAAGGTAAGCTGGGTGGTGTTACCAATCATCTTGAAGTAACCACGCTCCTGTTCCTTGGAAAGGGTGAGCTGATTCCACAAGTGCATCCAGTCACCATATTGACGATCAATGCGTTGACCACCAATTTCGACTTCAACCTGGGAGATCATCTGCTCACCAGGGAAATCGAGCCAGCGGGCCCAGACACCGGCAGTGCCGGAGTTGGCCATAGACTGGTTGATTTCAGGCAGAGTCACCTGCAAATAGGTGCGGTAAGCCAAATCACCGTTGCGGCTGATGGTGCAGGTCACACGGCGACCAAAATCAGCTTGACCGTTGAAGGTCTGTTCGATCGATTCCATCGAAAAGTTCGTGTGGCGACGGTAGGTCACCTTCCAGAAGGTAATCTGAGGATTACCAGTCAGGTAGACATCTTGAGCGCCGTAAGCTACGAGTTGCATCAAACCTCCTCCCATTGTTATATTATGGCTAAAGAAAAAAATTTTGGGATTTAATATTTAATTTAATAAAAATATTAAAAAAGAGGAAAAAGAGGAAAAAAACAAAAACAAAAACATAAACATAAACATAAAAATAGGTCTCGACAAAAAGAGCAAGAGCATCGCACCACATATCAATTTGCTGAAGTTTTTTGCTTAGAGGTTAAATTAGCTTCTATAAAATTTTGCAAATATGTGTCTAAATAGACCTCCTTTTTATTTTCGTGCTTTTTGCTAAAAAAATATTTGTCATCACGTTTTTTCACAGCCCAACCGGCATCGATTGCATTATGAATAAATAACATTTTTTGTAATTCAATAAACCCCACCGTTAAATCGGCGGCAGCTAGATTAACATTCAATTCCATTTTAGCAATAGATTAGAAAACATTAATTATTTCTAAACCTAATGCTTAAATAAATGACTTCTTAATAAATATATAATGCCTACTTTTAAACCAAAGAATTATAAAAAAATTGTAATATCAAAAAAAAATATTACAACGCTGGATGGCAAACATAAAGAAATTATCGATGGCTTTACAACCGATAAAGAAGAGCAGCTACCGCTTTTACTAAATGAGAAACGAGAGATTTGCGTGAAATTAAAAAATGCAAATTTATCGGTTGATGATCGCTTGGATTTATGTGATTCTTTAAAGGAAATTAAACAAAAAATAGCAACAATACGGAAAAAGGAGAAAGAATATTTATTAAATAATTCATCCTATGTCTTTGATTATTTTGAAAATAAGAAAAAAATAGCTGATTGCGCCAATAAAACAACTCTCCTTGATAAATTTTTTAAAATAAATACCGAAGATAGTGAGCTCGCAGAGGAATTAGGTAAAGAACGGAAAAATATCCAAACTTATATGACCAATGTAGATGAGAGTTTTCTCGATATTAATAATTTTGTAATACCGACAGATGTGTGCAATTTCTGTAATAAAGGCGAAATGATTGCTGTCGATTATGAAGGCATTATGATTTGTAATTTTTGCTCAAATAGTGTGAAATATTTGGTCGAGAATGAGAAACCATCGTATAAAGAACCACCGAAAGAAGTCTGTTTTTATGCATATAAACGTATCAATCATTTCCGCGAAATCTTAGCCCAGTTTCAGGCGAAAGAGACGACACAAATTCCGGATGAAGTCATTGAAAATATTAATCAACAAATAAAAAAGGAGAGAATCGATCTCTCACATATGACAAATAAAAGGACCAAAGAGATCCTCAAGAAGCTCGGCTACAATAAGTATTATGAACATATTCCGTTTATTAAAGATAAGCTTGGTATCAAGCCGCCGATTATGAGCTCGGAGTTAGAGAATATGCTGTGCAATTTGTTTATGGATATTCAAGGGCCGTATGCGAAATTTTGCCCCGATGATCGTGTTAATTTCTTGAATTATTATTATACCGTTTATAAATTATGCGAACTCTTGAACCAGCATCACTTCTTACCGTACTTCCCGATGCTGAAGGACCGAGAGAAGCGGATCGAGCAGGATGAGATTTGGAAAAAAATATGCGAGGAGCTCGGGTGGGAATATATTGCTACCATATAGGGGCTCTGCCCCTACGACCCCGCTAAGGGACAATGCCTTTTTACTCGCACATTTCAAGTGCCGGTTTATTGTAATATTTTAATATAAGTTTGTCGTCCTGTTGAATAAAGCGGGTCAAATAGGATATATCCTTGTTGTATAATAAATTCATGATGGCCCATAACACTAGCACTAAATAATGTTACTATTTTCTTGTCATATGTGCTATAAAATTCAATATTGTCTCTTATATCAAGATTATTAACTATTAATTCTGCTTTTTTATGTATCCGTTTTGATCCCCGAATTGCCCGTCTCAAATTATACAATTGAACAAACTTATTTCTATTTAGACCTATAATGGTTTCGTTTTGTCTGTCAGATTCAACTAAACATTTATAACGCCCCCAATAAGTTCCTTGGAATAATTTTGGATAATTAGTAAAATCGCAACTTCTTTCAGGAATAAATTTCGCCATGGTGTTATGTGTGTAACGGGTTCAAACGATCGTGGAGGTCTTTTCAATTTTTTGCAGAATGGGTAAAAACTTACCTGTTTGGGACTATGCCTTTATTTTAGTATGCGGTCTGCGTTAAGCTTAATTGTGGTCCTTTTAAATTAAAGAAGATAAATATCATCAAGTATTTCAAAATGATTAATACAATGAAATTCTTGAAAGATTAAGGTTTATGTGTGCGTTATACTTTTGAATTGATACCGATATCACAATCCAAAACTCATAAAATAATTTAACCTATAAATTATTTTATTTTTAAAGGGCTCTGCCACTTCAACCCCGATTTTTACCCGAGGGCGGGGGTCAGTGGCATGCGCAGCGGAGGCAGCGCCCCCTATCTAGAACCCACCCGGGAAGTGCACCAAGTTAGCACCAATACCGAACCCGGCACCCGTGCGTGCACTGACGCCCATACTGGGAACATAGGTATCCAGAATGCTAAAGGTGGCAGCCGCAGTCAAGGCAATCAACGCAATTTCGTCGAATTTCAAACTTTGCTGGGGGATGGCAAAAGCCGCAATGGCAACCATTAAACCTTCCACTAAATATTTGATAGCGCGTTTAATCAGTTCTTTCATATCGATACCCAACATATTATATTAATTGTAAAGAAAAAAAAAGAAGGGTTATTTTTCTTTAGAAAAAAGAACTTAAAATACTCTTAATATATTAAAAATATACAATGGACAATAAAAATATCACCTATCGCGTTAATCCAGACGGCTCAGCCAATCCCAAGTATGTAGATATGCTTGACGAGGATAAACCAATCGCCGGTCAAAAATTTACGTGTGTCTCTTTTGTGTCCCCTGAAAAAATCATCAAACAACGTGGATTATTTAATTTTCAGCAATTCCTAAAACAGTGGGACATGAACAAATCGTTGGAAAAGTTCAATCATTTTTTGAATTTTTTGGCCTATAAATACAATTTGAATTTCGATACTATTTCTAAAGATTTGCAAGATTTTTGCAAGGATGAAAAGGATAATCTATTTCTAACAACACTCGAAGACGATTATAAGAATTTTATCGATGTGAATGAAGAGCGATTGGAAGCTGATTTTGGCAAAGAACACGGGTTTCAGACGAGTGTCAGGGGGCTAAAAGTGCGGGGTTCTTATCCCACCCAAGAAGAAGCCGAACTACGCTGCAAATTGTTGCGTGAAGTCGATCCTAATCACGATGTCTATGTAGGACCGGTTGGCTTATGGATGCCGTTTCACCCTGAGTCTTACAAGACCGGCCGTGTTGAGTATTTGGAGGATGAGCTCAATCAAATTATGCAGGAGAAGAATAAGAACGAAGCTTCAGCCAAGGTGGAGTTTGATAAGCGGGTTCGCGAAACTAAGGAAAAGGCGATGGAGGACAATAAGAAGAAAGCGTTGGCGAGTGGTAATGTCTTGACGCAAACGATTGATGAAGAGGGCAATTTGGTTAGTGTGAAGGATCGGACAGAGGATATTTCTGTAGCTGATTTGCGTAAGGAGTTGTTCGAAGGTGAAAACATTGTGACGGATAAGAAGAGCGATCGTGGGTTGAGTCGGGTGTCCGAGGTGAGGGAATTGGCCGAGTAAGAAGAAATAGATTAGAAAAAACATCGGAATAAAATATAATATTACATATATATATATAGCGAACTGGAATGAATGTTGTCAAAAAGCAGATTAGCGCACCCTTACAAACCGAATTAGAAACGATCTTACAAACACACCTTAATCATTTTACTAGCCGGAGTAAATTGATTAATCACAAGTTATTATACTGCAATAAATGGGTGGAAAATAAATATGCGTATTTAATTCCATTATTATACGCAGAATGTGTAGATTTAAAAGAAGATTTAGAGAAACATACTTTATTACAAATCAATATTATCAATGCGCCACCGGATTGTGTGGACCAATTGTTTCATATCGATTATTTAGGCGACAGTATCAGTTATTTTATACCGTTCGTCGAATTAACCGACCTCAATGGAACCGCTTTTTTAAAATTTATAAATCCTCATAATAATTTGGTTTATTATAACGATTTGTTAAAAATGAGTGCATTGTATTTAACGCAACCAGAAATTATTGCTTATCTCTCCAATCTCGATTTGCAAGAGGGTGTGGATTATGAATTTGCGGCCGCCAATTCGGAAGCATTCGGGATACTCCGTATGCCGAATTATGTCTATCACCGTGGCCAGAAAAATAGGTCAGGCAAAGACCGGATGATGTTGAATATTCTCTTTTCCATCAATAATGCGTATGATTATCCAACAGATGAAATTATCGAGGATTCGGAGATTGATGAGGTTTTAAGAGCGAGCGAAATAATAAAAAAAAGAATGTAAAGATTTATACTTAACTGAATATATAATGAACCCTACTGATTTAGTTGCATTTCATTTACGGGTCGACACGTCGATTAAAACTATCTTGAAAGATGGAAAAATAGATAAATACGAAATTCCACAATTAGTTTTGCTAATGAGTGAATTTGTATCGACGCCGTCAACACCTAAGCTAACCGCTGAAATGCTAACGGCACGAATGGACGAGATGTATAGTTATATTATGACACATTACAATTTATATCCAGCGGATGAGTCAGAAAAAGAGACATATAAACAATTGTTTGACACTGCAGTGAGGTTGTTAGTATACAATCCGAGATTGATGAAGAATGTGAATTCTTGTATGTCGTGTTTTCATTCTAAGTAGTTACAATAGAACGAAAAAAGTATTTCGAAAAAAATTGAAATACTTTTTTATTCAATAGTGAACAGCAACTCTTAGACAATAACATATTTTGGTATTGTTCTGATTTATTTGACGAAGTAATTGTACACGAGAGACCAAGCAGCCAAGCAGCCAAGCAGCCAAGCATGATGAATAGTGTTTGTGAATTCTATGAATGCGGACCGTGTGGCGGTGCGGTCGTTGCCCACAATGATATTAAATGGTGTAACCATCCAAGGACGACGACGCCACCAACAACACCGCCACATGTTTGCCGAATGTCTAGCATGTCTCCTATGAGATCGGTTATGATGTGTGGAACTCACCGCAACAAGCTTTCCGTCCAATGTGGTGATGGTGCGGGCGGGATGCCTTACGTGTATGGGTTTGATGAAGAAGATGCATTTGATATGTTGATTAATATGTTAGATCATACCGGATGCGCGAAACCTTATCATTGTAATGAGTGTGGGTTTTCGACAAAATACTATGCGAATGAAACCGAGAAAGCATGCGCCTTAACGTGTGAGTCGCTATTGAACACACGCAACAATTGGCTATATGATTGTACATGTAAAGAGAGGGTTAAGTGTGTGTGTGACCTCCGCTCAAACACCGAACTCCACTGGGCCATAACGACCTACAGCAATGGGTTTGAGATGTTTGAGTGTGACGCATGTTCTCGTCCCTCTTGGAAAGATGAACATCACGAATACTATGCTAAGCTAATACCGGTGGACACTATTATTGCTATGGCAAAAGAAAAGCCCAATTATTTGGAAGCGAGGAATGCGTCGGGCGAGACACCACTCAATCTGATTGACTTCATTATTGCTCATCTAACGTATTCATCAACGGTCAAGCACAATGAAAGAGCAAAAAATCGCGAAGATGGCTGGGCCCGCCACAATATCGACTGTCTCACAAAGCTGAAGAAAGAATTAGCCAAAGTGATTGAAGAATACAATAGATACATTGATGAGTGGGAAAATGACTGGAAGATGATGATGAGGGTTTAGATTAAAGATTAAAGAATAAAGAATAAACAATTAAAAAACAAAAGGAGTGTAAACTCTTTTTTTATATGTAAAAGAATAAAATTGAATTATGATATAAAAATTATAATTAAATTAAATATAAAGATGCCAAATGCAGTAGAAGCAAGCGTAGTAGAAGCAAGCGTAGTAGAAGCAAACGTAGCAAGTGTAACAGATGAACAAGTGCCAACCGTCTCACTTTTGACTATCACACAATATTCCCGCCGAGAATGCCTAAGAAATCTCGCGATGCTTATTCATAGGCAAATCTATAAGAATATTATCGAATGGGTTATCGTCGAAGGTTCTCCAGATATAGAGGATTCCAAGAAAAATGCCAAACTCATCTATGATATTGAAACCGACATTCCTATTCGTTTTGTACACGGTTGTTATGAGCGGCAACACTTGAGTGATTTACGCAATGCCGGCAACGAAGTGTGTAGAGGTGATATTATAGTCTGTCTAGATGACGATGATTATTATCCACCCACCAGAGTGAGCCACGCCGTTTATCGATTGCAAAATTCTTCGGCACTTATTGCAGGCTGTTCGCAGGCTTATATTTACTTCTATGAAACCGGCAAATTCTTTCAAATGAAAGGTTTGTTCGGCAACAGCCATTCAACCAACAACTGTATGGCCTATAAACGTGCCTATCTAGAAAATCATCAACATCAGGCGGGATTGGATAAAGCGGAAGAAAGCAGTTTCACCAATGCATTTACAGAGCCGATGGAACAATTGGACCCAATGAAAACAATTGTTATTTCGGGCCACGGTAGTAATACAGTAGACAAGAGTTCGCTTTCGCCGAATATAATGAGAGAATTAGAATCGGCAACAATTATCGATTCTATTCCGTTGCCGATACTCTTGAAAATGGAAAAGATGTTTGGCATTTAAATAAAGCAATCATAAATAAATAATTGTTATATAGTTTATAATATAATGAATAATATGCAAAAAAGAATTTGGATGTTTTTAATAGGCTGTATAGGTGTTCGTTCTCTCTTTGCAGTTATTACCAAATACGCAAATACACGATATTTGAAATATCTAGGTTACTTGGCTTTACTCCCTGCGGTAGGTTTTATCTATATCTTTTTAACCGGTTCCAGACAAACAGGCCCCGAAACAATGGGAGAGAAAATATGGTGGAATAATTTAAGACCTGTCCATTCTATTTTATATTTGTTGTTTGCGTATAATGCGATTAGAGGTAACAAACAAGCTTGGCTCTATTTATTAGCGGATGTTCTATTTGGTTTAATAAGTTTTTTAATACATCATCGTGATCATTTTTTACGTACTTGAAGCCTATACAAACGTGCCTATACAAACGTGCCTATACAAACGTGTTAAATTTTATACAAGCTGCATTTAACTCGACACGGGTAATATGTGGTTGTTTTCGCAATACATCTCCAGTGCAAATGTATGTATCTTCTTGGCAAGTTGCACAATAATCATTTAAAATATATTTCGCACAGAACTCGGCCGTCAAAATCTGATAATTTAATAAGTATTTTACACTTAAATTATCTATACTCGCTTCTAATTCGGCAATCGTGTATGAATTATGTAGGAGATCTTCGTCAGTAAGTAAGGACATTAAATAAAAAAGAGTAGAACCCTTTATTATTTTTTTCGAATATTTATTTATTTGTTTCACAGATTTAACCCCAATCTCTCCAGTTGCCGTTTTTCCATCTCTTCAATTTTCGCTTCCATTACTCGGTTTTTTTCTTCGAGTAAGGTCATCTTTGCATCGCGTTCCCAAAATTTTGCTTCCAATGCGTTGAGTCGTTCTTCGTGCTCATCGCCTTGGCGGGTCGTGAACCGTTGGTCTTCCTCCTCCTCATCCTCATCCTCATCGTCTTCTTCTTCTACATATTTATCTCCATACAGCATACTGAGATAAGATTTTAATACTTTTTGCTGCTTTTCATTCAATAATCCGCCCAATATTTGACGGATCATTTGCTGGTTGAGGTCAATCTGAGCCGCCTGTGTATAAATGATTTGCCGTAATGCTGTTACATCATTTTTGGTCTCTTCCAAGCTGGTAAGAATTGTGTTGTTTTCCATTTTTATCGGTTTGTCTTGGTTGTTGCTTATAACTTTTATTCTAAAAAGTATTTCAATTTTTTGGGGGACACCCCCAGAACCCCCGCTAGGCGAATGCAAATACATAACCACCGCTAGGCGAAAAGGGCGAATAAAATTCCAGATACTCCGTATTCAGCGTCCACCCAGCGGGGGTTCTGGGGGTGTCCCCCCGCTAGGCGAAAAGGGCGAATAAAATTCCAGATACTCCGTATTCAGCGTCCGCCCAGCGGGGGTTTGGGGGTGTCCCCCCGCTAGGCGAAAAGGGCGAATAAAATTCCAGATACTCCGTATTCAGCGTCCGCCCAGCGGGGGTTTGGGAGTGTCCCCCCGCTAGGCGAAAGGGGCGAATAAAATTCCAGATACTCCGTATTCAGCGTCCACCCAGCGGGGGTTTGGGGGTGTCCCCCACCTAGTGGTAAATAGACAACCAAAAATCCAAAACAAAACGATGTTCGCCGTCTTCTAAATTAATGTATTTATTTACACCACTGGCGTGGGAATATTCGACACTCTCCAATTCTTTTTTATATTTCCAATCTTTGAGCAATTCGGATTTATTTGCGGCTTGTCTCAACTTATTCAATGACGGCCACCAATTTGCGTGCAAATCGATAGGTGTTATTGTATCTTTTTTCTCATAGTTGAAATTATCAATAAGCAAAGTAAGATCGAATAGCTCTTCTAATGTCATTTTTAATATATACGTGATTTATGTTTATATCTCTTTTTAATAGATTTTTCTCCTTTTACGTGTTAACCTTTTACGTGTATTGCGTCCCCCCTTTCGAGTGCTACTGAAGTCTTTAGTCATTTTACCCAAAAAAACATTATACAATTCTAATGCTTTCCTTGGCGTAGGTCTTTTATCAACATCCAAAATAACTAATTTTATCAAAACCAAACTTAAATTAACAATAACGTTTAACAAAAAAAGGCGTAAGTCACCCTTGGCATCTTTATATTTTCCCAGAAGTTCGCTACGTATATATCTCAAAACACATCCCAAAGACCAAATATCGTTTTTGATATAAGTTTTTGACGGATATTCTTTTGATAACTTATCATAATAGTTAGCAGATATAATATCAACACTATTATATTCATCTAATTCATTTTGTTTTTTTTTAAAGGATTTTAAACGACGAACAATATTATATTTATTGTCTTTTTTTTGACTACTGCTGCTGCTTTTTTTAAATTCTGAGAGTTTTAAATAATCAATGTTATGAATATCACCGAAAAATGCTACATCTGGATAGAAATTCATAAGACGGAAAAAATATTCAGGAGATACAAATCCACCTGTATATCCAGTAATATCATCACCCAATTGTTGAAAATCATTATTTGGAGGTTCGAGTGATCCCTTAAAAATAGCTTGACCAAAATCAATAATTTTGAATTTTTTGTCTATGTCATCAAGAACAAGATTTTGTGGTTTTATATCACAGTGATAAATTTCTGCTTCATTTAATATTTCTATACCTTCAAACACATTTTTCAATGAAATTAAAAATTGTTTTATTTCTTCAATGGTGGTTAAAAATGGTAAAATATAATGCATTGGGATACCTAAATAGCTGAAATTGATGGAATTATAGAACTGGGTTGGGGTTTCTTCATTTAAACTACTTTTTTTACTATTGCTAAGACCTTTCCTCCAATCATTATTAGCTTCATATATTTTTGTTTTGTCATACTCTTGAGGAAGATTGACTGCTGTAAATTTATCTTCATCTATCTCAACTTTCTTAACATTTTTTTTAGGTATATTTCTACACAAACTTTTAATATCTGCAGTCTCTTCAATTTTACCGCAATTTTTGTATGAGGATAAAAAAAAATTCTCAGCCTCGTCTAATTTTTTTAATTGTTTATCATTTTTATCAAATGTCTTCATTTCTTTTATATAATTTTCATCTTCCACAAAAAATTTGGTTGCAACCGGTTTTTCACACGATTTGCCAACACATTTGGATTCTCCGCAATCAATCCCTGGATAAATAACACATCCGGATGCGCCACAAGCGCACAATTTTTTAATATTTTTTGGAAAAGAATGTGATTTCGACATTTATATATATATATCTATAAAAATATATATAAAATTCTTATTGCAGTAAAGGATTCACAACATAAAAGAGAAATGAAAAGATAGCTACATACCAACACCAATAGGAACCTCTATAATTTTTTAATTTATTTTTGTCATCCACATTCATATTTAAATGTAATAACAGAATTGGCAACATAAAATACAACCCTAGCATCAAAGAAAATATTATTTGAAAGGGGATAATAAAATAGAGGGAAATACAAAGTATAATTATCATAGTAATGCGATAGTTGTCTGGAAATTCCCAAACCAAATGACCAGATTTAGGGTCAGGATGGGATAGAAAAGAATACGATTTATTTTTGTAGGCGGATGCAATTTTATATAGCCCATAGACAACCCATAAAATGCCTATAATTAAAAATAATTTAAATGGGTCACCCGATTTTATCGCCTTATATTTTTTATCATACCACATACCGATAATAAAAGCGAGTGGATGACAATAAAGCAAGGCGGATGCAAAAATCGAACCAATTTTATTTAAATCGATGTATTTCTTAACTTGGCCGAGCCAAATAAATGTTTCAAATAATTGCATTGAACCATAGGATAAGAGATAAATAGAAAGTAAACGGTCATTGTTTAAATTACGCATAAATAAAGAATAGGAGATGAGAGATATAACCACAAAAGAACCGAGAGATACTTTCCAATTCCAACACATATATACTTTATTAATATTAAAAGGGCATACACATCCATATAGCCGCCAATCCCACTTTCTTTTCTTTCGACTTAGAAGTTTTGTACCTACACTATTGTTTGTGCCTACTATTGTTTGTGCCTACTATTGTTTGTGCCTACTATTGTTTGTGCCTACTATTGTTTGTGCCTACTATTGTTTGTACCTACTATTGTTTTTTATGAAAAAAGTCCGAAGACCTTTGTTTTTTTATATGTTTATTCCATCGACTAAAAGCATACGCATACACATCACTAATCTAATCTAATTCGCGTACGCGTACGCATCTAATTCGCGTACGCATCTAATTCGCATACGCATCTAATTCGCATACGCATCTAGCACTTCCATAAATCCCTTTTTGATTTCTTTCAGGGTGGTCATATTGCTATTTGCAAATCCAATTTGCGAGGGCTTGGCGTAGTAATCTTCTGCTTCTTCCGTCAGTAATTCTATCATCGGCTGGATCATCGTCAATGGCGTTTGATTTTGAATGTTGCGCTCGAGAATCATATTCGGGTTTTTTTTCGCCAGTTCCATAATGGTTTCGATTGGGGTAAGTCCGTTTTTGTATTCTTCGTACCCGTCACGCCACGATGGACGCATACAGGATTCACAATCGTATTCGCCCAAGCATTGAAAACCGTTCACATAAGTAAACACCGCCCAATGCAGTTCATTATTTTGCAAGGTAGGGCAAATACAAGTGACCGGTTTACTACAACGGCAATGGTCCCAATCCGCACCCATATTGGTTAGCGCTTGGCAGGTAGATGAACATGCGCCTGTTTCCGTGCCCATCGTTTTCTGTCGGAACTCACAATGGTCGCAAATGCGATTGAGAAGTTCATCGCTCGTATAGGTTAAATTGCCGACTAACCAATCTAAGGCATCCATTAAATCCCAGCCGTACAATTCAGGCAACATGTTGTTTTCATTTTTATTTTTAATTTGTTTTTCGTGACTCACACATAAAACCATATTGGTGGTCGAATCATAGGCAACATGGCCTCGGCATAAATCTTTGGAACGCGGCCGGCAATGCCAGATAATTGGGTGGGTATTCAAATGGCCACCACAGGGCCCGTAATTGACTGCAACACATTTGATCGATTTAGAAGAAGACATCTTCGTATAAGTCTGTTCGTAAAGGGTTACCTATAATTTATTTTAAAAAAGTAATTCAATTTTTTGCAAAGGGGGACACCCGCAGCTACGCAAGCCCTAGCCCCTACCTTAAAACGGGGGTCGTGGGCTTGCGTAGCGGCGGGGTTTCCTCCCAAACCTACCATTTGGTCGTTTTCTTTACACTAATCTTCGGCCCTTGACCCCGTTTTTTCACATTGCCTGGATCATATGCGGCATCTTCATCATCCGATTGTAAATCTTTGGACAGTTCCCAGAATTCCTTCGACCCCAATTTGAAATCCGCGTGGTGCTCCGCCTTATACCAGAAGATTTGATCGTGGAGTTTATTGGATTTGGAATTATTGTTAATGACTAAGCATTCGAAATTTTCCGTGCACTGATCCATCACTTGGCAAAAAGATTCAAAGGTTGGAAACATACCGGCATAATTCTCCCAAATACGTTTCCTATTCGCAATATAAGGCTCCCGCAAAATAAACACATAATCAATATTGGTTCTTAAGTTGGGTGGAATACCGAGTGGATACTGCATCGTAATGATAAGCATAATTTTCCAGTGCCGCCCGTTCATAAAGAGCAAGCGCATCATTTTATCACGTGTCCACGTAGCATCATAAAGACAATCATCAAGAATAACAAAGGCGCGTGGATCGATATTGCAACGCTTAAATTGTTCTAATTCTTTCTTGACTTGTTTTAAAACGGTTTTTTGCCTTTTCAGAATATTCTCAATAATAGAAGTATTGTATTCTTCGTGAATAAAAAGCTTGGGTACGTGGGCACTATAAAACCCGTTACCAGCTTCAGTCCCAGAAATAACGGTGCCAATCGGAATATCTTGATGATAGAAGAGTAAATCTCTCACTAAATAACTTTTACCTGTATCACGCCGCCCAATTAAGACAACGACAGGACCTTTATTTTCATCGGGCTTAAAGCTAATATGGCGCATATCAAATTTTTTCAGTTCCAACGTCATTAATGTGTATAATATAATAAAGAAAATTATAGACCGCATAGAAAAATGAAAAAAAAATTGAAATAGTTTTTAAACAACAAAAGTATTTCAAATAATTATTAATTCCGACCTGTCAGAAAAGATGAATCTCTTTATTCTGTCGCTTATTCAAAAAGAAATTGCCGAGTCTATGATGGATAAACACGTCAGTAAAATATTATTGGAAGCAGTTCAAATGCTTTGTTCGGCAAAGCGAGTATTAAATCCCGACGATGCATCAAATGAACGGTTATATAAATTGGCACATAAAAACCATCCAGTCACAATTTGGTGCCGAACTTCCAAAGCCAATTTTGTATGGACTTTGGATTTGATTGAAGAACTGCACAATGAATGGCGCTATCGTTATGGTCACCCTGATACCAAGTTACACAAATCTTATATTATGGCTCATTATTTGAAAGAAAATATGCCGAGCGATGATTCATTTGCACAAAAAGGCCTTACGCCATTTGCATTAGCAATGCCCGATGAATATAAAAGCGAAGACCCAGTTAAATCTTATCGAAACTATTACATGTCAGAAGAAAAACAGCGAATCGCTACGTGGAAAAAAAACAGAGAAAAACCAGAATGGTATATTATTAGTAAAGTATAACATATACTAGTTTTGCCTTTTATGTTGATGTAATAAATAATGAGTTAAAAAACTAATATTTTATATATATTAAAACTAATAATGGACGTTTCGGGTAAAATGGATTTCACTTATAAAAAAGACGATAATCATAAACTCTTCAAAAGTTTAGAAGAAAATCCAGCTTTCGGCATTCACAATGCACAAAATTACATACCCTTGTATAATTCATTTTTTGCTCTGACTAAAACCAACTACAACTCTATTGTGTTAAACCATAAATGGAAATTACACGAAATTATAGCACAAGAAACAAATAATAGTTTCAAGGCAAAAATTAAAACCAGCGATGATAACAAACAAACAAAAAAAGTATTCTTAAAATTCAGTCCACTCCTAGATCCGATTAAATATTTACTGGGAAAATATGATATAACTGATACAACCTTGCTAAACTTACCGGCCTTTGATTCGAGTGCGTCTAACCCAAAAGTGAGAGATTACAATAATTCCGCTTATGTTGATAGTTTTTTTACATATCTCTCCAGTAAACTATTGCACGACCACGGATTTGTGCACGGTATGGATTTTTATGGTTCTTTCTTGACCTTAAAAACTGATTTTTGTATTAATATTATTGATGATATTGACTATTTGAATGAATCAAATTTTTTTAGAAAAAATGATAAAATTCTCTATGAATTAGAAGAGAATGGGCTTGATGAGTTGAATAGCGATACACGCAATTATAAAAAGAAGTTGAATTTTACAAATTCAGACGACGATAAAACAATATTGCAACTGTCTGATATTACAAATTTAAATGAGCTTGATACTGTTCTAGCTGAACAAGGTCAAGCTAATCTCTCCGAATTAGAGGTTGTTACAATAGATGTGAATATGGATATAGATATGGAAAAGCAACAAACTAGATCACGCCATAGTTCATGTTCTTCGCGCACATCGAATACCTCCGAAGGTGATGTAGGTGGGGAAAGTTTGGAAGATTCACTAAAAGAAGGGAGTGAATCAGAGGAGGAGAAGGAGGGGGAGGGGGATGGGGATGATGAGGATGAGGATGAGGAGGATTCGCAAGACAATTGGGAAAGTGACAAGGAAGAAGATGACTATGACGATGAAGAAACACTTATTGCTAAAATAAAAAAATTCCCAGTGCAGGCAATTGCCTTAGAACATTGCGAAAATACACTCGATGATTTTATGAGTTCAACTGATAAAATTACATCTGAGATGTGGGATTCGATTGTCTTACAAATATTATTCAGCTTGATTACCTTTCAAAATGCATTCAGCTTAACGCATAATGACTTGCATACAAACAATGTCATGTATGTCGAAACCGATAAAAAATTCCTCTTTTACAAATTAAATCACGTGTATTACCGAGTTCCGACCTTTGGTAAATTATTCAAGATTATTGATTACGGACGTGCTATATATAAATTTCGTGGACAGTTGCTATGTAGTGATAGTTATCATCCAACAGGTGATGCGGCCACGCAATATAACTGTGAGCCATATTACAACGATAAGAAGCCACGCTTAGATCCGAATTTTAGTTTTGATTTATGCCGGTTAGGCTGTGCTTTATATGATTATTTGGAAGATGAACCTAAATCAAAAATCGTGCAAATTATGCTGGAGTGGGTTAAAGATGATAAAGGTCGTAATATTCTCTATAAAAAGAATGGCGATGAGCGTTACCCAGATTTTAAACTTTATAAGATGATTGCGCGCACTGTAAATAAACACATTCCTGCAACAGTGTTGAGCAATCCTTATTTTGATAAGTTTATTGTTAACAAAAAAGAGGTGGTGAAAAAAATGAAAGAAGTAATGGACTTGGACGCGATACCAAGTTATATGTAAAGGCGAAGCCATATGTAAAGGCGAAGCCATATGTAAAGGCGAAGCCATATGTAAAGGCGCAGCCATATAAAAGGCGCAGCCATATAAAAAAAATAAAAAAGTTCCGTAGAATCTTTTATTTTTTTTTTCTTATAATTTATTCAATCAATAATCGTGATCCTCTTCGCGTTGGCGGCATTCGTCGGCGTAGTAGTCGTGGTAGTATTCATTATCGTCTTCGTCATCGTCAACGTTGTCCAAGTACATCTTCGTTTGGAGCTTTTGCTGTTCGTTTTCTGCATCTTCGTTTTCTGCATCTTCGTTTTCTGCCAAAGCGGCCTCGGCAACATTGATCGCGGTTTCCGTCAAATTCAATTCGTCGCCAAACAACGCCATAGCAGCGTCTTCCAGATTCTGCTGGGTCCAGCTCTTCTGTTGCGGTTGGGACCAGCTCTTCTGTTGCGGTTGGGACCAGCTCTTCTGTTGCGGTTGGGACCAGCTCTTCTGTTGCGGTTGCGGGGCTTCGTTGCTTTTTTCGACATTGGCCATTTCAATATCCAAGAACTCGTCAATACATTCCTGTAGAGTCATATTGGGTAGTTTGGTTTCGTCGCGATCGGTCATAGTGACATCATTTGACGCTTCTTCATCCAAGAACCTGTCAATGGTTTGCCTGAGATCATCTCCGGCCGATCGCTTCGAGACGGTAGACTCTTGATGGAATTTCTCGAGCATACGCTTCTGGTTCTTGGTGGTTTCATTCATTTCACGCATTAATTCTTCACACTCGGTCAATGTATCTTGGAGTTGATCCAACTTTTGCCACGCATTGACCGATTTGCGCCCAAGACGTATAATACGCTTGTCGTTGTTGCTCAAACGCTGCTGCTTGTTTTCAAATGCGATCCAATACCACGGGTCGTCATAAACAATGCGGGCCTCCTTCTTGGGGCCGAAAATACGTTGCTGAAAATTATAGGCGATTTCATTTTCATACCACGCAGTGAAATAGACGAAAGCTTGGTAGATGGGATAACTGCGTTTCTTGCTGTCGGGCATCCGAATTATACTTACCTTGTAAACTAGGCCAAGATGTTGTTTGTGGAATATATCAACAATGGTCTGCTCGTCAACCCACTGGGGGAAGAGACGGGGAATCATCAACGAAAGATTTTGATCGATGCGGCTAGACATTCTCTTTGATTCGCTTTGCTTTGCTGGTTGGTTTGGTTTGGGTTATGATACTATAATATATGAAAAAGTATTTCAATTTTTTGCAAATTTCATATATTATTCAAAGGACTTTGGATTGGGTTTAAAACCCTGGAGGGTCAGTGAATACATTGGTAACCGTTTTTACAACACTAGTCGTTGGCATAAATTCGTTTATAATATAGAGTCCAACCATTGCACTTAAATAGACTATGATAGTGTCGCGTATAAGTTCTTTCACAGGTTTCACTTCTTTTTGTGTAATTCGTAGTTCAACAAATTTCATCAAGAGGTAGATGAATGCAATAATTCCTGAATGAATAATATATTTTTCCATATATTATGTTGCTTATTAATTAGAGAATGCTAAACGCAAAGGGGGTCCAGAACCCCCTTGGACCCCCGTAAGTGGAGCATTAGAATGCGGGGTTGTAGGGGCAGAGCCCCTAGGGGTTGTAGGGGGCTCGCCCCTAGGGGGTGTAGGGGGCAGAGCCCCTAGGGGTTGTAGGGGGCTCGCCCCTAGGGGTTGTAGGGGGCGAGCCCCTAGGGGTTGTATGGGGCTCGCCCCTAGGGGTTGTAGGGGGCTCGCCCCTAGGGGGTTGTAGGGGGCTCGCCCCCTATGTGAGAACCTCAAAATCTAAGACAGGCGGTTTCAGCTCAATCGCAGATGCTTTATTCAAATCATTGATATCAACAATATCCAATTTAATATTTTCACCTATAGTGAGGCGTTCATCTTCATCTTCTTCATCATCCGCTTCTAGTAGAGCCCTTGATTTTTCGATTTCTTCTAAATTTTTCTCATCCTTAGGTGCATTTACAACGGATGTATTGCCAATGACATCTACTAAAGTATCATCATCTGAAAAACTGATTTTGGTGCTAGCTAATTCTGCACTGATTGAATCTGCACTATTTTGATCTGGTCCAAAAACAGTCGTTTGTTTATATTCAGCAATTGTTTCTTTGGTAATAGCAGGTTTCTCATTCTCTCCACTATTAGTAACAGGCGTCTCCTTTTTCTCTTCAACCACATCCGGCAAAGGTTCTTCTACTTCTTTCACTTCAACATCTTGTTCTTCGGTTTCATCCATATAAGCACGTAAAATATGCTCAACCGGCACACTATCCCGTATGGCATTTAAAATACATTCCTTAATGGTGATTTCGACTTCCCGATTATTTTTTTGAGTTTGTAAAGGTGCAATGTTTTTCTCAAACAAATAGATATTGGTATATATTTTGCGTGCCACGTGGATATAAATTTTATGAATAAAATCACTGAGCGAAGGCACGTCGATATCTATTTTTTTTTGTTTGCTTCCTACACGAACACACGTCAATGCTTTTAATTGAATAATATGCACACACGTTACAAGTTCTTCTAAATAGGTGCAGCCAGATGATTCAATAATACGTGTTTTTTCTGTATCGATGATTGTCTGATTCCATTTGGGCACACGTGTCAAAAAGTTTTGAAAGGTCATTAAATATTTATCGCTTTCTTTGTTGTCGACACATAATTTCCAAGCCTCGTCGAAAATAGACTTCATCCCTTGCGTAATCGTTGGCGTGAGAATATTTAATAAACGAGCACACCATTCGTTTTTGGATTCACTTAAACTCGTGACCGAAAAATCATCCATTTTACATAAATGATATATTTTCTAAATCATATTCGGAACGTAATAACATAAAATTCAATATAAAGAGAATGAAAAGTTTTTCATTTCTGAATTCTTTTTTAATCTTATTAAACACAAGCAACAATTGATATTTTTTCAGTTCATCCATTGTTTTGGTTTGTTCGATATATTTCATTAAATCTAATCCGCTGTAACCTTTTTCATATAATACATTGGACAAATCCATTAATTCTTCATATGAACCCGCTCCGCTTGCACCTGCTCCGCTTGCACCTGCTCCGCTTGCACCTGCTCCGCTTGCACCCGCTCCGCTTGCACCCGCTCCGCTTGCACCCGCTGCGCTTGCACCCGCTGCGCTTGCACCCGCTGCGCTTGCACCCGCTGCGCTTAGGTCTGTGATCGTTTGTAACGGATGAAAAATTTTATCAAACCATTTAAACATCTTTTTTTCACTGGCTTCATTCGTATGAAAGGTGAGTTGTATATTATGTTTATGTAAATTGACTTTTCGTCCATTAATAATGGGCTCATACACGAATATTTCACATAACCGAGACAAGATGGGTTTCAATAATTTATATTTGTCTTGTACGATAATAAAAAATCGAGTTGTATGACTGAATAATTCAATACAACGCCGCAAAGCGGATTGCGCATCAATCGTGAGTTCATCTGCATTCGACAAGACAATGGTCTTAAAATTACCAGCACCCTCCGCATTGACGTGGGTCTTAGCAAAAAATTTCAACTCGTCACGCACAAATTTAATACCTTTTCCGTGCGCGCAATTGACATACATCACATAATTCTTGATTAATTCTTTGTTGGCTTGGTAAATGTCTGTAATAAATTTATGCACAATCGTTCGCTTGCCACTACCACTCGCTCCGTGAAAAATAATATTAGGTATTTTTCCTGTTTTTAAGAAGAAATTTAATTTTTCATTTATTTCTGAATGGTATGATGCATTCATTTGTAAAGATATTCAAACAATTTTTAAATACTAATAATTTTGTTATATATTATTAGTATTTTATGATTTCAACAAATCGGATAAGCTACATCCTTCCCTCTCAGCCAATGCAATAATGACGGATAAAGAACTCGATAAGAGTTGTTTTATATTTTTCTGCGTATTAAATAGTTCAACAATTTCCGGATCTTTCATTAAAACCAATTGTTCGCTATTGTCTTTCAATTGTGCAGCAAGATTACGATATGATTTTGTTTTATTTTTTGATAATGCTGATTCTTGATAATCGGTCAAAAGAAAATCTTCTTCAGTGAAACGAACGTGACCTTGAACTAAATGCGGCATCTCTCTTTTAATCATTAACTGTTTATGTTTATATTCATTTGTAAAATATTAAAGATAAAGGATGTAACTTATATAAAGTACCAAAATGAATAAAGAAATACATCCGCGGCGTCTTACGTGGCTTCAAATAGGCGATAATTGTATGTTTTGTGAAGATCCGAAAGGGGAATCCTATATGACTCACGTGGCGTTAGAAGCCAAAATTGGCTATATTTCGTGTAAAGAATGCCAAGAGAAAATGAGTGAAGCGGTAGAATATTGGCGGACGCGCCACGCTTATGGCAAAGCTAATCATTTGAAAGACCGCACAGATTTGAAGATTAAGCGTTCAAACGGTGATATTGAAACGGGGTGGCAGTTAAATAATCCACTTGTAAATAAAGAAGATGATGGCAGAATATCTATACACTGCTACAATCCAAGCAAAGATATTGGCAAATGGGTTATGATGGAAAGTCTTTTAGAGCTGAATCCTTAATATATTTTGATAATAATTTCATCGTTTTTAGTCCTTTCACACTATTGCCATATTTGTTCAACGGTGGAGAATAGATTCCAATACCCATAACACCCTGAATAACAACTAGTAATGACCCACTAACACCACTTTTCGACGGAAAGCCGATAGTTTTTGTTATAGCATCGCTTTCTTCGTAGAGACCATTGTCTTCCATATGTTTTAAGATATATGAAATATATTTTGAATCAATCACTTGTTTATTTGTTTTGGGATTGAACCCTTTATTCGCTAAGGTTGCAGCCATAATGGCCAGATCTTGTGTTGTTGTTCGCACAGAACACTGCCACGTATATACATCAACCGTTTCTTGTACATCACCGTAAAATCGATTTAATGATTTTAATAAATATGCGATTGATAAATTATGATCAACGTGACTAAATTCCGAATGATAAATTTTCTTATTAATATGTAGTTTTCTTCCAGCAAAATTGTTCATATTATCAAGTATTTTTTTCTCAAACAGTTTTTTATTTTTATTATAAAGTAAACTTGTTGTGGCCATTGCACCGCCATTACTAAACGAATTTAATGTATGTTTTCGTTCTACTATTTCATTTATTGAATTAAATTTATCAAATGCTTTTAATTCGCCTATTTTACTTTGCAATGTTTTAATACCGTATTTTTCTAATGCTAATGCCAGTGTAAAAATTTTCGAGCAGGATTCAATCGCAAAGTCTGTAGTATAATCACCTATATTATAACTATAACCATCAATTGTATAAATTGAAATCGCAAATAATTTTGGATTTACTTTTGCCAATTCTGGTATATAATCAGCATTTTTTCCACTATGTGTGGGTTTTACTTTATTATATATTTTTCTAATATTATCTTCAAACATTTTATATTATATATTTATATTATTTAAAAAGAGACCATTTTATTGATATCAATAAAACATCCACTAGACAATTGCGGTAATTGTGTAAATTCTGATGTTTTGAGTTGGTCACGCATTTTTATCAATAACTCTTTCCACGAAGGTGGCGTGGTTAATGTTTTAATAACGGAAATAAATGCCCACGTCATTGCGCCTTGGTATTTTTTATCTATAAAAGCATCCGCACTCGTTTGATTGTCGTTGCATCCACTAATCATAATAACATTGCCGATCGTTTCTGTTTCATTATTATTTATCGTATTGGCATCATTTGCCAGACTATCTAGATATTGATATCTGAGATCTAAAACAGTTCCACTAAAACAACTATCAAATAGTGCAAAGAGTGTCACATTCTTCTTTAAATTTGCTTGAATGAGAGATTTGAGTTCATCGTCTACAATTCCTTTTAAATCAGAGGCAATAATCATTTCATCATTGCCGGTCCTTTCTTCATTATTACGATCAAGTGTATAAGAACCGTGTCCACTATAGGAAAAGAATAAAAGATCACCTTCTACGCCACTGGCTAAAAATTTGGCGAAAGATGCCAAAATGACATCTCTTGTTGGTTTTTGTGCGGTTTCATCTGTAATTTTAGTAATAGATTCGGATTTAAACGCATATTTCGTCGTTAAGAGTTCGCTTACAGAATTAATATCGTTTATGCAACCGTTTAATTGCGAACTTGTACCATTATAGTTAATGCCAATGAGAAGAGCTTTTTTATTACTGACCACAGGAATTACTGTCGGCTTGGTTAAAAGTAGTAAATCCGCATCGTATTTTGCTTTTAAAGTTGCCAAATCTTTTTGAAATTGATTCTTTAAAATAATCAAATAATATTGTTTTTGTTGAAGGTTGATTCTTGCTTTTAAAATGGTAGCAACATTATTATTGTAAATCGTTGATAGTTGTTTTACCGCATTATTGTACGCAGTTAATAATTGCGAAGCATTCATTTTATATAATCAAATATTATATAATCAAATATTATATAAAATAATAAATTTATGATTTGGTTACATTTGCATTATAAAACATATAAAGTGAGAGAAATAATAAAATCGTAGCTGTCATAGTTTTTAAAGATTTTTCACTAAATCGTGTATGATATTTCGCTCCAATGTAAGAGCCGAATATATACCAAATGGCGATGTTAATGCCTATCAAATAATCTATTCTTTTTTCTTTTGCATATTGAATCAGAGCAAATATCGAACCGATAGGTTCAAAACTAAATAAAATGGTGCCAATCACCGTTTGGTAATCAATAAAAATATTAAATAATGTTAATAAAGGCAGCATAATAATAGTGCCAGTTATCCCTAATAATCCACCTAAAAACCCTGCAATAATGCCAAGAAATGCAGTGTATACTATTCGTAAATATTGTTTCATATATATTGATTCATATATTATACATAAAAATAGTAAGATCTAATTGCTGGCCTTGTATAAAACATAAGCTAAAAATATCCCAAAAAAGTTCTTAGCAAATAAATCTAATATGTTGTACATTGAATTTTTTATTTTGTAAGGCAATACGGCCGCTATCCCATAAATAGCCCATATACCAGAAAAATACCAAAATATTTTTCGACCTTCATCACTATGAATTGCAAAATTTTTATAAATAATATAAAACATTAATAGAAATGGGACAAACCCAACTAAAGTGGTCGTTAAATGAGGAAATAGTTGTTTTTCGCCAATAAATCCAGAAAGTAACATAGCCCAATTCAATAAAAGAACATTCAAAACTATTTTCCAGTTGTCTTTTAGTTCCTTCCAAAAAGAATCATTTTCTATATTTTGTTCTTGATTTCTCAAAAAATTCAAATAAAACATAAACGTAATTAACATGGTTGGCGTCGTTATAACCCAATCATAATAGCGAAAAGGCGTAATATTTTTGATGGAATTAAATTTTGATATCATCCAAACATAAAAACTAAATTCGACCACTTGTACAATTAATTCCAAAATAACTAATTCACGAAGTAGCATAAATGAGGCTGGTATAGTTAAAGTTAATGCATAAAAATCGATGACGCCAGTAAACAATTGAACAATCAAAGAAAGAATGCCAGTGTTATAAATATGATTCATATTATAGTATCTGGATAATATATTATAGTAATAATTATATTTGGTTACTATATATAATGTCTGCCCCTTTATTTAAAAAAGTCGATTCCAGTGATTATATTACTTATAAAAAACGAGCGGCCATTGCAGGTGAATATAAGAATGCATCCGCACCCAATCTAAATCCAGTGAAAGCGAATGGCAAAAAATACAATGAGAATTTTATTTTTGTGCCAACCCTTACAGATAGTTCTAATTGTTTGCTTCAGACGAAAAGTTATGAATTAAAGCAGAATTATACTTATGGAGTGAATTATCTTTCCAAGGTTTGTGATTAAATAAAATATGGCAGTGACATCATATTTTATTTTATTTTATTTTTATATTTTTAAGCCCAGCTGCTTAAGCTCTGGGTATAAGGATTATTCTTAAATGCATTTAAGATTTCCGGCTGGATCCGTTCTGTATTCATATTTTTATCATAGGTCTCGGACACTTTCATCCGGTCTAATGTCTCCGTGGCGCCGCGTGCTGTAAATCCGGCTGTCCCACCTGAACTTGGCACCCACCAGCGGTTATTATCGCGATCGCTATCTACTTTATGAATATTAATATTCTCTTGCTGGTTAAACATTTGTGTGCCACCTTGGTTCGGTCGATTTACTTGTGTTTTATTGACATTATTCCGTTGTTTATACTCAGCTTCATAAGATTTAGTAGCCGAAAACCCATTTGAACCAGCCACACCTGTGTGCGAAACCGTTGTGGTATCACGCTGTAAGCCGACTGGCTGTTGTTGAGAGACTAAATAAGCATTTCCGCTTTGAAATTGCACATTCATATGATTACAATCTAATTCAGCTTCAGTCATTTCGCGAATCGTAGTCTTTGTGCGGTCAGCCGGATTGAAGACCGTACCATTCGAAACCGTCGTGCCTGCATTACCACTCGACCGCATATTATCCACCACATCTTCTTTTCGCGTGGGGCGCAGAAAATCCATCAATGGCGAAACAATTGCTTTCATAAAACCACCTGCCGCACCCATTGTCCCGTCGGCGCGTGTAGAGGAACGATTGTTATGCAAATTGCTATAGCTTTGAATGCCATAATCACCCGTAGTGGGTTGGCCTGAACCCACCGACGATAAAGTCCCGTGATCTTTCGCAGGCAATACTGGGCGGCGAACAGGCATAAATTCACCATTGACATAGGTGCCTTCACTTTGATTTGCACGGGAACCATAATATTCGGCAGTGGTATCCGTACGGGATACATCGTGTAAGAGCTCAATACCTCGAGCCGTTTGGGCTTTTTCAATACCTGTTGTGGTCATCCAGCGTTCTGGACCCGATGCAAAATATTTTTCAGGCAAGTGTTTTTCTATTTTCCCTTGGGTGCGTACATCGGGTGCAGTTTTAATAAAATAAGTGCCCGGCCCTTCGTGACCTTGCAATTCAAAAGTGGTTTTGGGGTTTGTTGCCACACGTAGTTCATCTACACCTCGATCTAACCACATCTCTCGTGCTTCCATTCCGGAATTAAAACCTAAACTACCTTCATTGCCATATCCTTTATTTAAGCCCGGTGCAACACGCTGCTCCTCCCACGGTTTGACATTAGCCATCCGGAGCCCCGGATTAACACGAGACTGCATAAAATCGCTCACATTAGGTGAACCATTGGCAAATTGATATCCTTCTTGAGGTTTAAACATGGGCGCTTGTTCTCTCTTTGCAAAGAATTGTGAACCTTGTCCTTGCATATTATCTAAAACGCTTTCGGTAATATTCGTATCAGCAGTGGCACCTCGAACTTTTCCACCGAAATAAGGCATCATATTATTATGTTTAAACTTCTCTTTGTCTATTGGCTGTCCTGTCATCGAATACGTTGTTTGAGTTCCGCCACCCACACCAAAATTACCATTATTGCGTTTTTCTTGTAATGCAAAATTGTTTGGATTATAATATTTATCTGTTACTTGGTTTGCATTCATATAAGCACTAGTATTGTTGGATGTTTTAACCGGTTCTGTTAATGGAAAATTAATTGTAGGTATAGGTGGATTAATGCCGGGCAATCCATTTTGCGTTTGCGTCATATTTGTATATCCTTCCTTTTTTTTCTTATCTTTCTGTTTCTGTATAACATACATACTGCCTAATGCGATTAAAGGAACTGCTAGTTCAGCCATTTATATATATTAAACATAATATTTAATATTTATTTCCTCATATAGCGATACATATAGCGATACATATAGCGATGCATATAGCGATGCATATAGCGATGCATATAGTGATGCTTTTATTGGTCAATCAATTGGCGAGGCGCTTTGGCGACAAAAATATCTTTTTCAATAATGCGGGTACTTAAATTATTTTGGAATGTAAAACATGTGTTTTCTTGTGGATTCAACTGGAGAATGCTTCTTTTGGTTTGTTCTAAATCACGATATTCCCACGCCGGATGGGTGGCACGTGATTGATCTGTATAAGCTCCAACTGATTTGTATTCTGGTTTTGTTGTTTTAACAGCATTGAGTCTATATTCATTTGATTCGATATCATCACGGTTTGCATTTCGCGAGAGACCGAATAAGTCACTTTCCAAATTAACAGTATTTGTCATTAAATTTCCACCCCATTTTTGCATACGAATAAACGGGTCATCCATATACAAAGGTTTGCTACCATTGCCCGGAACATTCAACATATATCTACCTAAGCCTGTAGATTCTTGCAATTGTTTATTTATTCTACAAGGGTCATCGTGAAAACGTGTAAATGCCATTTATGTATAATAATATAATATTATATATAAATTATTTATTTAAATAGGATAAGGCCGTTGATTATTTTCAACCACCAATGGCTTGGGCATATGAACTGGCAATCGGTCAAAAAATACGGATGTGGGAATGCGTTTAAGTTGTGGTTTAATCGGTTTTTGGGGGGAAACTAAATTGGTAGAATTGATACCAAAGAGATAGGATTCAATCTCGATCGGATTTTTGGAAAGGGTATGTCGCGGCATACGATTTGGCATCAGCCCGATTGTTGGGATCGAAGGTTTAAATGCACAACCCTGTGAAGCATGAAGATAATCAGTATAAGTTCTCGTTCCTTTAAATCTCTCTTGTTCTAAAGCATAGTCGCCGCGTGTATTACGATTTCGTGTTGAAGCCATTTATATTATATTATATTATATAATATATTATATTATATTATATTTTATAATATTTTATAATATTTTATAAAAATTTACAATGCATTTAATAATTTGCTAACAAAGACATCAGCTATTGTATGGTTCGACAAATAATCTACAATACAGCGATGAAACAAATCAAAGTATTCAAACTTGAAAAGTAATTTAAAAATGATATCGTTTTCTTCTAGGTTTTCCTCTCCACTTAATTTTAATAGATCAAGCATTTCCATAATAGTTACATTCGCTCTAGCCTTTTTGAAAATTTCTTTAAATTCATTTTTATCACAAAACAATGCATATAATTCTTCAATAGTGGGATTTATTTTATCATCATCCCATTCGTTCAAATCAAATGCTTGTAAAAGTTGAATACGATAAAGCTGCTCTTGGTCATATTCATCGTCCATCAATTTATAAGTACATATAAAATCCGCTTGATACATTTGCCTTTCTTTTTAATAATTATAAAATGTTTATATCTTTTATAATTATAACTATCAATAGTATAAGTATGAAGTTAACTAATAAATTAGCGCATTACGGCGATTTGATTGCTATTCCTTGTTTCGCAATTACATTCTTTTATTTTTATAACATCCCGAACAAAACCCTATTAGAAAATTTAATAATGTTATTTCTATTTATTGCATTGATTGCTGATATACTCTTCTCATTAATATTTTTTAGAAAGAATTAATTGTTATGTAGCCAATAAATTATGTAGCCAATAAATTATGTAGCCAATAAATAATTATGTCCTGTAAACAGTGCCATCATTATATTCTTTATCACGAGCTAACTCCCGCGAAGGTAAACCGCCACGAATCCAGCCTTCCGCCGCATTGTTTTCGATTAAATTAGCTGGGTTACTAATAGTCGCCTGCAGTGTTGGTAAGAGAGGTGTTTGTGAATATTGAATATAGCTAACTTCACTGCTTGGATTAATACTTTTCTTGTTATTTGCAAAATCACCTTGCTGCATTTGTGATTCCAATAACGGATCGCATTTTCCTCGACCTAAATACGGAATGGTTGAATAGGGACGTTGGGTTAACATAATCCGACATTTACTGCGCGAGAGATCATTGATTAATAAGCTAGAATTTTCGGTAATATTTGATCCACCTACACTGGTTTGAAAACTTCCTTTGAAATTAATATTGGGTTGACTTGTGGCAAAATCAATTGCGCTACTCAAAGGACAAGCGGGACGAAACCCATCCAGCACATAATTTGCGTATTCGGCGTTTTGCAAAGTCTGTTGACTAAAGTCCGTTCTATCATAGCCAAGTCTCGTTGTTTGATAAAAATTATAATCGTAAACGGAAGCCATTATATATAATATGATTAAATATAATAATTAATATAAATATTTTTGTTAAATTTTGCCAGCTATTTAATTTTGCGAGCTATTTAATTTTGCGAGCTATTTAATTTTGCGAGCTATTTAATTTTGCCAACGGTGTGGCATATTTCTGAGACAAGCTAATTCATTATTATTCTCATCTCGGCAAGCGATCATATCGCCATAACAATATTCTGCAAATGATTTTTGATCATTGGGAATAGTTGTGTTTGGCGTCGCAAACCATGTGTGCATTGATTGATCAAATTCAAAACTATCCCCTAAATCGTTAAATAATCGCCGATCGATGCTAGAATCTTTAAAATTATTAATAATAAATTGTTTCGTTTTTTCATTTATATCAGACTCTACAGCTGGAATAAAAGTTGGCGCGGCTTGAGGCCGGTTAGGATTATCATTGATTTCGGGTAACATAACATTCATAACTGGATTGGTAACAGTAGGTTCGCTATAACTCGGTTTTAATATATTGTAGATATCATTGTTTGTAAAAGCTTCTCTCTTTTTATTCCCTCTTTTTTTTATAAAAAAGAGCAGAATAATTGTAGCTAAAGTTGCTAAACCGGATAACAGTATTTTTACATTTCTTGAAAATATATATCCCAATAAAGTTAATAGTAGCACTAGACGTGTTGTTGAATTTAATTTTTCATCAAATGACATTGTATTGGTAGGCCATATGTTAGATATTTCACCAGATTTAAATAAAATATTTGGGTTATATAACCAAAATGAAGTAGTCATTTATATATATAATCACAAATATTTTATAGCATCATAACATTTATAGCATCTTCTATTTCTTGTTCTTCTTCTTCTTCTTTTTTTCGACCGTTTGCATTTGGACCGTTTGCATTTGGGCCGTTTGCATTTGGGCCGTTTGCATTTGGGCCGTTTGCATTTGAGGTACTTGTTCGCGGGTGCTTCTTTCTACCTTTTCTCCTGTCGAAAAGACTAAATTTTCAACCGGTTTTGGACTTGCCGCTGCTGCAGCTGCAGCCGCCGCCGCTGCAGCAAGTTTTTTCTCAGTTAATTTTTGTAATAAACGTTCTCGATTTTTAGATTCCTTTAATCTTTGATTTATATTCGATTGCATCGCATCCACATTTACTTTGCCACCTCCTTTGCCACCTCCTTTGCCAACATTCATTCCCATCTTACTTAACATACTTTGTATATCGCCCATCCCCGGCATATTCTTCATCTTCTTCATCAGTTCACTTGCTTCTTCGAGCAATTCGCTTTCTTTCATATCGCCGGCCTTAATTTTCTCATCAAGCTTAGACCCTACGTTTTTAACTAAACCTAATAATTTTGTGGGGTTTTGTATTAATCGCTTGAATACATCATTTACGGATTCTGCATTTTCAGTATTAATATTTAAATCCGCGGCAGTTTCTTCGGCAATCTCTCTGGCAAGTTTACCCAGCTTTCCATTCATCATATTTGATACGTGTTCGTGTATTTCTGCGGGGTTAGGCAAATCATCTAAATTTATACCACTTTTTCCATTTTCATTTTCATCGTCATCCGTATCAATACTGCCATCCACTTTTGCATCTCCGTCCGTATTGCCGGTAGTTTTATCACTATCACCGAAGAGTGTTTGCATCTGTGAAATTGTTTCTTCCAATTTTGATTTAAATTCTTTCTCATTAATCGCTTCAAATAATTTTGCACTATCACCAAATGAATTGCCATCAGAAATACTTGAAACAATTGTAAAAAGCACAAGCTGTAAATATTTCCAGATAGTTTCGCGTGTTTTATCGCTGATATTTTCCTTCCATAGAGGTTTAAAATTTATACCGGGTAAGAAAAAACTATCATCTGATTCAAAAATCGTGTTATTTTGGTAAAGAATATCAAAAAATTTAGTTGGATAAATTGCTTTGCAATAAACAAAAACAAATTCGAGTGAATGTTCTAACCGTTCTTTATCGTTTTCAAATATCAAATTTTTTAATTCTAAATGCAAATTTTGTTCTTGCTCCGGAAAAGACACTAAAAAATCTTTGGTCATATCTACTATAATTTTTTTAAATTCGGTCGGAATTTGAATAGCCATTGTTATAGTTGATGTAAATAAAATATATTTAAATCAAACTTATATTATATATTATTATATTCAATTCGCTTGTATATTAAACAAGATCAGGTATCAGGGATCAGGTATCAGGTATCAGGTATCAGGTATCAGGTATCAGGTATCAGGGATCAGGTTTAGATAGCCCGTGCATCGCATTTGATTTTAATTTTCGCATAGTTTCTAAATACATTGTAAATGTTTTAACATCTCTAGTAATGGAACCTTCTTTAATTGACTGTTTTTGGTATATAAAAAATGATATAACAACGACCAATAAAAAAATTAATATTATATTATATTTGCTTTGAATTTTCATATATATATATTAATTTTTTTTACCATTTTGTTTCCTTAAATTGTTATACAAATCCGAAAGCTTTTTTAGATTCTTCAAATACTGAATGACCTTTTCTTTATCTTCTTGAGACATATTTCGAACCGGCTCACGCAAAATATCGATTTTGTCAATGATCCAAACATCATCTGTTTTTTTATAACCGTGTTTTGATCTATAATCATTTTCAATGAAAAAAGTTAAATCCCCGCTATCGATTTCAGTGCTATACATCGCCACAAAATAATCATTAAACATCCGGATGAGTGTTTTGGGCATTATAAATAAGGATTTACTCAAGGTCTTTCTCACAGATAAAATGTCAGAATCATTCGGAAAGACACGCTCAATGTCAATAATAAATTCCATAAAATGTTTGTTGAAAGTATCAACAACTTGATCCTTATTCATAATTAATATATTTCAGTTATATATTTTTAAATGTGTTTTTTACTTAATATCCTTATTTCTCTTTTGTTCTAATTGTTCGAGGGTTATTTGACCAATTTTATCGGGTTGATAATCTTCTGGAGGCGTATTAATGTTGACATTATAATCAAGACTGGCATAATGATGTTGTTGGCGCATTCCACCATTTCCTTTGGCTGAAAGTGAATCTGGATCTTGATCTAAAAAGCTGTAATTGTCAGAAGTTACCCCGAACCCACAGTTATTTAATGAAAATGCTAAAGGTTCGCCATTCTGTTTTACAACTGGATTTGTATGAATTACATTACTTGCTTCTAAATGCTTGTTAATATCACTGCCGAAAAGCACGTGATGACCTTTGTTTAAAAGTAAAAGTGCGGGGACTTTTGTTACGGTTGGTGGCAATAAAATCTCTTGGCCGTTTTCTAAAATAATATAGGTGGCTCCATTTTTTTTAGTGCGCTTGTCGATGTTAATGAAGTGCATATCATTTTTTGAATTTGAAGTTGATATAATTTGTAGTAGTTTGCTACAATTATCACAATAACTGCTATAGTATAAGATCGAGCTCATTATATAAAAATAACTATTTTAAACATCAAAAATTAAACTTATTTTATATGTATTATTTTATATATAATAAAATTGATTTAATAATTAACTTTGTATAATATAACAAACAGTCGAAAATGGCATCAAAAATGGCATCAAAAATGGCATCAAAGAAAGCAGCATCGAACGTTGAACTCACTATTGTAGAGGAGCCGTCTATCGCTATGCAAAAAGCCGCACCTTCACTAAAAAAAACAAAACTGGCAGCGCCGGCTCTAATGGACCCGACTATTTCTAAAATAACGGAAGCCAATAATATATTAACATTTACTTTGAGTAATGTAAATGTAAGTATTGCCAATGGGTTACGGCGTATTGCATCAGAAATACAGGCAGTTGTATTCCGAACGAGCCCTCACGCCAGAAACAATGCTAACTTTGAAATCAATACCACACGTATGAATAATGAATTGCTGAAACAAAGGCTCAGCTGTATTCCCATCTTTGCGGATATCGATTTTCCGGTAAAGGATTATCTCTTGGTCGTCGATAAACAGAATAAAACCAATACGGTCGAGTATGTCACGACGGCGGATTTTCAAGTGGTAGACCTGAAAACCAATGCGGTGGATAAAGCATTAACAACCAAACTCTTTCCACCCAACCCACTCACTGGCGATTACCCTGAGTTGGTGCGTTTGTTACCACGGGTCTCTGAAAATATCGAAGGCGAACGGATTTCCTTAAAGTGCAAATTTGATATCGGCACAGCCAAAGAAGATAGCGCATTTAATGTCACTTCGACGTGTGTCTATTCTAATACTCTAGACCCTGTGAAAATTAAAGCGGCGTGGGCCGAAAAGAAAACGGAATTAGCAAAAACACTCAACGCTGGTGAGATTGCCTTTATGGAGAAAGATTGGCATTTACTGGATGCCAAGCGACATTTAATAGATGATTCCTTTGATTTTGCAGTGGAAACCGTCGGCCCGCTTAGTAATATGGCGATTGTTACAAAGGCAGCCAAATTAATGCTTGATAAATTAAAGCGGTTGGTGGAGACGATTCAAGGCGAACCGAACATTGTGATGGCATCGGAAACAACGATTCCTAATAGTTTTGATATTACTTTGAAAGGGGAAGATTATACCTTAGGTAAAGTCATTGAATATGTCTTGTTCGATATGCATTATGATAAAACGTTGAACTATTGTGGCTTCCGCAAAGCGCATCCGCATATCGATGAATCCGTTATTCGGATAGGTTTCAAAAATCCCACAGATAAGGTGACTGTGATTACCTATATTGTAAATGCGGCAATGCAAGCCACACAAATTTATGATAAAATTAGTAAGGTCTTTGATGTAGTTGAATAATAAGTAACTATTATATGTAAAATTTGTATCTCTTTTTTTATATCAATACTGTTTTATTTGGTATAAAAATTTCTATTATAAATATAAGGTAATGACTGATAAAGTTAAATTACAATTAGGAGATCTTATTCAAGTTATTGCACCGAATGATCTTGGTATAAATAAAGACACGTACTACTACATAAACTATATTGATGAGAATAAAATACGTTTAGAAGAACCGGATGGTCGTGAGCAAGAATTGACATTGACCGATGGTTATTGGGATAATGAATCAATTGAAAATATTATCATAAAAAGCCGTGCTGAAGAGGTTGGCTATGCCAGACAAAATAATTTAATTAATGGAGTCTGGATCGATATATTTTTTAATGGTGATTTACCTTTAACAGTAACCGGTAAAATTACTAATTTGGAAGAAGACAAGATTGAAATCACAACGTTTCCAGATGAAGAAGTAATTTTTATTGATTTTGGCTATAAAGGTTTACCGGAAGATTTGCCGATTGAAAAAATACAGGCTAGGAGGGCCCCTGACGCAAGCATTAAAGCAACTAAGGATCGTGGTGAGGAGCAAGGAGAGCAGGGGCAGCAGGGGCAAGAGCAAGAGCAGCAGCAAGAGCAGCAGGAGCAAGAGCAGGGGCAGGATGAGCCATCAGATTCACTGGATGCACTTCAACGAAAATACAATGAATTGCAAAAGGCCTTGTTAGAAATGCCAGAAGATGAACAAATGAACGAAGAATTAGAATTTGAAAACCAGCAAAAAATAAAAGAGCAAACCCGTCGTTATATTTTTAATGCAGACCAAATCCAGATTGGTGAAGATTTAGAATCCATCACACAAATGATTGATGTACCGGAAGAAGAACAACGTTATGATATTGATAAACAGTTAGATGATTTATTAGATGATATGCTGTCGACTATTCCAAATGCCAAACGAAGCACTATTATTAAAAATGATATTCATAAAATGATTCAACGTTTCAAACAATTACGCGAACATTTCTCGGTTTTTGATAGCAAAGGCTATGCATTGATGCCGAAAGCTCGTGGACAAAACTACAAACCGTTGATCGAAAAAATGGAAAAGTTAGAAAAACAATTTTATTGGATGTTACCTGTTGTAAAAAGAAAAAAGAAAATATATACGGATGAAGAAGAAGACGAGGATGAAGAAAATAATATGGATATGGGTTCCGATGATGTAAAATCTATTGTTTTTGCTGAAGATTATTTGGCGGAGAAAAAAATAGTAGAGAACTATGACGCAAATACAGTAGAAAATGACGCAAACAAATACGCGGTTTTACAAAGAGAATTAAATCCTTATTTTACACCATTCTTGGAAGCCGAAGAGCGTGATGATATTATAATAAATACATCAGTAAATACGACTATCACAGCGATTGTTGATAATTTGGGAAATTTTAATTCCACGGTTCAAGGGACAGATACATTTACTTCACCACATAGTGCAAACAAATATGAACGTAAGAGAAAAATACAACGAAAACGGTTTGCATTGGAAACATATACGACAGGCACAGAAGGTCTAGAAATTATTAAGGTGCGAGGTGATAATCCGATTGTGAAACGAAAGGAATTAACGAAAAATGACCGTTTAGATTTGAAAGCGATTATGACGTTACCTGAAGCTACCGTGCGGTTTTCACGTATTAATTTACAGACAGCCACCTTATTAGACAAGTCGAATTTAAATCTACATTTTTTGAATTATTGGCAATTATTACGATCAAATGCCCGTGTAACGAAAACAACGATTGCGAGTTTGACTACACCTTATCAGCACGACCCTGAAAAGTTTTTGAAGTCTTTTCATAATTTTGCGATTGACGAGAAAACCCAAAATCAACCCGACCAATATACAAAGTTTTTGGACGCAGTTATACCCAAAACAAAATTTTTGTTCAATCTCATAAAACCATACTTGGTTGGAAAACTTTCCATAAATGATATTTTAACCTATTTGGAGCCTTTTATGGTTTATCAAGACGACTTGAATGTAATTCAATACAAAGAAATGAATGAATACATTCGCGAAAAAATAATGGAATACCGGAAAATGTATTCAACAAAAGCACGTGAGTATGCAAGTATTAAGGGGACTCAAAATGTAAATTTGCCATCTCTCATTAAAATATTTGACGAGAACGCCAATTTGAAAACAAAGGTCTTGGATGTCTATGGGTTCAGTGACACGATTATGACCATGTCCAATTCTGATTTTATCAAACGTATCTATGATGTCGATAGAGGTGTTTTTTATAATAATGCGATTGCACTTATTTCTACGAATTTAATGATGGCGGATGGCACACGTGATATGGCTGATATTAATATCTATTTGAATAAAGAAAAACAAACCGCCATGCTGGAAAAAGAGGTCAAATCTAGAAAATCAAGAAAAACAGCCGCGGAAGGCATGGAAGGTGATGGCGATGTCGCAGCAGGCGAGTGTAATAAATATAAAATCATTGCCAAACGTTATATTGAACTCGATGAATTAAATGAAGATAATGGAAAAGAAATTTATTTTGACAAAAAGTATGACCCAACCCCTTATGATATTGGCGAAATGTTTAAAGCCGATTCCGCAATGAAACATACCGAGCAAATTCAGCACTACATCGGCAAAATAATCAAAATGAAAGGCTTGGATGAATTAAATGCACGCCGTGATGCTGAATCTATTTTGAAAGGCAAACGCACAGTCGAAAGCGGGGAATATGCTATATTAGAAACAACCGATGAATCCAGTGCAACATTGCAGTATTATGTGCGGCAACAGGAAACGTGGGTTTTGGATAATACAATTGCACCCGAGACCTTTGCTGACAATATGAAAATGTTTTGCAACCTCAATGAAAAATGTATTTCGGTTAAAGACAAGTGCGAAGACCAAACAACAGGCGCCAATGAAATTAAAAAACATAATTTGAAATTACTCTTATCGGAGTTTAACAATGTCTTAAATGTGAATAAAGATATTATTGCGAACAAAATCGAAGACGAATTGGCGAGTGCAGATGCACGTATTGATATCTTGCGTAATTTGCGCCTCATACAAATGTATAAATACGAAACGAAAAAGGTCGAGATTGCGAATACCGTAGAAGAAAATCGACTGATACTTGTCTCACCTTATGATGGCTTATTGAATACAATTACACTACTACGACAGACCGATATTGCCAAATACTATTTAAAAATATCCGACTTTGTCAAAACATTTACACGTGAAGGTATAAGTGAAAATGATGAATCGCACTATTGGTATTACTGTATAAAAAGCAATAAGAAAATGTTGCCTACCTTTATTTATAAACTGGCTACGACTTTTTTGTCAGGTGGCAATTTTGCATTAATGCTTGATAAAATTTGTGCATTACAAGGAACCATTAGTGATGATGGTGATAAATATGTCGATAAATACAGTGGCTATACAATAAAAATGATTGAAATGAGCGCTGATGAAGAATACAACGAAGAAGGGTTTAAAATAATTACTCGGTCGGTGATGGATGAGGATGTGGGCGATGTGTTAACAGAAGCTTTAAAAACGCTACCACAAGGGCTGGGCGCGCCGGTAAAACGCAAATACGCGACGCCCGATGCGATGGCCATTTACAATGTTATTGAAGCTTTGAGCACGAATATGGGTGTAAATATCGAAGACCAGAAAGATTTTATTGCGATGAATGTATTGAAACAGTTGAGTAACGCGAGTGTGATGCAGCCCAAAGCGGATTATGAGAGACAGATGGAAAAGCTCAAAGCGAAAGGTTTAAAAGTCGACACCTATGAAGTTACTTACAATTCGACCTTACTGTATCTCACCTTTTCCTATTATTTAATCGCTATTCAATTAAGTATTCCGCCGATTAAAACCAAAACCACTTTCCCTGGTTGTGTAAAATCGTTTAGTGGGTTTCCGTTAGATGCGGATACAACAAATATGTCAGGCTTAACTTATGTCTCGTGCGTAGCATTTAAGATAAAAAATAAAGGTGCTTTGCCGTGGTCGGCCATTGCAAGTCGTAATGATAAATTCATTGCCAAGCAAATGGAAGTATTTATTACTAAATATATTTTAGCCACAGAAGAAGTGCAGAACGGCATTAAACAATTGAAACTCTATCTCTTAGAAAATCCCGAAACGACGATGATTCCGGCTGAACACAATGTAGAAAGTTGGTCGAACTTTTTGCCACCATTGAAAAAACTTAAAATGCAAAGCACCCAAGATCTGGGCGATGTGTTTAAGACACGCTTATCGGATAGTTTACGCAAAGGTCAAAAGGCACAAGAAGATTATATTGCCGAACTTCATTCCAAAATGATTATGTTTTCTTTTAATATTATTGATTTAATCGAAAAAACAGTACACGGCGAACAAGCTATTTTGAATGGAAAAAATGGCGAACCTTTTGTGGAAAACGCGTGCTGCGAGAAAGAAGAAAACAACACGATCAAGTATTTTGTGAAAAAACAGCCCGAAATTGCCATCTTTAACAATAAAGTTGTGCGATTAAGTGATATGTATGATGATACAAAGAAGCTCAGTAAAGCAGTGATTTTGTATGACCCGAGTAATACCAAACGTAAATTACGAGAGATTGAAGACAAATTTACCGAGCATACCATTTACCGAGCCTTTATCGTTTATTGTCGATTTAATACTTTAGTGCCATTGAGCGAAAATTTAAAGGCAATTTGTCCTACTAAACCCGAGAATTTTGATGCAAATGATTCGCTTGAAGAAAGTATTCGAAAACTAAAAAGCACTGCACGCAATTACAGTGAACAATCGTTACAGCAGTTGTTAGAAGTAATTAACACATCGACCAAAACTGCACTTAAAATAGAAGAAAAAGAGGCGGCAAACACGAGCAAATTGGTGCAAATTATGGCGAAAATGGATGAAAATGAAAAGAGACCAAGTGCTTTTCGTATTGATTTTATGAATCTATTGGAAACATTTGAACTTAATGCATTACTTGACGACAGTGCCGAAATGCGTAAATTAAAGAACTTGTTACCCCGCTTGAATGCGGATATGCTGACTCAAATTACTGATTTTATTGGAAATTACAATACAAATATTGGGAACGCTAATTTACGCGAATTCAGCCGATGTTTGGAAACCATCCTCGAATTCAAGGAAACTGGAAATAATCTGATTATGGGTAAAAAGGAAGAGACTGGTTATAAGATGGTAAACTTTATGAAAAATTCGATGCGGTCACTCACACGCGAATTCCCGAATATTATCATGAATGCAATAAAATACGATAATGTAAAAGTGCCATCTCACTGGGAATTATCAGGTAAGCATCAAACCGATGTGCAAAAAATTATTAAAGATCATTATACTGAGTTTGCGGTCTTTTATAACGACGACCAAATTCGAATGCTGATGGCGAAAATGGTTGATATCACTGGCGATATCAATGACTTGGCGCAAAACACTCTATTTTATGCGCCGGTGGAGCTGAAAACCAAAAAAGCCCAAGCGCAGCAGGCCCAAGCGCAGCAGACACAAGCGCAGCAGGCCCAAGCGCAGCAGACACAAAGACAAGCGCAGCAGCAGAGTCAAGCACAAGCGCATACTAGCAGCTCGGAAAAACATTCCACACACAAATACTCGGCTTTAGATTTAAGTTTGACCACTTTATTGTTCAAATTTTATTTTTTAAGTGTGTTGACTGATTTAATCTCTCTGCAAAATGAAAAGGAAATACTAAGTTTACCACTTAAAAAGGTAGAGGAGGAAGAAGAAGACGATGAATCTTTTATGTCCAAAGCCAATGAAATGGAAATCCTCACCGGAAATAAAGAGGCTTTGTGTGAAAAAATAGCATCTCTCATTGTTTCTTTTACAACCTTTATTTGCAAAGATAAAAAGGTGATTGATTACAACTATAAAACCTTAATGGAGATGGTATTACGGTCGAAAGAAAAAGAGAAGGATGAGATAACAGACTATTTGGGCAAAATGACAGTAGAAGAGCGAAAAGTCGAGAATCTGTTTAAAAAGAATAAATTAGAACGCTGGAGTGTAGGTCAACAAAAAGGCATTCATACCTATCAAGGTGACACGTATGATGCGGAGCGTGAAGAGATGGATAAAATTGCAACGAGAGAAGCAAAACTGAAAAAACGCAGTGTAGTGACGGATATGAATCGGGATATTTTCGCACTCGATATTCTGAATGAAGAAGCAGCGGATGAAGAACAGGAAAGAGAAGATAATGCGATTACGTATATGGGTGAAGATGCGGACCCCGAAGAGTTTGGGATGGACGGAGATGAGAACTTTGATTATTAATAGTTAACATTCGTTTTTTTATACGGTGACATACAAAGCCATCAAACCGCCCAAGGTGGAGACATTCGACATAAACGCATAATACTTTTCTTTACTTTTAATCGGGTTATGATACATCATAGTAGCTAAAATAGTAAAAAGCATAAGGGCAATCACCGAGAACTTAAAAAAAGGCACTAACGATGTAAGGCCTGTGAAAAGATACGCGGCGATAATGGAAGGTGCTACTAATTCTAATACAATAACGAAACTAATAATCAATTGGGCTAAAGTAAGCGAGACGCCGATTTTTTTGGCAAATTTACCCGTCGATTTCCCGAAAAGATATATTTTTTCAAAACCGCTCAGAAAAAAAAGGAGAGTAATAAAAATAGCTGGAAAAAGCAAAGGGGACATTATATATATTATTAATATTATTATGCTTTACCATAATATATTCCTACTAAGGTTATTTGCCGAGTAAAGATTATTTTTCCAATTGCCTTTCATACCTGCAGTTCTTGTCAAATAATTTTTTCTTCTTGCATCATCATCGTGTTTTGTAAAATCTTCATAACCAAGTTGTCCAAAATTTATTATTTTCCCTGACGGGTCAATAATTGAATATTTTTTATTAATATTTTTAGATTTATAAAGAAGTGCTTTTTTTCCTAAATAAATAAATGCTTGTTTTTGAGCCTTTACTGGGTTTGAATATTTATATAACTCATCTTTCTTTGGAACATCAATCGCACGTATCATATATATAATAATCATTAATAATATCTGAAAAAGTCGGCATAGGGTGTATCCGTAATTGCCTTATTTAAATCGAGATGAATCGTATAACCAAATATCTGGGTAGATTGACTAATCACTTTTTCATTCACAGCTAAAAAATAATTATTTTTAATATTTTTAATCTCGATCTGGTAGTCTTGGCTAGGCACTAAACGATAAAACGCCATTTTATTGAGGATGAGTGTACCGTTGAGCCAAGCATCCGACCGTTTTAATGCAATATTCACTGCCAAAAATTTTAAAGTAGGTTCCGCCATCCGAACGAGCCCACCGTTTAGTACAATATGTGTTGCAGTTTTAATGATTGGAATACTTGCCATTTGATAAAAACTGTGTAATAATAAAAATAATAATATATTTTTAAATTATATTATTATATAATGTTCGAGAAACGATGGGTGCGACAAAATAAAATATCTGTGGCTATTCTTATCTACATACTATTATTTGGTTTAATAAATCTGATGGCACCGGCCTTTATGTATAATCCGGATGGTTCTTTGAAGGAATTTGGTGTAGGGTATAGGAAAAAAACAATTATTCCAGTCTGGCTCATATCAATCTTTTTAGCCATCATTGCTTATTTTAGTGTAGTTTATTACACGGCGCATTAAGCAGGGCCAGTATAAGCAGAGCCAGTATAAGCAGAGCCAGTATAAGCAGAGCCAGTATAAGCAGAGCCAGTATAAGCAGAGCCAGTATAAGCAGAGCCAGTATAAGCAGAGCCAATATAAGCAGAGCCAATATAAGCACTAAGTATTAAGTGGGTTGTTTATAGTGGGGTTCATTCGATTTTTCGGTTTCTTTATCGGATTTTTTCTTTCTCTCTGAAGCTTGATATTCGTCTCGTCTTCGTTTCATATCTTCTGCCGATTTTTGACAACCATTGTTCAATATATAATTGTAACTGATGGATGTGACCAAAAATCCGGTCAAGAGATTCCATACATATTCAGAAATGGAATATTTCATTTCTACAAATTTATATAATTTCTTACGCATTTTTTCATCTTCTTTTTCATCTCTAAACTGTGCAACTTTTTTGAGAACACCTGTGTCTTGTAATTTTTTCCAGGCTTCATCAAAAATAGGTCGTGTTGTTTTTCGTATACCCTTCGCATCGATTGTTTCCGATGAAGCTTCTGGTGAGAACTGGTTAACCAATAAAGAATCATCTGTGGTTATGCTTAAAATTGCGCGACCAACATCACCATCCGCTGCAGGAGCAACAATGCTTCGCATCAATTCCGGTAGGCCCATCAATTTTGCAACTAAATAACCAAATGTATTGGAAAACGGCGACATCCAGCCCGGAAACATTGCTATAGACGCGTGAACAACACCAAAAATTAAAAACCAAGGAATAATTGTGATGTAAAATGTAGAACGCCATTGGTTTGTTCCACACATTGAATTAGATAAACTTAAATTGATGAAATATTCACCTATAACAACGAATAAAAAATAACATAATTTCATTATAATTTTTATTTTGGCGTCACCGCCACCTACAAAAATACTCATAATGCAATAAACCGACGTTACTATAAAGAAAAACAACATAGCAGCAGACGGGTTTGGTTTGGAAGTAGTTTTGCTCGGCGGATCAGTTTTAGAATTAACCGTGCCTGGTGCACTCGATGATGAATTACCACTTGGGGTTGACATTATATGTATATATATAATTTTATTTTATGAAATAAACTATATATAATGAATTCTATTATTACATCACCTCGACTAATTGAACCGGGCGTTCGCTATTTTTTAAGCGGCACATTGAAAGAATGCCGTAAATTTAAAGATAATAATGCTAGTATTTTTTTCAATATTTATATGGCGTTTATATTAGTTGTTGTTATTGGTGGGTTTTTATATTATCGCTATAAAGGTAAATTGACGCCAGCCGAAATGGAAATAAAGCATAGGAAGAAAAAAGAATATATTATATCCAAATTAAATCAAATGGCTTATTTGCGAAAAACACAAGGGAATGCAAATGGTATGATTACCGCTTTACCGCAATGGTAACGCATCGCGCATCTAAGCACCTCCATTTGCAATCATAAGCAATGTAAAATGAATGTTTCTAAATATAAAAAAATAAGGTAGTATTATAATATGGATGAATTTTATGAACTTAAGCAGAAATATAAGGAAAGTATGGATCGTCGAAAGATGAAAATAAAAAAAAATAAAGAGCTTTCCTTGAAAGAAAAACAAGCAAAAATTAAAAAACTTATTGGCAGATGTGTAAATTGCGAAAAGCCGGGTGGCACCATTTTTGAAGAGAAAAATGGTATGTTAAAGGCGGTATGCGGTAGCAAGACACCGTGTAGTTTGAATATCAATATTAAGCGAAAGGTCTATGATAATATGCGTGAGATAGAACAAAAAAATCATAAAACAACGGAAAGCCTAAAAATGCGCATTATTATGACCAAGCTCGACTATTTATTTGGGCTGATTAATTCGAAAGATGAAATTGTGGATAAATTTAATGAATTAAAAACAGAATTGTCGCATATTAACGAGATTCAATTGGTTATTCAAAAAAAATATGGGGATATCTTGAGTGGAGTTCATCGTGAACCTCTATTGGTGGATGCCTCGTTAGAATTAATAAAAGAAATAGACGAAATCAAAAAAATATACCAAGAGTATTTGCTGGAGCCCTCACAAGCCTATTTGACTTCGATGGTAGAAAAATATGTGACAACGATTCAGCCATTGACCGAGAAAATACGCAATATAAATTATGGTTATTATGCAATTGAATCAAATGTAGAACAAAATACAGAAAATATTGATGATGAAGAGAAAGCGAAAGCTTCCACAAAAGAGAAAAAGGCTGTTTACACTTTAGTGGCCTTACCTTATCGTATGGAACAGTTGGAACAAGAAAGAAAATAAAAAAGAAGAACCGAAGAAATTATAATATATAATTTATAATATATAATTTATAATATATAATTTATAATATATAATTTATAATATATAATTTATAATATATAATTTATAATATATAAATTAAAAAATATATACAATTAATGTATATGTTTTTCAAGTATATTTCGTTTAAAGTATTTTTAGTCAGTTTATCAATTGGGTTATTGTTTGCGTATCTTTCCTCACCACCGCCAACCATAATTCACGTGTATCCCACACCAGACAATGTTGAAACAATGGAATACATTGATAAAGCTAATAATTGTTTTAAATTTGATGCAACCGAAGTGAAATGTCCATCTGACCGAAGTTCTATTAAAAAAATACCAATACAAAAATAAAGTTATATTATATTGTTATATATAATATTATATACAGATAATATAGGAAAATGAAAAAAAAGCCGGGAATGATGCGATTGTTACATACTGAAAATGGGAAATATGCTATTTCATTTATACTTGGTATGGGATTGGCGAGTTTATTTAGAAAAATATGTAACGACCGCAATTGTTTGGTATTTAAAGCACCGCCTTTGAAAGAAGTGACAAAAAATACTTATGCTTATGGCGATAAATGTTACACGTTTAAAGAGAAACTGACAAAATGCAATCCTAATAATAATGAAAAAGTTTCATTTTAGTTTTAGTTTTACTTTAAATGCGTCTATTGTATTAATTATTAATGAGATTAATATAATAAATGAATATTGGCACAACCAGTATAGACTCATTACCTGTTTCACCGCAAACAGGTGATAACATTCGTATGGATACCTATGATCAGAATATTAAAATACCGAATCCAACCCAAGCGTTACAACAAGAACGTGATAATGATCCTTCAGTGATGCAGAAAAATTTGAATCAATTTGTAACAGGTATTCAGCAAGCGAGTGCCGCTGGAATGACGACATTGCCTTCGCGCGATATCCCTCAGAATCAACAGCATTTATCACAAGACATTCGTATTCAACCGAATTATATTCCACCTCCTGAGACAGAACTCGATTATATCCGCAGAGAGCAAACCAATGAAGAAATAATTAGAGCACAAGCACAGAAACAAGTAAAGAAAGATTCGTTTGATTTATGGTATGACGAATTGCAGACGCCGGTTTTAATTGGTATATTATTTTTCTTATTTCAATTACCTGTGATTCAAAAACAACTCTGTCGTATTATTCCATCGCTTTATGGTAAGGATGGTAATCCAAATCTCTCCGGTTATGTATTCACAAGCGCTTCTTTTGCAGCAGTTTATTATTTTTTGGTGAAGAGTATGTGTTTACTTGAGAGATAGTATTACAAACTTAATATGCGCTATTTCAAAGATTTATTTATCGCACATAAATTTAACACAATGACAGATAAGAATACGGATACGAATACGGATACGAATACGGATACGAATACGGATACGAATGCGAATGCGAATACGGATACGAATACGAATACAACAAAATTAGAAAACCCTACAGTTCATGTTGCCCTATTACGACAATATATTAATGCGTTAATTATAAATATTCAACCAGAGTTTTTGCCAAAAGAAATGAATTTAATTTTTGACAGCGGCGCTGTAAACGGTTTGCTAGGAATTGGTGCAGCACTTTATCTCAATCATTTAGAAAAAATAAACTATATAAAAATAAACAAAATTTCTGGTTGCAGTATCGGCTCGCTTATTGCGGTCTGGTATATATGCGGGTGTCATGATACAATGTATACCCATATAAATACTTTATTTACTGCTTATAAGGAAAACAAGAATTTCTTTATTTTTCAACATGTGGTCGAAAAAGTGATTGATGAATTATTCGAATATGACGCAGCGATACTTGATAAATTAAACGGTAAACTTTATATCAATTATTATGATACCAAAGAGTGCAGCCAATGTGTTATATCCACTTTTAAAGACCGTGCAGCTTTAATTACGTGCATTTTACGCTCATCGCATATTCCTTTTTTAACAAGTGAATCCTATAAATATGAGGGACGCTATATTGACGGTATCTCACCTTATATTTTTAAAATAGGCGATCATAGCAAATGCAAAAATTTATTTATTCAGCTTATTCAGTTTCGCTCACCATTGGAATCGTTGAATATTAAACGAGAGAAAAATGTATATTCGCGTTTAATTAGAGGTGTAGTAGATACAAATGATTTTTTTATTAATAATTCGTCTGCAATTTGCAGTTATGTTACTTATAAAACAAAAATACACTTATTGTTTCGTCAATATTTTGTGTTAATTTTTATCTATTTTTTTGATATTATTTGTATGATTAAAACCAATTTACCACAATCTCTCAAAAAAACGGTTTGTTATAGGCGATTATGTTCTCTGACTAAGATAACTTGGCCCTATCTATTAGAAAATATGACTTGATTCATTTGAACACATTGAATTTTCTAGGCATAAAGGTGCTCATTGGGCAATTTGTAAGACAAGCTTCTAAAGGTGATCGCATACAGAAATCATCAGGATAGCCTTGTTCTAAACAATTATCATAAGATTCGAATCCTTCAATAACTTTATTTTTAACTGGTTTTGGTGAAGGCGCTTTACGGAAAAATAAATAATAGATGCGTGCTGCAAAAATAAATAAAAAAATTATTAATATGTAATGATAAAATCTCATTATATATTGTTGTATAAATAAATAATTACCAGAATTTACCAAAAATATTTTTTACTTTATTTTTTTTTGTCTGTTTGTATGGATTCACAAATTTGTTATGCTTTGTATGTTTCTTTTTATAAGCATAGGGTTGTTTCTCATAGGGTTGTTTCTCATTATCATTGGTTCGATTATCATTATCATTATCATTATAATATTTCTTCTTAATTGTTTTTGCACCTGTTTTACTCGGTATATACTTGAAAAAATATTTATTAAATTCTTTACTATCTTTTTGATTTTTGAGCTCTTCATATTTGGAAGCTTTTTCGCTCCGTACTTCAACAATTGTTTTTTCATTACCGTAACAGTTAATGTTAAATCGCTTTAACAAGCCTTTTTGTTCTAGTCGATTTTTCGCCTGCACATTGATTAAATATTGTGCCATACAGATAATACGTTCGTGATCATAATATGGTCTATCTGCATAAAGAAATGCCAATAAAAACATCAGCATTGTTTCGATGGTTGCGACTTTAACCGTTTTATCTTTTATTTTTATCGTGTTAAAACTATAGCAGCCATAGGGTTCATAAATAAAACACAATGTATCATCATCGACAACTACTTCATAATGAACAATTATAATATCATTTCCAACACTGGGTTTTTTGTTTATTTTTACATTTTTAAAGCCAGCTTCTTCTAAATTGCCTTTTAAAATAAAGGCCACTGCTTTTGGGTCTTCCGCCAAAACATCAAAATCAGGAACGTGCTGCAATTGTTTTTTCTGGTCTTCGGGCATATAACGCCCATATAAACTACTGGCATAACCACCAATAAAGACGACGCCTTCATTAATCATTGTATCTTTCACTAATTTGTAAAGGGTATCATTTAACTCGGGGTTACCTGTAAAATCGCGCATAAAATTTATTTGCGAGCACTTGGGGTTTTCTTTAAATGGGTGATCTTTATTTAATAAAAGTAAACGGCGATAGACTTTTTCCCAGCGACTCACATCACCATCCGGTCGCGATAGTTCATTATACATTTGTAATCGGAGATAATCGGGCGGTGCATAAGAAATACCATCTTTGCGAATTGACTCTTTTATAAGGACCCTAAAAATTTTCGGCTCTAATTGGGTGATATCGGCAATCGGTATAAAATTAACAAATACTTTATATGTTTCTTTGTGCATTCCTGAGCGCACTTCTACATCGATATAACCGTTTTTCGCATACATATCAGCTAATTCTTTGGAATGCTTTAAAGCCATAGGTGAAAAAAAATCATAATCAGGAATTTCAATATCTTTATCGTAAAATTGATCGGATACTGGTAAAATATTGTTGATCGCTGTGCCACCGTAGCAAACCACCTTTTTCCGTCGCATAAAATCCTCTAAAATTTTAATAATACTCAGAATATCATTTGATTCTTTTATTTTTTTCCCTAGTTTAGATTCGGCAATACTTACTGCTTTGTGTAATAATTCCATTTCTTGTTCTTCAAATGTTAATTTTTTTTTAACATTAGCCATTTAATATAAAGGTATAAAATATTTTATACTTTTATCAAATACATTGCCCAATGCCCAATGCCCAATGCCCAATGCACAATGCCTAATGCTGCACGGGTCTAGGTATTACCACCTGGAACACCGGGTAACGTTTTAAATTCTCTAGATTCATATGAAAAGTCTGGGTTTTGTGCTTCAGGCAATTCAATAAATATGGGAATGTATCGATACATCTCATCACGTAATATAAACGCAGAACCTGTGTCATCAAACATATTTGTATAACGCTCCATATAAGGGTCAAAATTTTGAAAACACATTCCCACCATTTGACATCCAAAGGACATAGCTAAGTCAGCCGAATAATTTTTATTTTTTGCCGATAAATCAGGTATACAAATAGTCATAGATTCTTTATTATAATTTATTAATTCTTTCGTGTCAGGTGTAAATTTCACATCATTAAAACGCAAATTTCGAAGAAAAGGACCACTGCTAGCAATATTTACATATTCATAAAGGGACGTTGACATATATAAAGGATTTGCTTTATCAACCATAATAATGACATTACCCATTAACCAACTCAATGGGTAAGCGCCAATATTTTTTCCGTCATTTTCATAACTAAAATTTTTCCCGAGTAATTGCTCTTCTAGTGTATTGTATAATATTGTGGCCATTTGTTCATAAATTGGCGAATTATTCGACATGATACGGAAATGTAAAAATAACGGGTCATTGGGATTTGGACATGTGTTACCGGAGAAAGCATAAAGTGATATCACCGTCATTGCATCTGCAAAACTTACATAATTGTAAGCTTCTTTAACCGCATAATCTTGCTTGGTCGACACCGAAATAACTGGTTTATTATTTACTGAGTAAATTTCAAAATCTAGACAACGAGCACCTTGTTTGATGCAATTTTTTAGAGCACATAAATTAACAAAATCATTTTTAAAATTTCCGCTTGCACAGCAATTAAATGCTGTTTTAATATAAAAATCTCGAACTTTATGCTGATAAATTGGATTGGACTTAGTAATACTACTAATGAATGGGAAATCGTTATAAACTTTTTCTATTTTTTTACAATTTGATTTATTTAATTTTAATTTATTCAAACACCATAAAGAGATAATAAAAAAAATACAACCAATTATAATTATCATTACTTTTGTAATTTTATCACCCTTGTTAAAATCACCAAGTGATTTCATTGCACCGGCTTTGGCTCCTATATCCTTTAATTTGTTATTAAATGTCAAAACAGGACCAAAGCGGACGTGGTTGATTAATTTTTGTGTTCCTTCGCCGATCTCTTTAGCTGTATCTGAATCAAATATCTTTTGAACTGGGGTAGTCATTCTTATATCTTATATTAACACGTCATTTTTTTATTATACATAAATTTCATATACATAAATTTAATAAAGAGTTAAAAAAGTAGTAATAATATATACAAAATAATGCCTGGTGGGTTATTAAATATTATTTCCTATGGAAATCAGAATATTTTCTTAAATGGCAATCCGTCAAAGACTATGTTTAAATGCAAATATGCTAAATATACAAATTTTGGGTTACAGAAATTTCGAATTGATTTCGATGGACTTCGCACGCTAAGGCTGAATGAATCTTCGCAGTTTAAATTCAGAATACTGCGCTATGCTGAATTATTGATGGATACATATTTAGTGGTAAGTTTACCCAATATATGGAGTCCTATTTTGCCACCAAGTGTTGATCGTAACCAAGGACAATGGAGACCATACGAATTCAAATGGATTCAGAACTTGGGCACGCAAATGATTAAAGAAGTGCGGTTTACTATTGGTGGGCAAACTATTCAGCGGTTTTCTGGTAATTATTTACAAAATTTAGTCGAGCGGGATTTTGATGCAAACAAGAAACAATTGTATTACAATATGACCGGCAATGTGCCTGAATTGAATGACCCAGCCAATTCAGGCACACGCGTCAATGTGTATCCGAGTGCCTATTATGATGGTTCACAGTTAGGCGCTGAGCCATCTATTCGTGCACGTAAGCTCTATATTCCTATTAACGTTTGGTTTACTTTGGCAGCCAAAATGGCTTTTCCTTTAATTAGTTTACAATACAATGAACTCTTTATTGACATTGAAATGCGGCCAGTCAATGAACTTTATGTGGTACGTGATGTTTTGTCGATGGATATGAATTATCAACAGGCTAATCAGACCGAGAGTTTGTTTCAATTCTATCAATTTATTCAGCAACCGCCTAATCCTCAGCTTGATTACACGAATGCAGATAAACGCACGAATTGGGCGGCCGATGTGCATTTGGTTACCACTTATGCTTTCTTGAATGAAGAGGAAATGCGAGTGTTTGCAGCGGAAGATCAAAAGTATTTAATAAAAGAAGTCTATGAATATTCCTTTCCCAATGTGACTGGCACCAAAAAAGTCTTACTGGATAGCTTGAGTATGGTGGCAAATTGGATGTGGTATTTTCAGCGTAGTGATGCTTATATGCGAAACGAATGGTCAAATTACACGAATTGGCCCTATGATTATTTACCTTCAGATTTACAGAATCCGTCTGACCCGAGTAAATTTACACCATTAACTTTAACTGGTTATGATAATTATACACCTTCTACAAATCCCATTGGGGTTGGCTGTTATTATGGTGAATTAAACACCCCTTCGAATATTTATGTAACTGGTCAATATAGTCCTTATAATCAGAAAGATATTATGCAATACTGGGCTTTGCTATTAGATGGAAAATATCGAGAAAATCAATTTGACGCTGGTGTATTTAATTATGTGGAAAAATATGCACGATCTATGGGTAATTCACCGGATGGGTTATACTGCTATAATTTCAATTTAAATACGAATCCCTTTGATTTTCAACCGAGTGGAGCCATCAATTTGAGTAAATTTAAAAATATTGAGTTTGAATTCAGCACCTATCAGCCGCCGCTCGACCCATCGGCACAAGTATTTACGATTTGCAATGAGCTGACAGGTGATATCATTGGTATAAACAAGCCAACATGGCGAATTTATGATTATAACTATGATTTAACTGTATTGGAAGAGAGATTTAATATATTGACCTTTACATCGGGTAACGCGGCATTGCTCTATGCTCGCTAATGCTCTATGCTCGCTAATGCTATATGCTCGCTAATACTCTATGCTCGCTAATGCTATATGCTCGCTAATACTCTATGCTCGCTAATAATAATAATTTAAAAATAAAAATTATTATTTTATATTGTTTATAATTTAAGATCGGCTCTGGGATCGGCCCTGGGTGCGACCCTGGGTGCGACCCTGAGTGCGACCTTGGGTGCGACCTTGGGTGCGACCTTGGGTGCGACCTTGGGTGCGACCTTGGGTGCGACCTTGGGATCGGTTCATAGCCTTGGTTGCAGCACGCGAGGCAGTCAAAGCCTTAGACGCGGCGGCAGAAGCGGCGGCGGCGGCAACCTTGGCGCGTTTAACGTGAACCTTAACGGTTTTGGTAACTTTTCCTCCTTTGCGATGTCTTCGACTGGGCATTTATATATATATGAAACAAAAAAATATAAAAATGGCCGATTTTAATAAAGATACTCACTCAACTTTAATAAAATTACTAAACTTATTAAAATTATACTTATTAAAATTATACTTATTAAAATTATACTTATTAAAATTATAATTATTAAATTATAAAATAAATATATTAAAATTTACCAAATTGTATCGTTGTTCCAATACATCCCATCCCCCTTTTTAATATCGTAAATTGTCTTAAATAATTCTAAACGAGCTAATGCACAATTAACTCTATATTTCTCTAAAGGATGGGGATTCATTTTTAATTGGGCCTTAATGGCTTTTTTATAAATCTGTTGTCGACCTTGAATGGCGAAATTCATATACAATTTTGCTAAATTCATTTTTTTAATTTTGGTAGATTCGTCATTTACAATTTGATTATCTAATATATAGGTTTCGACTAAAGCCATTCCCGATATATCCGCTAAATCTTCGCCTATACTCATAGCTGCATCAAATTTTATGCCATCGCGTGCCGCAAACGTTTCATATTGGTTAATGACATCATCCATTTTTTTCTGAAAAATTTTTCGGTCCGCATCGGTCCACCAATCATTTAAATTTCCATCCGCATCAAATTTACTACCGTATTCATCTAACGAATGCGACAATTCGTGTCCTAAAGTATAACCGATATAAACGGAGTTATATTCTAATCCCCTTTCTTCTAAATCAATAAACGGTTTCTGCATATAAGCCATCGGTATATAAATTGAATTGCTATCCGGACGATAATACGCGTTTACCATATAGCATTGGGTGCCAATCAATTTAAAAATGTTCCAATCAAACTCAGGTATATCTATCACTGGTTTTCCTTCTAAAGCAATGTATTTTTTATGTTTCCACCGAAGAAGCAGACCGACATTGTAGAGCGGATCATCCGCTTTATAGTCAAAAATTGGATCATAACGCAATTTTTCTGGTTTACCAACAGTAATTTCCATTTTACGCAGTTTATTCAAAGCGGCTTTTTTCGTTGAAGGTGATAACCAATCGTTAATTTCGATTTTGCTAATAAATAATTCTTTCAAATCATCGACCATATGTTTCACATAGCTAATGTATAAAGGATTATGATTATGTTCCATATATTGTTCCGATAAGAAGGTATTAAATAAAAGTGAGAGACCAAAAATGGGGTAAATTTCGGAGGGCATCGGGGTGGCTTGGCCTTCTAGAAATTTATTATAAAAATCATAATGAATGTGACGCATTGAATCTTCAAAACGAATCATTTGTTTGAATTGAATAAATAACCAGTAGGTTTGCCACTTGATAGAATTCCAATTTTCTTTGAGTAAACGAACCATACATTTAAACCCATTTAATTCACGAACGACAACATATTTTGGCGGTTCACTATAACCCAGTTTTTTAGTAAAGGTAGTCCAGTCGAACTCATATTTGGTCTCTACCTCTTGGGCGCTGATTTTATTGTAAGAATTGGGATCAATCTTAAGATTTTCTTCACAGTTGATTGCGGTTAAAATGTCATTTTCGACATCCCAGATATCTTGGGGTTTATATTTGCTAGCTTTACTTGCACCTAAGCAAGCTTTGAATACTTCACCAATATAATTGAGATACTCTTTTTTCACTTTTTTCTTGTAGGTCTTAGTTTCAGCATCATCTTTCGGCAAATCGCCGGAGTAAATCGAATAATCATAGATACCTAGCTGTGGAAACCCAATATGACTAATATATTGTTTCACATTTTTCTCATCAGGAAACAGCGTCCATTGAATCGGCGAACACCACGAAATTGTTTCATTTGCATTCACCATTGCCAATAAACCATACATATCCTCTTTTTCAATATAGCCATCCAATTCGACCAAAACCGCATCAACGTGTTTGAACAAAGCTTTGGTAGTATTATCGGTGAGTGATTTATAAACATTATTTATTGCAATGGCTTTCTCTGATTTGGGATTGGATTTGATAAAGGCTTTGACATAGTCAATCAATTCGTAATAGACTTTTTCTTGCACAATTCGAAAATTATCATATTGAACATAGTAATTTTTCTTTCCTTTTTCAATGTTACTTTCTTTAAACCATTCATCGTTTACATAACTATAAAAATCATTTTTCACTTGATGAACAACTTTAGGTAATTCACTTGCACGAAAATTGTCTTTGAGAAATTTGGCATATCGTTGACTCTGAGTTTTGAATTGTTTGTATTTGGGATCTTTCTTGAATTTATCACGAATCGCAGCAAACTTATCTAAATTATCTTTTTTTTTATAAAAATTTCCAGCATATGTGCTGTACTGACCAGTAGAACATATTTTACCTACATCATCGTCAGTGTAAGATCTTTTATCACTTTTAATTACAGCTATTTTGCTGGTTTTGTTATAGTGTTTCTTGTGTTTCTTATGTGTTTTATTTACCATTATATATACTATATTCATATAATATATAATGGTTCATTAGAGACCTAAATATGTATCCTAATATGTATCTAATATATAAAATTTATTATTTGTAAAGTATATATATTAAATGGATCCAGAGGCGAAAGATGAAGCTGCAAATAATAAAAGAGAAGCACAAGCAAATAAAGATGAAGCAAAAGCAAATAAACAGGAAGGAGAAGAGCTTAAAGCTGAAACAGGTGGGGGATCACCTTTTGGAGGAGAGTCTAATACAAATACAAATAAGCGTAATTCTAAAGGCGAATTAACGGATGCATCCGGAAATGTCATTGATGTTCATAATACTGCTAGTTGGGTAGCATTTTCAAAAGCTCTTCTTCGTTTTTTTGTTTTAGCCCTCTTAATAGGGTTATTTGGTTCGGGTTTTATTTATTTAACCACTCGTGGAAGTGATCTAGATATAATATTACCAACGGATGATTTATTTTATTCGGCACCTAGTTATGAAGTTCAGCGCAGTGGGCCTTTTACTGATGTAAATTGTAATGAAACCGATTCTGGTACTTTCGGGGTGTTTGAAGATAATTTTCCTTATAATTTAATAAGCATCAAAGGATCAAGTAAAGCGGAATTAAAAGGAAAACCATTTACTCAACGTTTGACTAATTGGTTTGCAAAAACTGTTGCAGGGTGTTTTAAAAGTAATCGAGCTTTATTGAAAGGGTGGCTAGACAATTTTACGCCGAATACTCCGTTAGGAAATCACGCCTTTCAGATTTATATTGCTTTTCCATTTACGATGGTTGTTAGCTTTATTGCTTTGATAACCGGATTCTGGGCCGCGTTTGGAGCAGCTGGAACAGCTGATATGAAAGTAACTGTATGGGGTGGATTTTTACTGTATGCGTGGGCTTTAACCATGGGATTGGCATGTATTATATTTTTGCGGTTAATTGGCACCCTCTGTTTTTTGCCAATGAGTCAAAATTGGAAAGAAGTGGCAAATATAATGGCGTGTAATGTGAAATCGATTGTGATCTTATTCGGGTTTTTTGCGTGTGGTGCAGCTTATAGTAACTTAGATTCAACTGTTTCGGGTATTATGGGGATTGTCTACTTATTATTAGTTATTCATACTTTGTATAAATATTTCTCAAATAAAATCGATAATTAATGCTAGAACTAAATAATAGAATAAATACTATAATAAAGCTTTTAAATATTACTATAGTATTAATGGGCAAAAATAAGAATAAAAAAAAGGTAGTAAGTGCTGATGCTAATGCTAATGCGAATGCGAATGCGAATGCGAATGCTAATGCTAATGCGAATGCTAATGCGAATGCTATAAAGGCTGAACCTAAAAATCTGTTACCTTTTGCAGTATATGCACACCCACTTTTAACCGTCGCCCTTTTATACCTTATATGATAAAATGTTTCGAACATCAGGATTATCCCAAAGATCGTATCGAGTGGATTATTGTTGATGATGGAACAGATAAAATCGGTGATTTGGTCGAACATATCCCCCAAGTGAAATATTATGCCCTAGTAAAGAAGCGTTTGCTTGGACAAAAGCGTAATTTAATGCACGAGAAAACCAAAGGTGATATTATTGTCTATATGGATGATGATGATTATTACCCCCCTCAGCGCATTTCGCACGCGGTAGAAATGTTAAAAAAACACCCAAGTGCTTTATGTGCCGGTAGTAGTGAAATCTATATTTATTTTAAACATATACAAAAAATGTATCAATTCGGTCCTTATGGACCCAATCATTCGACAGCTGGCACATTTGCTTTTCGCCGTGAATTATTAAAAGTCACGCGTTATGAGGATGGTGCTGCTTTGGCCGAAGAAAAACATTTTTTAAAAAATTACACTATACCATTCGTACAGCTAGACCCATTGAAAACAATCTTAGTTTTTTCCCACGATCATAATACATTTGACAAACGGCGGTTATTGGAAAATATGATTCCCGAATTTACGAAAGAATCATCAAAAACTGTCGATCTTTTTATCAAGGAACCGGACTTGTTAGATTTTTATGTGAACCAAATTGAAGTCTTATTAAAAACATATGAACCGGGACGGCCGAATATGAAGCCTGATGTATTATTGCAAATGGTAACAATAGAAAAACAGCGGAAAATGGATATGGAAAGGGCACAAAAGGAACAAATAAAAAATATGCCAACGGTCACCATCAAACAGGGTGATGGGCCGCCACAACAGCTTAACATAGAGCAAATCGTAGGTATCTTACAGCAACAGCAAGCGCAGATTATTCATTTGACGAATTTATTACAGGGGAAAGACGCTGAAATAAAAATATTGGCGGAGGCTTTGATGAAACAGGCGCGGGGTCAAGTGCAAATAGAGAGCAAATAGAGTGTTAATATATTTATAAATATATATAAAGATATTAGTCTTGTATAAATAACAAAGAAGAATGTATTCCGGAAATGATTACGAACATCGCAATGGCCGAGATGATAACGACGAAATCTCTTATGATCGAGAAAACAATAAGTCAAACCTCGAAGGAAAACGGTCTAAGCGTCGCCGCTATTTTCCGTCCAATCGACCACAAGCGCTTATTGTTAATGCCGTAACTGGGGTGCCTTATCCGTATTCGGTGGGTTCAAAAGAACAATCGCTCCTTTACAAGATTGTAGATGCAACTGGCACGTGCGACGGTGAGGGTTATGCGATTAAATCCAGAAATGATTTGCCGAACCATAACACAAACCATTTGTTTTTCGATAGCCCCGAACAATGTATGAGTCATATGCGTTTGTCTTTGAATCCCGACGATGTGAAGCGTTGGCACGACAGACACCAAGATGATGAACCATTTGAACAATAAATTAGATTGATTTATATATAAATAAAATCGTTTATATACAAACTATATGGCAAGCGAAGCGGGCACAAGTTCAAGCGAAGCGGGCACAAGCGAAGCAGTAAAACAAAACAAGCTCATTTTTGTCCCAAGTGGCCGACTCGGTAATGCCATTTTTCGTTATATGGCTTGTGCTGTTGTAAATATACTCAATCCGAGGTTAGAATATACTCTATCGGATGACTTGCGCGTAGATGATTTTCAGCCAGAAGAGAAGGATGACTTCACTTATTATCTTGGTCTCGATCACCAAGGCGATGATGCGTATCACTCAAGTGAAAAAGACCTTGTAAAAATGCAAAAAAAGGCACTAGAAGATAATATGATTCTTGGGTTCAATACACTCGGGTTTTTCAAACACACGATTGATATCGACAGCTTAACCAGTAATCAATTTATTAACAAGGAAAATGGGCAGGGTCTTTATGTGAAAAATAAAATCACATTAACGGATGATAATTTTTTCCAGTTGTTTTATAAAAAATTAGAATACTTTGATGTCCATATGAATGGCTTCTTTCAATTTGGTTACATCTATTTGAAATACAAAGCACAAATCTTGCATTATATGGAGCAACATAAGGATACCCATTGTATTCAAACCGATTTGAAAGAACGTTTTTTAATGCGCGAACTACTCGCTGATATGGTATTACCTCCTACGAAAAAATACGATATTGCCATCCATATTAGGTTAGGCGATTTCAATGGGCGACCAGATTTTATTGAATGTGAGCATTATCTACATTTATTTGAATCTCTCAAGGATAGATTCAGCGAGGGGAAAATTTGCATCGTTTATCAGCCGACGGAGCGATTAGCGGATGCACAGTATATTAAAACCTGCCTCGATTGGTTTGAATCAAATGGGATAGGCGTGACAGTCGAAAGCAATTCTGTTCTGATTGATTTTAATATTATGAAACAAGCGCAAAGGCTAATTTGTTCAATGAGCACCTTAGCGTGGGCTGCTGCATATCTCTCGAAAGAGGTTCAAGAATGCTATATGCCAAACTATCATTTCTATGGTTCAGAGCGTGCTGCATTCTTTTTTCATCAACCAGTTAATAATACCATACTCTATCCAGTAAAAACAACTCCCGATTTGCTAGGGCAGCTGAAAACCTATATGGTGACTTTACCCGAATATACTGGCCGACTAGCAGCCCAAGACGATTTAATTCATCAATGTGCTGTCATTGGTCTACACGTCGAGCCTTATTATGGCGTGAATGGTCGAGAGATTGAAATTTATGATGCAGCCTCTAAACATACACAAATCAAACATATTACGTGGAAAGACGCCACTTATTTTTATGATATGCGGGTTCGCATAAATGGCACACATATGTCAAAGGGTGAATTCGGATGTGCGTGGAGTCATTTAAATTTACTACGACAACTTTGCGCAGAGCCCTCCATCAATTATTATTTAATATTGGAAGACGATGTCGAGCTCGTAAAACCGGTCGACGAATTATATCAACTCTTGCAAAATGTGCCGGCGGATGCGGACTTCTGTCATTTGGCCAAAAGCGATTGGTATCCATTTGTTTTGACACAGGCAGCAAACGTATATTTTTCTGAATGTGAAAAACGGTTTTTCAATAAAACAACGGCTTATTTGGTGACCAAAAAAGGCGCTGCAAAGATTTTAGCTTATACTCAAAATTCTATCAATGTACCAGTGGATGATTTGTATAATATGATTTATCGCTTAACATCGGATTTTCGCTTTTATGTGCCACCGAGTTATTTTTTCAAAGAAAGGGACAATATACTCTCTTCCATTAAAGAGATAGATAACGAGTCGGATTAAAGGAGAGATGCTACTAAAGGGAAAAATCCGAGTTTGTTTAAAATACGTTCTTTCATTTGTTTGATTACTTCGATCCGCTTTGACCACCAATCTTCGGCTATTGCTTGCTGAATGATTTGCAAGGCGGCTATGGGGTCTTCTATTGGTAATCGCACAAATGCCAGTGGATCCAGATACTCTTCCAAATTCGGGCAGCCCCAATAAAAACAGAGAGATTCACATAAAATTGCTTCCCATATTTTCTCTGTTGCATAATTGTGTTCCTCATTATTTTCTGCTGCCAAACAATATTTATAATTCGCATACACATTGTATTTATTATCTTCGGGCACGGGACCTTTGTAGTTTGAAAACTGGTGGTAATTCGCTCGCCCATAGACATCTACAATGTTTGCACCTACTTCGTTTGCTTCGCTAAAACACATATACCTGATAAAATTATTTCGTAAAAGATGCCCTTTATCGAAATTCTTCTCACTACAAATCGTCGCAATTTTATTTTGTTTCTCTCCAGTTACTGGTTTATTGTAAAAGGGATAATCAATTTGCCACTGCACATTGTTTAGATGTGTTTTATGGGTAAAGACCTTGAAAAACGTTTGGGGGTCAGGTGTAGCCCATTCACCCCACGTTTTCACGCCCCAATTTTTCGTAGGATCCGCGACCCAAGGTTCCATCTGAAAAACAATCGTCTTTTCAGGAATATAATGCGCTCCCGCGGGCGGTGAATTGACAATAACATAATAATCAATCTCTTTTTCATCAGTGCTCGATGTCATTTGCAAGTTTTTCCATCTGTCTCCATCTAGATACATATTCGACCATTCTTTACAAAGTTGCTCGGAAGAGCACCAATTACAGAGCATTTTCAGTCGAATCTTTTTTTCTGCATTTTTTGCATTTGCGATTTCATTTGCATTAGTTTGTTTTTTAATATACATTCCATCTTTCTCTCGGAAATATTGGGACGAGGTTAATGTCTCAATCTTATTTTTGAAGAAGCCTAATGTATTAAACCCAACACAATTCGGATCTTTCAAAGCCTTGGTCATAGATTCGATCAAAGTACCTCGTTGAAAATAAATATCATTTCCGATTTGGTCTAAGAGTGGTTTGAACTCAAATTGATCTTCAATCGTTTGGTTAAAATCTAGGCTCTCATAATTCGTTTGTATATCAGTATCAATCGGATTGGCTGTATCTTCATACCATTTTGAAAAACTTAGAAACGGTTGTATTTCGCTTGCATTTAAACCCGCCACAATTTTTACCAAATAATCAATACCGTGTTTAATACCGTTCGTGGCAATATAATCAAGTAACTTCTGTGCACCCACTTTATTAATGGAGTAGGAGTAAAACCCACCAATATAGAGGTCTTTGTTCAAAGGTTCGACCTTGATTATTGTCTCGGCTGTCAGCTCGGCATCATAAATAGCCTTCACTTCGGTGCGTTTGTTCGTAAACATCGAGTAACCCAAAAACAACATATCATGCTTTTCCATCTCAGGTGTTAATTTATCAAAATGTGTTTTGAAATTATTTGCTCCGCTTAGACTAACATCATCTTCGAAAATGACATAATAGTCATTCGTTTTATCCGCTACCAATTCCTTCCACAGTTGGAGATGGCTTAAAGCACAGCCCATCACACCTTTACGGCTACCAAAATCATTACCTTGAAACAGGTTTTTCATTTCATTGGTGCTTTCAAGTGTTTTTCCATCGATTGCTTTAAAGAAAACAAAATTCTTAACTTGTGCTGCTTTGAACACTTTGCTCACCGCCAACTTTCGATCAGTGCGCCGTTCTAAATTCACGACTTTGATCGGACTGTTTATCTGAGCCGCTTGAAATTGCGCTTCGCCATTCAATTCATATGCATTTTTCACTTGACCATTCGTTATTTCCGAGGTTAAGCGGCCAATATGTCGGTGTGTAATACGGTCAAAAAAGGCGGTTTTGTAACCTGCTTCGTGCCACTTATTTGCATAATCACGCTCAAAGAATTGGTTGGGCGAGTCGTAGTTACCGAGCAGTAAAATGGGTTTGACCAATGTCATTGATGGTCGAAAACTATAATGTGGCCAATAATGGGTATTCATATAATGTTGGATGACTTCGTGCGGCCGATGACTATGTAAAACAACATTTGGCGTGAGGGGTGCAATCGTCATTGGCAAATGGCCTTTGGAGCAATAATGCTCAACTGTCTCGGCATAATTACGATTAAAAACCAGCTGCTTGACATTATGGTTATTATTCGCAATCAAAGCAATGGCCTGTTTAATATAATCCATCGGATGATAGAATAAGAAATCATCTTCCATATGGATCCAATAAGTGGGTTTTAAGGTGTGGAGTTTCGCCCAGATGATATTCATACTTTGCCGATGACCTTTTTCTTCCGGTGTTTTCATATAATACTCCAGCCAAGGATAGGTAGATTTCATAACGTGTCGGTCTTCTTTCGTTGAATTATCATCGACACATAACCAGTGTGTGACAAGGTCTATATCCAACCAATGATTTAAAAGTGAATGTAATGTTTCTTTAAATAAATCAAGTCGTTTACACGTGGTAAAGGTCATTAAGATTTTCTCTTTTGCAGTTGAAGTTGCAGTTGCAGTTGCTGGGCTTCCGCTTAGTGCCTTTTGTATATTTTTAATAACCGTTTTATTCAATCTCGTAAACTGTGCACGATTTTGTTTAAAGAGTATATTCCAAACTTCCAATGCATTCTTGTTATTGGTTAAATCATTGTGTTTACAAAACATTTCATCGATCGCGCGAAACAGCACCAAGGTATCTTTCTCTTTCTCCATCATCTCTCGATAACACAATAAATTATTCAATGTTGTTGTCAATTCATTTAACCCCATTTGCTGGTGAATAAGGACTTCTTTACAGCATTCATATCCACTTTGTTTATCATTAATGAAATGAGCCGAAATTGCATTAAAAAATTCCAAGCGATCCTGATAAAAATGCATATTGATAAAGAGTTTGTTTTCTAATTTTCGATTGTAATTCTTGAATTTATGATATAACGCATTCACTAAAATATACTGCTTTGATTGATAAAAATATTCAACCGCCAGAATGAGACCTTCAATGCGTTCAATATCATATTCCAATGTTTTTAAAAGATAAGGCACCGCTAAATCCATTTGTTTTTTCTCCTTATAAATCAAGCCAATTTCGAGTGCTGAATAGTATTTTTCTTGCTCCCAATGATTCGGTGTATCTAACACAATTTTATACCATTCGATCGCTTTATCGTGATATTTTTCACCGGCGTCTTTGTAACTACGTGCGCAATAAAAAGCATAACGGCCGGATAGGCCTTTGTCTGGTAATGCTAATTCAATCGGATAAGCTTTTTCTAAAATGAGTGCATCGTCGTAATATTTTGTTGGGTTTTGGCTACGATTACCTGTGCGACCGGATTCAATATAATAGTCACCGCCTACTGTAACATCGGCGCCAACAGGCTCCATATTTGACAAAAACTCGTGCAATACTCCTTTGAATTCCCAGCGTTTGTGGTTGTTAACAAGTAAGGGCCTCACATATTCAAACCCTTTACCGATTTTCAGCATATAGCGGTCAGCGTGAATACCTCCTTGCTGTAAAAAAGGCAACTTGAAATCACCCATCATATTATCATCTGCATCAAAAATAAGTAAATAATCTGTTTTATCATAGGCACATTCTAATGCTTTTGAACGATTATAACCAAAATCTCTCCACTCGTGCGAAAATAATTCACCGGGAATACCTTTCTCTAAGAAAAAATCACGGATAATTTGCTGTGTATTATCAGTCGAACCTGTATCGGAAATAACCCAATAATCAAAATTAATATATTTACTCAGGTTATTTAATGTGGAGAGAATGACCTTGGCTTCGTTTTTTACAATCATATTCAAACAAACCGTTTGTCGTTGTTTTTTGAGAGATTCGGTAATAACCAAATTCATAATGTATTTAATAGAAATAACACTTTAAATATTATTTATATCGGTTTATAAATAATAGTTTATTGGTCAACATCACCTTCAAGCTCGAGTTCTGATTCGATTATGATTTCATCGCCACCAATTTTGCAATCCTTATTGGTATACTTATCTAAATAACGATAAATCCGATTGATATCTAATTTTGTTATTTCATAGGGTTCAAACATCGCATATATTTCGTCATCAGGATGCTTCATTCGTAAATCCAAGAAAAAAGAAAAGGTATCTTTTTTGTCTAAAGAGAGTTTCTGGCAGAGATCTTGGATAAAAAGCGAGTTATTATACTCCGTGCTGTATTTGGTTAGCACTTTGGTGAAGCGAATATCATCTGGATTCGCATTGGCTATATTTTTTTTCGGTTTGGTCTGAATCTCGGAATGAAAGAGTTTATTGCACGAAAATGTTTTAATTAAAGAACTCATTTCATTGAACTGCCAAATCTGTTTTTGAAAAGTAATGCGATCAATAAAATCAGCAAAACATATTTTATCTAGAATTTTTGTATACAGCGGTATAGATTTATTTTTATGCTCTTTCCCAATAATATCGATAATATTTTCGTGCCACAATAGTCCTACAATCGTACGGTCTGTATCATTCATTATATTCGTATGATCCGCAATTGAATATGAATTATTAAATAATTTTTGTGTTATTTCTTTCGTGTCTTCATTATAGGATTTGGTTTTAAAAATGTTTTGTATGATTTCATTTTTAAGAATTGTATGATGTTTTTTATAAATATTATTGATCGAGTTGAGTTTCCTTAAATCCCCTTGTAAATAGTTAACCATATTGGCAATAATCGTATCCTCTAGCGAAGGCATCGATAATTTCAAAATGGTTTGTATTTGTGCCGGCGCCGGACTTTTCAATTCAAACACATTACAGACTTTCATTAGTTCTTTGATTTTTTTGTCAACGTGATAACTACTAATACAAATAATCGGACTGAATGATAATTCTTCTACTTTCTGTTTTTTTGTTTTTTTGGGTCGAATAATTTTGATAAGTGAATTGATACCACCTTTATCTCCATTATTCATTCCGTCAATCTCATCCATAATGATGGCAATAGGTTTGGATTTTTTTTGCAATAGACTAACCACACTTTTATCCGACATATTGTTTTTGGTGATGGTATCAATAATGGTTTTGTTTCGTATATCCCCTGCATCGTATTTTATAATATCATATTTAAGTTCATTTAGCAGGTTTATTACAAATTGGGTTTTGCCACTGCCCGGTGCACCATAAATATATATTCCTCTTTTTAATGCAAAATTATATTTATTTTTTTCAAATTGTTGTAAAATACTTTTTATGGCATTTGAAGTGGCTTCTCTATTCAAAATAGTATTATAGTTAATAGGATAGTTAATAGATTGCATTAGTAAACAATATATTAATCCTTTTATATTAAATTAATCTTTATTTAAGTTCTACGATATATAATTGGCTTATGCATTAGACGGACACGCATCTACATTATCACTTATACCATCCCATGTTAAATTGCAACTTCGTGCCCATTGATATTTTGCACACATACCAGCTGTGCCAGCAAAATTACCTTGAGTAAAATCCATATTTGTATTTTTACACGTGGGATTACCTAATTTCATTGAATTAACGCATAAATTTCCCGAGACATCCCAGTAGTCTGGACAATTAGCAATAACCGGTGGATACTTGGAATTGTATTTTTGCCGATAAAGGGCGATTCCAATAACACATAGAGCGATGATTAAAATAATAATAGCAACGGTTGATACTGTTTTCTGAAACATGACTGACTATATATATAGATATTCATTTTTTTTCTAAAAATATATAAATAAATTTTCTTTTTGATTTATATATGAATAGTACAAGTAATGGTAGAGTAAATATATTAGGTCCAAACAGTGATGTTCGTTTTTCAATGAGTGATAAAATTCCAGTCGATAGTAAGAATTATTCCTGCCGCGAGGTAATGACAGGTAACTGGTATGATACTGAATTATCAAATGCATTTTTTAGTGGAAAAAATATTCAAATATTGCAGAACGGTATTCGGGCGGGTGTTTACCATAAGTCTAATCAACAGTATGTTGTTGGTGAACAAAATATGGATGAACTACAGATTATTATGCGTGGCATTTTTCTACAATATGCTAAAAATCAGCCAACGAATATTGCTCAACAAATAAATGACCTAAATAAAATTGTCTTAGATTACGCCGTCGATCAAGTGTGGAGTGAAGCGGAAGGTTATATGAAATATAAGAGAGATGCGAGCACTATGTGGGTTCCGTTGACTATGCCTATTCTCTCTTATAGTAATGATAAACAGCTGGAACTGAAGAAGTGGTTTTGAAAAAGTGTAAGTTTTGCGGCACTTTTTCAAAAGTGCGAATAGAATGTTTTGCGGCACTTTTTCAAAAGTGCAAAAAAATTGAAATGCTTTTATAATTTAAAGAGATTGTAACAACACAAAGTAACCAATCACAATGGCTAATACATCTAAACCCGTCTTTAACTGGGCTTCCGTCGCAAAGGGCAAACCGCAGACAATAACACAAGTTGAAGCCGAGAAGGCAGCGCTCAAAGAAAAAGCAGAGCGAGAAAAGGCTGAGCGAGAGCGCTTAGCGTGGGAGGCAGGTGCGCCCTTGCGAGCACGCCAAGAGGAAAAACACTTGAATGATATTAAGCAAGCGAAAGAATATGCTGAGAGGCAAAAAATATATCAAGCCGAATACGACAGGAAATTCAGAAAGGAAGGAGGGTGGCTGCCGGGGTTGTGGCCTACCTCATACGATGTACCAAACGAACCACGCTTATCTGTTCCCACGCACGTGAATGAACGCGCACGTGATTGGACCGAACGGGCCTTGGCGAGCTGGTGGCAAGAGTGGGAAAAATGCAATACCGTGGAGGCTTTGCGTATGGCCTTCATCAATGCGTTCGTGCCGTTTGTCTTTGAGGACGGAACCTACAGCAGGGGCTTAGACGAGTTTAAACACTGGGAAAGGCAAAAGTGCGAAGTCAAGGAGGGCACTAGCGCTGAACGCTATTCCCATTTGCTCAAATGGGTCAAAGCAATTGAAGCCGACAAGCCCTATAGGAATAAACTGTGGGTGGCGTGCAAGAACATCACCTTTGAGAATTGCTTGTGGGCAATGAATACGGAAGCGAGAACCTTTCGCGCGATTGACAAACTCTGTCCTGACTTAGTAATTCCAATCACCGGCTTCTTACAAGTGGAAGGTAAGCTTGTAACGTGGCTCGCAGACTTCACCAAATACATCCCTTACAAGCACGACCCCAAGCCGAAGAGCAAGCAAGCCATTGAAGCTGAAGCCAAGCGACAAAGAGATGAGGATGAGAAGCTAGGCAGGATGATGGAGGACGACGACGATTATTAGGAGAGAAAAAGAATAAATGTTTAATAAAAGAAAAAAAATATTTTTTAACTTTTTTATTCGTCTCTCTCTCTTTTTTATTCGCCTCAGTCTTCATCGCTGTCTTCATCTTCTTCCGCGTCGTCGTGTTCTCCCGCGTCATCACATCCAATTGCGTTTGATGTACGTGCTTAATTCTGGCGATTTCTTCTTTTGACGCCAGCCGGTTTTCTTTCAGAAAGATATCCACTTTGTAAGAGAGCCGTTTCAGATTGTCTGGATTGATATTTTTTGCACCAGATATTTCGATAGCATCATCTGCATTTTTAACGCCTTTTCGAGCCATTACAAGATAATCCGTCCACTTTTTTACCACATCACTTATGATTGTTTCACACGTAAGACAATCATAAAGCATCGGGCCGATATACTTACCTACAGTTAATTGTCCCTTCTTTTTTGTTTTGCTGATAAGTGTGAATTCCTCATTTGCCGCTTCAAAGATATCAAACACAGGCGTAAGCACACTAATCATTTTCGAACGATCAATTGGCGATTGGTCATCAATTTTGTCTTCTTGGCGAGTGAATGATTTTGTTATATAATGAACACCATACAACGCGCCTGATACGATCGCCACCGCATTTGCCAATTTGCTTCGTCCATTATTGTCTTTACCTACCGTATCATAAAATAATTCTGTAATGCGTTCGCGGAGCGGATACTGGGTATCATTCAGGAAGGCCATCGCTTCTTTTACTAACGGCGAATCTTCTTCGGACATGGCATAGAGTTGGCCGTCTGAAACCATTATGCTTTTGTTTAGCCGACGGAACAGTTCGCGTTCTTGCTTTCGGGTTAAATTCTTCATAACGACTTGAGTAATCGGGTGCATACACACTTTCATATACTCGGAATCCGTTAAATCTCTTACTTGTCGCTTCAAAATTCGTTGAAACGTCGTAATGCGATTTCCGCCTTCCATTACGTATCGTATCTCAACATCATTCTCGATTCGCGAAGAACATATAATCGGAGGTATGTAATAACCCTTTAGTATACTATCGAGGCAGTTCACCTGCATATCGTTGTTCCAGACATATGCACGATTGCGACGATGGATTTGCAGTGTCTTGGTTGGATCGTAATCCTTTGTATTAATTCGGCCAGCGAAATTTTTAGTGAGCGCAAGAAGATGGGTTGGGTATTGTTCGGTGACAACATTATCCTGATCCATTTCAAGTCTTGGTCTTCGAGTTTGCATTATTTTTATCGAACTAATTCATTTCAATTTTTTATTTTAAAAAAAATTGAATTACTTTTTATAAAAAACATAAACTTTAAATAAAGAAAATGGCACTCATTACCAACGAAAACGTGAACGAACTCGTGAAAATGTATTTTGAAGTGCACCGACGACCAAATACTACTTTCAAAGAAAAATGTAAGCTGATGTATGAAAGCCAAGCAGGCAGTGGTAAGTTGAAGATGAGCGATATCTATCATATCTTCTGGGCCATCCGGATATTGAGCGAAACAGGTAAGTATGACAACGATGATATTGAATTTCAGGTTAGAAAAAATCCAATCTTTGCCGAAATACCGACGGATGATTATGATGACAAGCTTGCAGCAAACGATAAGCACGCAACGCCGGAGCAAGCAACGCCGGAGCACGCAACGCCGGAGCAAGCAACGCCGGAGCAAGCAACGCCGGAGCAAGCAACGCCG